TAATATTTTTTCCCATATATTAAATCCTAAATGAACTTTTGAATATATATGTCTTAAATTTGTTTTTATTATCATTTGATTATTTTTATTTTCAAATAATTTATAACAAAAATGATCATATGCATCAATTTATATATTAAATTTTTATTCATATGATTAATATCAAATTCAATAGTTCTTTCTTTTTTATTAATCTTTTATTTTAATTTAAAAATCATTATTAAAATTATCATGTATTATATCAACTTTATTATTTTCTTAATTTATTCTCTTTTTTTCTTATTTTTATCACCTTTTTATAAGATACTAGTGCTATTTTTGAGATTAAATTATATTTAAGGATATTTTTCCATTTCCTTTAAATATTAAAATGCCATTGCATTAGATGGAAATGATCTATTACTATCTTTACCACATGCTATTATTCTAACTGCACCTCTACCGCCACTTCTATTTAAAGCAGACTGTGATGTATTTCTATTACCAGCACCACCACCACCATATAAACCACCTGCTATACTACCACTTGCAATAGGTGTTAATGGACCAGTTCCACCTCCACTACCACCACCAGCAGCTACACTTGGTCCACCTGCTGTACCATTTGTACCTTGTCCATTTAATATTCCTACACCTCCTGCACCATTTGAATTAGTTCTTTGACTACCACCACCACCTGCACCTCCACCTGCTCCTGCTGTTCCTGAACCAGCATTTGTTCCACCATTACCTCCATTACCTGAATAACCAGCAGCTCCACCACCTCCCCCACTAGCTGTGCTAACAGGAGTACCACCAGCACCTCCATTACCACCGCCTGATGTTCCAACTGTAAATGCTGTATTTGTTAAAGCATGTGTACCACCAGTTCTTGTAGCACCGCCACCACCACCATTTGCTTGTATATTAAATGTAGTACCATTACCAAAATAAAACCTAGATGCAGCACCATTTGCACCTGTTAAATTTACACCACTTCCACCATTTCCACCAGCACCTACTATAATAGTAAATTGTTGTCCTGTTGTAACAATGATAGAATTAACCCATATTAATCCCCCTCCACCACCTCCACCAGCTGTACTTCCAGTATTATATGCACCTGCACCACCTCCTCCAACACATAAAACGCATAAAGATTTAATTCCAGCAGGAACTGTATAAGTAAATGTTCCAGCTGTTGTATATAAAATATTAATATCCTTAGCTAAATCAGAAAACATACTAATACTAATAGTATTAGTAATTAATGGTAAACTTGTTATATTTGATGTATAATATGTTGCTGCATTTGAATAATATTCGCTAATATTAATAGGATTAATTCCACCAAATTCAGTTTGAATACTTGAAAAAGAAATATTTGACGTTGATATTACCATTATTATTTACTTAATTATAAATAATTTATTTTCAGTATTTTTAATTCTATAAAAATCAATTTCATATTCACTCAGGTGCACAATATCAAAGAATAATATGTTTAGTTTTTATTCAACAATAAAAAATAAATATATAAATACATTTCCTGCTTCATTAGAAGACTTATTAAACCAGAGACAAAATGAAAATAATTTAAATAGAATATTTATTTATGATAAAGCAAAAGCTGCTAATATTGCTATTCATATTAGAGTTTTCAATAAACATGATTATATGATATGTGATTTATATATTAGCTTAATTAAAAACTTAAAAGAAAATAATTTTGATATTCATTATAAAAAATTGCGAGATATTGAAAATATTAAATACATTTTGATGTCTTTTTATCATTTATGTAAATCAGATGTCTTAGTAATGGGAACAATTTCATTTAGTATTCTTTCTGTATTTTATAATAAAAATACAGTAATATATTTACCATCATTAAAAAGTTGGATAATTTATGATCAATTCAAATTTTAAATTCTCTTAAATAATCATATAATAGTTAATATGTGTATGTCTTTTATTATTAAAATCATCATAAATTAATTTTGTATTAAAATTTAAGTATTTATATAAAAAATGATTCTTAAATTTATAATTATTTTTACCCTGTCAAAGAAACGAATATACGATTTATTGATAGTGTCAAACAATGTCCAGCAACGCTAAAACTTCTGTTCGTAGTTCCTCCAACTCCTCTAAGCCTCTTCATCAGTATGAAGCTAATTGTGAATTGATTGCGACTATTATCAAAAGTATGCCTGAAATTTCAGCTTTGAAGGAACCCTATGACCCTATGAAAACGAGAACCTGTAGACATAATTGCATCTGTTATGAGGTGGAATGCGGCTTTGCGCATACATTCACGATAGAAGCAAGAAAGAAAATAAGGAAGGCGTTTTTGAAAGAAACGAAAGCGAAAAGCATGAAGGATAAGATCCAGAGTGAAATAGCCAAGTTGGGGGAGGAAGGTTTCGGCAAGGAATGGGGTGATTATTAAAAAACAGTCATCAGAGGGAAGGAATATATGGCAAAATTAATTTTTTGTCATTTTATTACAATAAGAAACCAGAAAATGAGAAAAATATATTTAAGGATTTATTATTAATTCCTTTAAATCAATTATAGTAAATATTATTCTTCAAATTTACTAAATTTAAGTTTTAAACTTTCTATATTATTTTTATAATATTTTTCATATTTTTTGGGGTATTTTTCTATTGTCATTCTAGAATACATCATTTTTATATAAAATAATAATTCTGTCATTTTTCTCTCATCTCTTTCTGTTATTGTTGTATTTTGTTTTATATATTTATCCATTGTTTCTGCTATATAATATATAATTATATGATATATGTTATTATCTAATATTTTTTCCCATATATTAAATCCTAAATGAACTTTTGAATATATATGTCTTAAATTTGTTTTTATTATCATTTGATTATTTTTATTTTCAAATAATTTATAACAAAAATGATCATATGCATCATTTTCATGCATTGTAATTAATTTATATATTAAATTTTTATTCATATGATTAATATCAAATTCAATTGTTCTTTCTTCTTTATTATATGAAATTAGATTAATATTATAATTAGTAGTAATAACATTATTTGAATTAGTAGTAATATTATTAATTTTATTTAAAGTATTATTGACTGTTATTATTTCATTCTTATTACTTTCTATTAATTCATTTTCTTTTTCTTTTATTATTAATACTTTTGAATTTTCTTTTCCTTTACATATTTTTAAATGATTAAATTTTGAAGTTCTATCACTTAATATTTTATGACATAAATGACATTCAAAAGGATTTGATAAACCATTGCAAATTAATAAATGTTTTTTTAAATATTGTTTTGATGATAATATTTTATTACATTTATAACATTGCTTATCATTACATACATTATTATTATCATTACATACATTATTATTATCATTACATACATTTTTAATATCATTACATACATTATTATTATCATTACATACATTATTATTATCATTAATTAAAATATGGTTATTTATTTCTTTGTGTTTTGACATCATATGACGATTAAAATTATATAATCTATTACTATTATATGTACAATGCTTACAATTGATAATATCAGATGGCATTTTAATTTTCATTATTTATTTTATATTATGATAATTTTATATAAAAACTCACTCAAACTCACTCACTCACTCAATTCTGATTTGTGTGTAAAATTGCATTCATTTTTTTATAAAAATTAAAAAATAGTTTAAGCTTTATCAATTATATTTGTTTTTTTAAATAATAAGATATTTAAAGTCATAAAAATGATAATATATGATTTAGGTAATAATAATGAACTTATATATTTAATTAAAGAAAGAGAGTTTAGTAAAATAGGTAAAACAAAACAATATTCATTAAAAAGAATAAAAGATTATCCAAAATGTTCAATATTAGTATTATATATAATTACAAATGATTGTGATAAAAAAGAAAAAATAATAATACAAAATTTAAAGAATATTTTATGGGTGATTATAATCATATGATAAATATTATATTATCTATAATATCTATTAATAATTCTATTGATAATTTACATATTAAAGAAACAAAATTTATAATAAAAAATAAAATTTAAAAATGTATATTCTAAATTTCTAACAAAAATAAATAAATGGTTAAATAAACTAGATAATAATACAGATAAAAATATTTAAAGAAATCATAATAATGTCATTAAATCAAAAAAAAAGAAATTCAATCATCAATAAAAGAATTAAATAAAATTTTAAGACTTTTAATATTATTATTATAATATTTTTGAAATGTAATTGTTTTTTCTGACTTATAACCAGACGAAGACATAATATCACAATAATCTATTAATTCTTCAATTACTGTATCTCTTTTATTAGTATTATCTTCAATATATGATAATAATGATTCTGAAATAAAATGCATAATAATATTATAAATATTTTCATCTAATATTTTTTGCCATATATTAAATCCTGTATGTACTTTTGAATAATTATGTCTTAAATTAGATTTTATTATCATTTGATTATTTTTATTTTCAAACAATTTTTTATAATAATAACAAAATGCATCATTACAATGTATTATAGTTAATTTATAAAAATTATTTTTATTTAAATGACTAATATCAAAATTTATTTTTCTTTCTTCACTATTATATGAAACTAAATTTATATTATAAATAATATTGTTTGTTATATTATTATTATTTATAATTTGATTGTTATTTATAATTTGATTATTATTTAATATTAATTCATTACTATCTTTTTCTATTATTGCTACCTCTCTTGATTTATTTTTACATATTTTTAAATGTTCTGATTTTGAAGATCTATTTGCTAATATTTTATGACATAAATGACATTGTAATGAATTTGATAAACCCTTACAAATTAATAAATGTTTATTTAAATAATGTTTTGATGAAAAAATCTTATTACATTTATTACATTCTTTATCAACCATTACATTTTTAACATCAACCATTACATTTTTAACATCAACCATTGCATTTTTAACATCAACCATTGCATTTTTAACATCAACCATTACGTTTTTAACATCAACCATTACATTTTTAATATTTGCATCTTTATGTTTTGTCATCATATGCCGTGTTAAATTAAATTTTTTATTACTATTATAATTACATAAAGAGCAATTATATATATTTGATGTCATTTATTAATTATTATATATCTTAATATTAGCATTATTTTATATACTATTTTCAAATATTGCTCTTTTCCTCGCTCTTTTCCTCTTTTTGTGTGTGTGCAAAAAATTATATTTTAAAAAAAGTATATATAATAAATAATATTTAAAAGAAATTCAATAATAAAGATATTATTATTACTTCATAAATATTGAATTAGAAAACAAATTTTTGAATTATTAAAATTAAATTCTGAAAATGAGATAATAACAACTGATATTAGAGTTGATAATTATAATAAAAAGATACTATAATATCAACTATTAAGAAAACTTATATCTTAAATTTCAGATTTGAAATAACTTTATGATCCTAAAAGAAAAAGATAAATTATATTTTTGCTGATACATTTATAATATAAGCAATAAAAAAATTAAATAAAATTTTAAGTAAAAGAGTTGAAAGTTAAGATCCATAATAAAATAGCTAAATTGTAGATAAATAGTTTAAGAAGGAATTGCTGTGATTATTAAAAAATAGTCATCAAAATGAAGAAATATTTTTGTTTTATATAATTACATATAATGTAATTCTAAACCAGGTGTTTTATCAATTAATACATATGCACAATTAAATTCATCATTAAATGAACATATTCCATATTTTTTATGTCTATTATTATAACATGTATACAATGGCATTGACACACCACTATCATTTGTTTCATATATGATTAATGTATCTAATGGTGTTAATATTTCAATTTCATCAGTTGCTAAGGATAATTTGGGTATAAATAATACATTAACACCTTTTTTAATAATTGTTTTATATATACATTTATTAGGATCAGGTTCAGAATTATAATATTCATATGATTTATCAAAATTTAATGAAAATGAACTTAACCTAGTTGATACAAATATATTAGAACTAGAAGGAGCACTATTACCACCATGAATATAATGATTAGAAACACCTCTATAACAATATAAATCATCTTCTAATTCAGGAGAACTCAATATTAAATGATTAACATCTTTAATAAATTCTGCTAATACTTCTTCCCATTCTTTTTTGGTTAATATATCTTTAAATTTACTTACAGCTTTAAATGTTTCACGAGTTATAACATGTTTCCAATAATTATTAAAATCATGAACTGTATAAACTGCTGTTTGTTTAAGTCTAGAAGCAACAATTCCTTGATTAGTAGGTTTAAAAGGTAAAAAGTATTCATCACTTATATTAAGAGTTGCAATAAATTTAGCAGGATATTTTTTCCATATTTGAAAATAAAATGAATCTCCAAAACAAAATGCTTCATCTATATCGTTATATTTTTCAAACCATTCTGTATCTTTATCCTTAGTTATGTAATAACTGTAAAATTTAAAACTTCTTTTTTTAGTATAATCATTTATAATTATTTTATTCTTTCTTGTTAGTCCTTCAATAAAACTATTTTGCTTAGCAATAAAATTTTGTCTTATATCCTCATTTTCAATAAAATTATCTTCAAATGCTTTAACAATATCTTCATTATAATGCATATGATCAAACCGAAGTTTAATATTATAATTATTATCATATGAATGTACAGCATTCATATTGTATGTATATTTTTTATTTAAATTAATTTCTAGAAAAAATTCTGTATCTTTTGTATTATCTTCTATAAACTTAGCTAAATCTTCTGGAATAATATTTGGTATGTCAGTACCATCAAAACTAAATTTATTTTCAATAAATTTTTTCATATAATTATTTTCATTTAAATATGCATCATCATCAGATAAACCAGCTGTATTAAGTTTTTTATAAGCTTTTAAATACTTAATAAGTGCTTCTCTAAACTTATCTTCATTTATTTTTTCACCTCCTTTTATTTTTTTACCTCCTTTAATTTCATTAAAAGGTTGTAATATAATAGATTTATCAGATATAATACCATTATTATTTTTATTTAAATTTTTAAATAATTCATTATTTGTTTCATTATTTGATTTATTATATGTATGCAAAAATTTATTATTACTAGCTAATGGTATTTTCTTTAAATGTATATCATTACATATTCTATTATATTTATTTTCATATTTAAATTCTTCATCTATTACTACTTCTTCTGTTACTTCTTCTATTTCTTCATCTATTACTACTTCTTCTATTTCTTCTTCTATTTTTTCCTTTACTTCTTTACCTATTTTTTGATTTGTTAGTCTAGATATATCTAAACTAGTAGATGATGTTCTACTCTGAAATCCACCATTTTTATATTTTTTCATTTTACTACTTAAAGATATTATAAAATAATATTTATATGAAATTCATTTTACTAGGTGATAAAGGTTGGATTGGAAAGCAAATTTTTGAATTATTAAAATTAAATTCTGAAAATGAGATAATAACGACTGATATTAGGGTTGATAATTATAATGAAATTGAAGAATTTATAGTTAATTCAAAACCAGATAGAATTATATCAGTTATTGGTAGAACTTATGGTGATAATATGAATTCTATTGATTACTTAGAAAAAAAAGGTAATTTGAAAATAAATATAAATGATAATCTTTATTCACCATTAAATCTTGCCTTTATTTCAAATAAATATAATATTCATTTTACTTATATGGGAACTGGATGTATTTTTAATGGATATGATAAAGAATATAATGAAGATGATGATCCAGATTTTTTTGGATCTTCTTATTCAATTGTTAAAGGTTTTACTGATAGAATAATAAAAAAATTTGATAATGTTCTAAATGTAAGAATAAGAATGCCAATAACTACTGATATTAATTGTAATAGAAATTTTATAAATAAGATTATTACTTATAAAAAAATATGCAGTATGAATAATTCAATGACAGTTTTACCTGAGTTATTACCATTATTAATAGATATGGTAATTAAAAAAGAAATAGGAACAATAAACTTAGTCAATCCAGGTTATATCTCTCATAATGAAATATTAGAATTATATAAAGAACATATAAATCATGATTTCAAATGGGAAAATATGACAATTGACGAACAAAATAAATTATTATTATCAGAAAGATCAAATAATATTTTAAATACATCAAAATTACAAAAACTATATCCAAATGTTAAGGATATCAAAACATCAATTAAAGAATTACTTATTTCTTAATTTAATATTATAGATAAAACTTTTGAAACTTCTTCTCTTTTTTTAGTATCAATTGTATTAGTAAAAATACCTTTATTTTTAGATAAATAGAAATAATCAATTTTATCTTGATTATCTTTTAATAAATCTAATGCATTTTTATTTGATGATAATATTTGCCAATTAATTTTTTGAGGATTATCTTTTAAAATTTCAATTGCATTTTTATTCATAGATAAATAATCCCAATTAATTTTTTCCATATTATTTTTTAATATATGAATTGCATTTTTATTAAAACATAAATTATCCCAATCAATTTTATCTAAATTATTTTCAATTAATTCAATAGCATTACTATTCATTGATAAAATACTCCAATTAATTTTATTAGGATGTTCTTTTAATATCTCTATTGCATTTTTATTTAAAGAAAGATTATACCATGAAATTTTATCAATATTATTTTTTAATAATTCAATTGCATTTTTATTAAAAGATAATAAATCCCAATCAATTTTATGAATATTTTCTTTAATTAAATTAATAGCATTTTTATTCATAGAAAGATTATTCCAATTTATTTTTTTAATATTATTTTTTAATAAAGAAATAGCATTAGAATTAAAAGATAATAAATTCCAATTAATTTTATCTTCGTTTTTAAGTAATAAATCAATTGCATTTTTATTTCCTGATAATTTTGACCAATTTATATTATATTTATGTTCTTTTATTAATAAATCTATACTACATTTATTTAATGATAATAAATCAATATGTAATCTATTTTTATTGATCCAGTCTAGTAATTCATATTTTTCTTTAATAATATGAGAAGCTATTATATAACATACATCAGTATTCATTGTAATAATAAAAATAAATAATAATGAAATCAATTTTTTTCAAATTGAAATATATTCAAATAAATCATTATATTTATTTTTTAAAATATCAATTATCATTGGTCTTTCATAAATAATAACTTTTTTATTATCATTTGCTAATAATAAGACTAATTTTAATTTTTGCGACTCATCTAAAATATCCGAATTATCTTTATATGTAATGTATTTAAAAATAATAGGTTCTTCTGATTTTTTCATTTGATTATATTGAACAATTAAATGATTATCATTCATATTATCAATATTTTTACATATATTAAAATCATATTTATTATTACCATATCTATATAATGCTTTATTGTCTCTTGGTAAACATGGACCACCATAACCAAATCCATAATTTAAACATTTTTTGCCAATTCTATCATCAGATCCAATAGCTTCTAAAACAATATCAGGATTACAATCATTATTACTAACTAAGTCGCCAATTAGATTTGCATAAGATATTTTAAAAGTAATATAACAATTAATGGATAACTTAGTTATTTCTGCTTCATATAATTTCATACATTTAAAAATATTAGCATCTTTTGAAATAATTACTTTTTTATAAATATTAATATTTTTTTCAATTTCATTAGTATCATCATCAATGCCAATTAAAATAATATCTGGATTAATAATATTATTAATAATAGAACCTTGTGCTATAAATGATGGATTATAACATAATTTAAAATTATTATCTAATAATTTATTTTTTAATAGAATTACAATATTCTGGTATAACAGTTGAATTAATAATTATTAATTTATTAGTAGTATTATTATATTGAATACATTTCTCAATAAAATTATCAATATATTCATGATTATATAAACCATTTGATAAAGAAGGAGTTTGAATAAATGTAAATAATATATTACAATTATCTAATACATTTTCTAATTGATATGATAATATTAAATTTGATTTATAATCAGATATTAATTCATTTAACTTTGGGTCATAATAATTATAGTTATTATTTTTAATATCATCTAAAATATTTATATTAATATCATATATATATACGTTATATCCTGCTTTTGCAAATAATGTAGCATAACATATTCCTAATTTTCCAACACCAATAATACCAATATTATTTAATGCCATTTTAATTACTAAACTTTATATAAATAGCAAATTATTCAAAATTCACTGATGATACATTATTATTATGTGATATTATATCAAATAAATATGAAATAAATGGATTACCGCATACATGTGCATTAAGTCCATTAGGGCGAAAAATATTAGTTTCAACTATAAAAATAGTTTTACCTTTTAAAAATATACAATTAAGATAGAATAATGAATTATAATAAATATAAATAATTTCTGATTTATTAAGAATTGATAAATTATGTTTGATATTATTAATATTATTATCTAATATAATACCATTATCATTTTTAATCTTATTAATAAGATTAATATCATTTTTATCATTTATTAGCACAATCTTATTACTATCACAATTATAATCTATTTCATTTCTGATATAATTAATATATTTATTTAAATGATGAGTATAATAAATATCATCTATTAGTTTGTTATGATTAAAATATATTGAATATATAACAGGTGAATAGCAAATATTATTATAATTATCTATTTCATTAACAATTTCATTATTTATATTAAAAAAATTTAATAAAGATTGAATAAAATTATTATCTTTCTTAGTTAAAATCTTAATAATAATATTAAGATTTTTATTTAGATCAATAAGTAAATTAATAAATATAAAACTTTCATAAATCCAAAAACCTAATTCTTTTGAATAACTATCTAATATAAAATAATATGATATTTCATCTTTATAATTATTATTAGTAATATCATAACATTTATTAACAATAATATTACATTTATTTAATTTATATTTATAATCAATAACATTTTCAATAATTAAAAGTTTATCAACCATTTTTTATATAAAGCATTAATTATTAACCTTTATATAAAAAAATATGTATATAACTTATAATTATTTAAATACATATAATTTTAAAGAATTGAAAGGAGTTGGATCACAATATCAGAAGATATTAACATTATATGCGGTAGCAAAAAAGAATAATTTAAAGTATATTCATATTCCAATATCAATTGGACATAATTATGAAAAAGACGAGACATGGGATGATAAATGGGATAAATTCTTTAATTTAAAAAAAGTATCAGATAATAATGAAATAGATATTGATGATCTAGATAAAGAATTTGTATTAGATAATTATAATTTAAAAAATATATTAGAAGAAAAAGATCCTAATAAATTATATTTCTTTTTTCATACTTTAAACATTTTTGAAGAAACTCCTGATTATTATTTTAAAGATATTCAAGATGATCTAATTAATACATATAATGAAAGTAATAATAACCGAAAACTTATTTATAATAAAAATAAAATAAATATTGCAATTCATATCAGAGTTTTTAATGATTATGATAATATTTGCGAGAATATAAATTCATATATTACATCTGATAAAACTGCATCACATAAATATTATTATACATGTGATATGTATATAAAATTACTTAATGATTTGAAGAATGAATATCCAAATTCAAATATTCATATTTTTTCACAAGAGAAATATTTTGACATTAAATTTAAAAAAATAAGAGAAATAAAAGATATTAATATTCATTTTAACAATTTAGATTTATTTGATACATTTCATCATTTATCAAAAGCTGATGTATTGGTAACTGGATTAAGTAATTTTAGCATAATAGCAGCACTTTATAATAAAAATAAAATAATATATTTACCATTTACTAGTCCTCCTTATTTAAAAAGTTGGAATAAATATAATTCATGAAATTTAAAAAAATGATTTAATAGTTAATTATTTATTTTAATAACTTAATAAAATGATATTTATATGTCCTTTTACGTTTATGGAATTAAATGAAAATTCTAATATTAAACTTTGGGAAAAAAAGATTAATTTTGAAACAATTAATGAAAAAAGACTTAATTATTTTGATATATCTGATAAAAAAGATTATATATATTTAATTAAATCCAATTTTAATAATCCTGAAAAAATGCAACATATATATAAATCATATAAGGATAATCAAATAAAAGCCTTAAATGAATTAGAAGCAATTGAAAAAGAAAAACAGGATATGATAATTAAAACTAATATTCATGTAATCAATGAAAATATAATAATACGATTATTATCAGAAAATGATATTTCATCAACTATTGAATTATATAAAATATATAATAAAAATGAAAATATTAAAGATATAATTGAAGATTATATCTTAAAAAATCAAATACATGGAATATTTAATAATGAGAAATTGGAAGGGTGTGTTATACATTCAAATAAAAAATTTAAAATAGATAATAGCCAATGTAAAATAAATACATTTTATATTCAAGAATTATTTATTAATAATAAAAAAAATAAATTTGGTGGATATTTATTTGAATATATAATTAAAAAATGTCCAGATAATATAAATTATATTTCATTCATGACAAAACCTGATAATAAAGCAATGTATAGAATAGCTGAAAAACATAATTTTATCTTACAAGAAACATCATCAGGAGATATTGAAAATTCATCATTATTTATTTTAAATATTAAATAATATTCATTAAATTCTCTATAATAATATTATCATCATTAAATTCTTCAATTAAAATTTCTTTAAAAGATTTTGATATAGTTATTTTTTTTGCATCTATAATTTCAGTAATATTATTAGATAATGGATGGTTTTGTCCTATAAATGAAGTTAATTTATATATATTTAATTTAGTATGTAATGTTTTAATATTAGGTCCCTGAATATAATAGTCATTATCATTTTCATTAGAAATACATGAATTATAAATATATAATTTATTTACAAAATCATTAATAATTTCATTATAATTAAATACATATTGTTTATAATTATTGTATCTATGTATATGCAACATATAATAATAATTATTTAAATTTTTATCAATAAATGTTTCAATTATACTATATTCACCATTTTCTAAATAAAATCCAACAATGTCAGTACATTTGCATAATACTAATGCCATATTTAATAAAATTATAATAATAATAATCAATTTTTATTTATAAAGAATTGATTTAATATTTTAAATATATAGTAAAAAATGATTGTTTATTATATTAATAATAATCAGGACGTATAGATAAATGTTTACTTTTCATGATGAAGGCATTTATTTTGAAGAAGAAGATCCCACTAGCGAATATTATCGCCCTGAGCTTTGCACAAATGTCTATCTTGATCACGCAAAAGGAAAATATGATAGTCATAAAATCAAACATCATTTAAAGCATGATGATTATGATGAGTATGATGACTATGAGTGATTGAGGCGGGCGATTATATAGGACAAAAAGAATTTAAACATCTTTTTGTTCTTTAATATAACTATTTTTTATTAATGATTATTCAATAAAACCCATCTCTTTATATAGATTATCATAATAAGTATCTTTTTCCCACCATCCATTTAAGAATGTATTATTAATAGGATAAATATCATATTTTGCAATCCATAATCTTTCCAGTGTTTCAATATCTTCAATTAAACAGAAATTATTAATAATTGTTATAATTTTAACTTTTGCATATTGTTTAATTGTTTTATGGTAATCATGTTTAACAATAAATGTTGTATTTGAAATAGAAGTCATTAATTATTTTTATATTAAAAAATATTTAATATAATATTCATTTTTTTTTATTTAAACTTAATTATACTTAATATTTATATAAATGACTACAAATGAAATAATACCAGTAATTATATGTATAGCAAAATTAGAAAGTAATTATATTGAAGAATTTGTTAAATATCATTTAGCAATTGGATTTTCTCATATTTTTATTTATGATAATGAAGATGAACCAACTTATGAAAAACTATTAAATAAGTATTCTAATATTACAGTATTTCATATTCCTATAAAATATCAACAAATGAATGCATATAATCATTTCATAAAAACAATTTTATTTAATTCAAATATTACTCATGTTGCGTGTATAGATATTGATGAATTTATTGTATTAAAAAAACATAATAATATAAAAGATTTTATAAAACAATTTATAGTTGATGATTGTCAAGGAATTGGAATAAATTGGAGATTTTTTGGTTCATCTGGAAAAACTGAACCAAATGTAAAAGAACCAGTAACAAAAAGATTTACATTATGTCAAAAAGAAGGTAATATTAATATTAAGACATTATTTAAAAAAGATAATTTTATAAGTTTTAATACAATGCATGATGTAATATTATCAAAAGGTTATATTAAAAATACTAATGGAGAAATAATTAAAGGACCTTTTAATTTTAATATTGATTTTAGTTATATACAAATAAATCATTATAAATGTAAAACATTAGAAGAATTTAAATATATCAGAACCAGAGGTCAGGCAGATAGATTTGTAATTGGACCAGATCCTGTTAAAGACTTTGTTCAATATGATATAAACGAAGTTGAAGATTTAACAGCATATAATTTTTATTCTAATTTAGATTAAAATTAAAAAATAACTATTTATAAAATACTTATTACTAGCAAATATTGAATTTGCATAAAGAATAACTTAAATGATAAACAGGAATTTAAAAATCAATTAGTAAATTAATTGATAAACATTATTAAATTAAGAGAGAACCCACAGAATATAATATTTATATAAAAGAACAAATGTTATTATTAACAGATAATAAAGATTTTGCACCAAAATATAAAATGAAATATATTGTTAAATAATGGAATGAAAAAAAAATATCCTGATAATAATGGTTAGGATATAGAAATTCACTAAAATGACAAAAATATTTTTATCATATATACTATATTCAATGATTATTCATTATCTTCATCTTTTTTTGCTTGCCACAACGCAGCAACATATGTCATCATTGCTCTTGCTGGCATACGTTCTTCCTCGTCCATTTCTTTTTCTTTTTCTTTCAGGATAGCGATTTGCTCTTGAAAAAAGATGTTATATTTAGAAGGCTGTCTTTTTTTCTTAGGTTCATCACCCAATGCATTTTTAACAGCAATCTTTTTATTTTGCTTTTGCTCTGAAAAATACTTATTCATAGCAATAGCAACATCTTTTTTCGAGGGTTCGATCGTTTGTTCTTCCATCAACTTTGCAAATCTGTCGAGGAACTTGCGATCTTCATCATTATCCATCCTTAAATTAGATAAATTCTATAATAATAGTATTAAATCATTTTTTTTTATTATTAAACAATAATAACACAAATTGAATTATGATTAAATGTTCATTATAATAATGACAAAAATATTTTTGTCATATATACAAAGACATTTAGATTAACGCTTTGCTTGACCGCCACCACGACCACCTCCACCACTTTTGGAAACATACTTACTCTTTGCTTGTTGCTTAGGAGGCTCAGGTTTTGGTTCAGGTTCTGGTTCAGCTTCTTCTTCTGGTTCAGCTTCTTCTTCTGGTTCTTCTGGTGCTTCTTCAAACTTATCTTCCTTCTTTGCTTTCCACAATTCAGCAATATGTGTCATTTTTGCGCCAGCAGACATGCGATCATTTTTTTCCTTATCAACTTCGCTTTCTTTCAGGATAGCCATCTGCTCTTTGAAGAAAATATTATAAGCACTTGGTGGTCTAGTTGCTTTTTTTTCATTAGCATTAGCACCAGTTGTTTTTTTAGCTTTCTTTTGCTGAGCATAGAACTTAGTAACAACAGCAGCAACCTCTTTTTTGGAGGGTTCTTCTGTTTGTTCTTGCATCATCTTTGCAAATCGTTCGAGAAGTTTATTTTGATCTTCCATAATAGTCTAGAATGAATTAGATAAATATCTAGTTTAAATCATTTAATCATTTTTTTTTTTTATTAGAATTAAAAGAACACAAATAAATTTAATATATATTATTAGTATTAAAAAAATGAAATTATCTGTTAACAGTCAAAAAAAATTAAGCACCATGGCAAAAAATATTACAGATCCTGATGAAAAAAAATCACTAATACGAAGTATTAACTCTAAGAGAGCAAGAAGTTCAACATACCCGCAACATATGAAAAAAATAGATACCCATAGTGCATTAAATGATAAAATAAATGAGCAAAAAATTCTAAATGAGTTATTAAATTCAGATGAATATAATGAATTATTTAATAATTTTATTCTAGAAGTTAATGATGAAATAGATAAATATATAGAGCAATATGACAATGTAAAATATAATTATTTTATTGGAGGTTCAAGATCATGGAATAATTTTTTTAAAGATTTTTATGATGATACAATTTTATCACCATATGAAAAATCAGCAATACATAATACAACAGCTGATTTATATTATTTTATAAATGATACAACTTATGTAAGAGATATTAAAACTGATATTATTAAACCAATATTTGAAAAATATAAACCTCTTATAATTGATGCAATAAAATCAAATGAAATAATAACGCCAGATGATAATATTATTATTAATGTATCAGAACATAATTTTTTAGATGGTAAAAGATCATTAATAAATTCAGAAAGAATATATTTTACTTTACATATAAATCAATCACCTTCCAAAATTATTAAAATTGAAAACGAATTTAAACAAGGACCAGATGCAAACCCATTATCAGCAAGATTGCAATATCAACAACAACAAACAGCAGCAGCACGATCAACAGCGGCAGCAACAGTAGCAGCAACAGCAGCAGCAAAAGCAGCAGCACGATCAGCAGCAGCAGCAACAAAAGCAGCAGCAGCAGCAACAAAAGCAGCAGCACGATCAACAGCAGCAGCAACAAAAGCAGCAGCAAAATCAGCATCAAAAGCAGCATCAAAAGCAGCATCAAAACCAGCATCATCAGTAGGATCAAAACCAGCATCATCAGTAGGATCAAGAGTGCAACCAGGTAGAGCAGCTAAAAGAGGAGGAAGTAATTTAAAACCATTATCAAAAGTAATATTATCATTAGATATATTTAATAAAAATAATGTTATTAAAAGTGATGATTTAATAAATAATTTATCAGAATTAATTGAACCAGTAAAAATAGCTAGTAATGGAAAAATATTAAACTATTTAAATTTATATGGATTATTTATTTGTTTAAAAATAATTACAACTAAAATATATATTTCAGATAAATATAATGAACAAAAAATCCGCGAACAACTATTTAATAATATAATATTAGTTGATGAATATAAAACAAAAGCATTAAAAGATATTGCTGAAAAATATAAAAAAGTATTTGACACTCCTTCAAATAATTGTTTATATAGTGATAAAATATATACTTATCATTTATTAAGATTATATGCTAATACATATAGTGAAATTGAACAAAATATAAACAATATTGAAATAAAAATTATTGACGTATTGAGACCTTATATAAATGAAACAATATTAAAAATAAATAATTCATTAAGATTATTAAATAAAGAATATGATGATAAAATATTTGGTATTTTTGTAGCAGGAGGAGATGCATTAAGAAGATATAAAAATGATATTTCACAAACAAAAGATATAGATTCAAAAATTTATGTGCAAAAAAGTAATTACGATGATATGGATTTTATGAGTAAAATGGATAATTTAATTTTAATAGAATTATGTAATTTAGTATGTTTCTTAATAATAAATACAGATTTATTATTTCAAGATATAGACAAAACGTATACAACAAGTGATAATCATGAAATTCAATATGAATTATCAAATAAAAATCAAGACAGGGGACAAACTAATTTTAGATATAGACAAGTTTATAAAAATAAAGATTTTCCAGTAGATCTATATTCATTAGATTATCGCTGTAAAATTAAAATTACCCTTAATGATGATAACGATACTATGTTAGAATATGAATATAAAATTGCATTTTTAGATGTTGTAGTTGAAGCTCTCGATAATTTTAAATACGAACAATATGAACAACAAGGAATTAAAAAGCAAAATGTTGTTTATTCAAATGGTATTCCAATTAGCAGTTTAGAATTTTTAATAAATGATTTGAATAAAACTTATCATAATGATCAATCATCATTAGCTAGATTTGTAAATGGTAAAATATCCAAAGATGAAGAAAGATATAAATCACTACTTTCTATACAAGCGGAAAATAAATTTATATATTCATATAAACCTTTTAAAAAAGAAAAATTTACATCTGATGAATCAAGAGGATTAAATAAAACCCAATATATTTATGTATATAACAAAGATGAAGAAGATGTGGAAACAGATGAAATAAAATTACCTATATTATTTGAAAAAGATGAAGAAGATAAAGAAACTATATATACAAGACATGATTTAGATAGATTAAATTCTTTTGATTTAATTAAAAATGATTCAGTGCTATCGATATTTACAAATTTAAATAAACTTTATTTAAAGAATTTTCAGACGTTATATGTATGGAATAACCAAAAAATATATAATTTTAGTGTTAATGGACTAGTTAAAAGACTAGATAAAAGAGGTGGTAGTATTAATCCTTATGAATTTGATGAAAATAATGAACTCGATTATATTAATGAAATACAAGATAAGGAAAAATATGATTTTAATATGCAAGATAATATTCAAAAAAAATCATTAACAAGTGCTCAAAAAAAGAAACTAAGCGATTTTAAAAAAAAATTATTAGGTAGTAAAAACCTTTAAAAAAATAAAATGACGCTCCTAGAAGGGTTCGAACCTTCGACCTAACGGTTAACAGCCGTTCGCTCTAACCAACTGAGCTATAAGAGCATATTTATATATAGAAAATAATCCTTATATATATTTTTTATTAAAAATGAAAGGATATTATATAAAAAATGATAAATCTTTTTTAATGATAAAGATATGCAATCAAGAATGCAGTGTATCTCTGTCAATATGAATAAGGAAAAGAGAATTGTTTTGAATAATATCAAGATGATTGGAATTAATGAGGAAGGTATCATTTATGGTGGCATGGTGCGAGATGAAATAATTGCGACGCACTATAAATCATTATTTGATGAATTTGTAGAGCCAATGGAACCAAAACCATATAATAGATTTTGGGATAAAACTTTTCATTTAGAGAGCAACAAGCGATTGTTAATTCCTGAGGATATTGATATTTATTTCAAAACCAATGATCGCGCTACTAGTTTCATTCAAAAACTAACATCTTATGCTAATAATTTTGCAGGACGTGTATTAGTGCATGATGTTCCGCGAACAAATAGTCTATTCTATGTTCTAGGTGAAAACTTTGAACATAAAATAGTTAAGATGTCTTTCCGAATTGGGAGAACATTTTCATTTGGTGGGCATAAAATCGAGGTTAAAATGGATATCATCATAAATACAACTGATGTTGATATTGAGCCTCCATTTAATGCAGCTGACTTTTCTTCAAATCTGTTTATAATGGCAAAAACGTCATTGAATAGATATGAAATCAGATTGTCAAAAAACACTGGAACACCAATTGATCAAATGTCATATCTATCTAAGCGACGCGCAGAAATGCGTATCATTGAAAATATGATAGAGGGAAAGATTGAATTTATTCGCAATATTGCATCAATCAATGCTGAATATATTAATGGACTTCGCATTATTAAGATGTTGTTAAAGACAGATGTTGAATATCAGATTACAAATCTTCTTTTTCGCGAAATTTCAGTTTCACCTTGCTCGCAAAATTGTGATATCTGTTTGGAGATGATTACTGCTGATGCACCAGGGTCTTTCGTAGAAATTCTGACAAATAAGCATGCTGTTAATGTTATGCATAAGAAATGCTTTATCGGATATTTTACAAAAGAAGTTGCAAAGAAGTATAGAAATGCTGACACTGGTCAAATTGAATGCAGATGCACTCGGCGGAATTCATTTAATTTCAATGAGAGCTATCGGTTCTCGTCATTGTGGAAATAAGTATCTCATTCCTATATAAAAGCAAAATGAACTTTTTGTTTTTTTATTTAATATTATTAAATTGCATTTGGGATTTTGTATGTAGCTTTTCAATATTATTAAATTATTCAATTTTATCAAAAATACATCCTAATATATGGATTGAAAACAAAAATAAAGAAAATATAGCCGCAAAACATCTAATGGCTTATTTAATTTTATATTGGGGATCAATGCGTTTATTTGGTCTTATTTTTGATATAAAGAGCATAATAATATTTTCTTATATATTTGAGGGATTAGTATTTTTATGTGAATCATATTATTTTAATATGATGGATAAACAACAATCATTAATAATTGTAATATTATCATTTATAATAGCATTATTACTAATGATTATTAATTAATTTAGTTCCTCCATATCATCAGCATCACTACCACCATTACTATCATCAATATCATCAATATAATCAGCATCATCAATATGATTTATTTCATCAACTGTATAATATTCGTCAATATTAATATCCTTAGAAATTTTAAATAATATATCTATATTATATAATAACTTATCAATTTTATCTTTATGTTGCTCTTTATAAATTGTAGCAAATTCATAACCAGTTTTTTTATTGAATAAATATTTTTCTTTAAATGAAATAAAATATTTTAAATATTTATAAATAATTGGTATTATAACATAATCAACTTTAAAATAATATTTAAGTGGTATATCAATAATTTTTTTAACTAATAAACTTTTATTAATATTAAAAATTTTATTCATTGTTCTAAACATATTTGAAGTTCTATCATTAATAGTTTTTTCAAAATATGATAATATATATATAAGTAATCCAATATCTCCTAATATTTGTGTTTCAGTTTTTTGAATATCATGTGGTTCTTGTTTATCAAAAAAAGTTAAAAATTTAGCTTTATGATAATTACCTATTTCACTTTCAAATAAATCTTTATTAAATGTAAACTTATCAGGACCTTGACCTTTTAATTTATTATATAACTTTATTATTTTTTTTCTATCAGCTCTTATTTCTTTTTTTTCCTCAGATGAAATGCGCGGTGGTGTTTTAGAACCTGCATTATAAAATATAGGTGATGATAATTTAGCTTTTTTTGATGGACGTCCTGGTCCTCTTTTTATACTAGAAGCAGGAACAGGAGAAACAGGAGCACCAGGAGAAGCAGGAGAAGCAACATGAGAAGCAGGACCAGGAAGAGGAAGAGGAGATGGACCATGAAGAGGACCAGAACTTGGTTTTATTCCTTTTTTAGGACGTCCTGGTCCTCTTTTTATACTAGAAGCAGCAACAGGAGCAGCAGGACCAGGACCAGAAGTAGAAGCAGCAACAGGAGCAGCAGGACCAGGACCAGAAGCAGAAGCAGCAACAGGAGCAGCAGGACCAGGACCAGAAGTAGAAGCAGCAACAGGAGCAGCAGGACCAGGACCAGAAGTAGAAGCAGCAACAGGAGCAGCAGGACCAGGACCAGAAGTAGAAGCAGCAACAGGAGCAACAGGAGCAGCAGGAAGAGGAAGAGGAGAAGGACCATGAAGAGGACCAGAACTTGGTTTTTTTCCTTTTTTAGGACGTCCTGGTCCTCTTTTTATACTAGAAGCAGCAACAGGAGCAGCAGGACCATAAGGAGTATGTCGGTGTTGGTTACTTTTATGACGTGTTTTTATTTTTAAACTAAGTGGAAGAGATTCAAATAAAATTTTATTATTAATATTTGGATCAGAGTAATTTTTTCTTTTATTATATTCAATTTCTGCTATATCATTTATATTTTCATTAGTTTTTCTTGTAAGATTATATAATAATACTGAATAAGTTATAAATGGTTTATCCACTACACCACATATTTCTAAAACATTTTTATTAGTATATAAATAAGTTAAAGCTTCTGTAATTTTTTCTATTTCTTTCTTAGTAGGTGATATTAATGGTGGGGGAGTAACTAATAAAATAAAAATATAAGGTAATATAACACTTGAATAATATATATATAACTCGTTTCTTAATTGCTGTGACTGTTCAAATTGTTTATAATATTTAACTCTATCAGGATCACTATCAAAAATAGCTTTATTTGCTGGAACTGATAAAAATGTTTCAAAATTTTTTTTTAATATTTGCATAAATTCAGTATCTGTTTCTCTATAAAATCGTTTTAAATAAACAATAACATCACTACCATCATTATTTATAACATCTAAATATTTTTTTAATAAATCTAGTCTTTCTTGAATATTTGCATAAATTAATTGATTATTAGCAAATTCAATTAATTTATTATCAAATATGCTAATAATTTTATTTTTATTTAAATAAGGATTTTTAACAATTTGATTAAAATTATCAAAAAAATTTTTAATATTTTTATTATTATTATCAAAAACTCTTTTAATTGATGTTTTTGATGGTTGATCTTTAATTTTGTTAAAATATTTAGTTGTATATGTATCTAAATTAGCAAATTTATCATCACATAATAAATTTATATAAGTTTCATTTAACTCTGCGATATCAATAATAATTTGTTGACATTGTTCAATAGTTAGAACATCATTCTTAATATTATTAATCTTTTCATAATCTTGTGTAAATGTTTCTAATACTTTACTATTATTAAATTTTTCTGGAATATGAGTTTTATTAGATTGATTAAAATGATTTATTATATTTTTTGTTGTTTCAATTTCATGATCAATTTTTTCTTTTAATTTTTTTATTGCGTCCTGTATTAAATCATTATTTGATTTATTCGCAAAATAATACTCTTGAAAATTTTTTAAAGAAATTGAAGATACTCTATATAATAAATTAAATTTATTATAAGTTGGTTGCCTCCAATCTCTAAATCTTTTAATTGTTATAAGATCTTCTTCTGTACGATCGCCAGCATTTTCAAATTTTAGTTCAAATTCATATGCTTCTTTATCTAATCTAATATATTCATCATAGTTAATATTATTAATTATATTTGTGTTATCTAATTCAATAATTGAGTATAAATATATATATACATATGATCTAAGATATAAATAATTTAAAAATATTTTATATATGTCCATATTAAAATTTTCAATAGTAATTATTTCATTTTTACTATTACTTGTAATCAGATTATGTTTCATAAATAATACTCCTGAAAATAATTTATGAAATGATTTAAAAACATGTGATGAAAATATAGATAATTCAATATTTTCCATAAAAACATCAAAAGTTAAAATAAATTTATTTCTATACAATGATAAAATAGATTTTTTCTTAATAGTAGAAACATTAGTTAATATTTTATATTCAATTGGAAATATAGTTTTAACATTATTTGTTAAAATAGAACGAACAGCAGCTAATCTATCACCTGTAACAAAAAAACATTCTTTTTTTTGTGTTTTCATTTTATCATTATATTTTGAACAAAATAAAACTTGTCCCCAATCACCTGATTTTTTTAAATCAAATAATATTCCAATAATTTCATGAATAATTTTATTAAAGATTTTAGGATCTAGTGCAGTAAGAGGAGTAGTTATATTGGCATTACAATAATATAAATATGCTATCATATGATGAAGTATAGCTTTTCTATGGTCGTCTATTGATAAATCGGCATCTAGATCAATATTTAAAAATTCTTCCATTTTTGTTTGTCGGTCAGATTGATTTTCTTTTAATATATTAATTAATTTTTCTATAAATTCTTTTAATATTTCAATAGAATTAAATGAACTACCTTTATATTCAATATATGTACAATTTAAAGTATCATTTAATTTACTATTTATATAAAAATAAGTACTATCTTGAGTTGATCTTAAAAGTGGATTTTCAGATAATATTGTTCTTTTTTCACTTCTTAATGGATCTGATTTTAAACGAATATTTAATTTTTCAATATGTCTATATTCACCAGAAACCATTTTTTGATAATTAAATAATTTAAATATTATACATGGATAATAAATATTTGATATATCATCTTTTTTTATAGCAAATCCAATATATTTATTATTCTCTTTTTTTATAGCAAAATTATAATCATTTTTATAATTATCTGTGGTATCTTCATAATTAAAAATTTCATCCGTAATAGAATTATATAATTTCATAGTAGTATCATCAGCTATTCTAATTTCATTTGATACATGCGGATCAAATGCATTTTCAAAAGGATATAATTGTTCTCCTAATTTATCATATAACTCATGATGTCTATCATGTAATGTATCAAATTTTTCATATAATTTAACATCAGTATCAAATAAATATTTATAATTTTGCTGTTGAGTACTATCAAATCTATAAAATTTTCTGATGTAATCAATAATTGTATTATGAATACCATTAACAGTAATTGCAATTTCTTCTGACTTAGTAATATTTAATTCTTCATAAGCAACTAATTTATCTTGTAGATCATTAATATCAATAAATGCTAGATTATTAAATTTTTCACTTGAATTAAAATATTCAGGTAATTTTGTTCCAGAAACATGTCTAATACAATTAAGAAGAATATCTTCTTCAAATGATTTATTATTTTGAAATAAATTAATCATTTCATCTTTTTCATCTTGGTCTTTAATTTTATCGGCAATTAAAGTATTTCCAATATCATTAATATAATTACTCATTAATGTTGATTTTTTTGCAAAATCATGTTTACTATCTAATATTGATAATATTGATAAAAAATTATTACCAGAAGTATTTAATTTACTTCCGCCATATAATTTTTTACGAGAACTACTACTTGATTTTTTACCTTCACTTTTTTCAATAATAGGTGATAATTTATTTTTAAATTTAAATTTAGAATTATAAAGTTTATTTATAACATTGAGTATATTATCTTTATTTTCACTAAAAAAATAATCTACACTTGTATCTTCTATTAATTTACTAATAAATAATCTACTTTTAACTTGTGATAATGATATAAATTTAATATTTTTAACATCATTTTTTGTTAATTTTTCAGTATTTAATAAATTTATAGTATGTTCATATGTATTTTTTTTATCATTAAAATTAAATTTTTTATATTTATTATGTTTATTATTTTCAAATTTAAGTAAATTATATTTAAAATAATTATAATAAAAAGATTTAGGCATTTTTAATTTATTTTGAGGTGATTGTAGTTTTTGAGGTGATTGTAGTTTTTGTGGTGTTTTATTTTGCGGTGATTGTAGTTTTTGAGGTGATTGTAGTTTTTGTGGTGTTTTATTTTGCGGTGATTGTAGTTTTTGTGGTGTTTTATTTTGAGGTGATTGTAGTTTTTGTGGTGTTTTATTTTGCGGTGATTGTGGTTTTTGAGGTGTTTTATTTTGCGGTGATTGTGGTTTTCTAGGTGTTTTATTTTGAGTTGATTGTGGTTTTCTAGGTGTTTTATTTTGAGTTGATTGTAGTTTTTGCGGTGATATTTGATTTTGAGTTGATTGTAGTTTTTGCGGTGATATTTGATTTTGAGTTGATTGTAGTTTTTGAGGTGTTTTATTGCGAGTTGATATTTGATTTTGATCATATAATCTAGCTTTATTAGGTTTATCTAGATCAATTATATTGTCATCTTTTTTATTTATAGTTGTCATTCTATTATTATTTAAGGTTATTAATAAAGTAATATTTCGTTTCCTTATCCTAAAATAATAAGAAATACTACTAATAGGATATTAAGAATGGAAGGATATTATAAAGCTAATAGTTTATGTTTTGATGGAGAAGGTACTGTTTTACTCGCAAATAATACTTATATTAAAGTAAATGAATTAAAAAAAGGTGATAGATTATTTAATTTGAATAATATGCAATGTAAGGTAGAATGTGTAATTAAACAAAATATAAATGATGAAATTGATGTTTGCTCAGTAAATGAAATGTTAATTTCACCTTATCATCCAATTTATTTATTTAATAAATGGATGTTTCCAGAAACAGAATTTAAAATTCAAAAAAGATTTATAACAAGTTTTTATAATATAGTTCTTAATAATTATGATTCAATTATTATTAATTTTATACCAGTTATAACATTAGGTCATAATTTAAATGCTAATCCAACAACAAGACATGATTATTTAGGATCTTTAAAAATTAGAGAAGATTTAAAATTAGTAAAAGGATATAATGAAGGTTTAATTGAATGTAAAATAATAGAACCTATTAGATGCACTGAAACAAATAATATAATAAAAATAAAGGTAATATTTGAAGATAATACTTCATTTATTCCTAATATTATTAGTGATAATACCTCTAATACAACTAATAATACAACAGATAATAACTCTAATACAACCGAAAATTCAACTGATAATACAACTACAACAACTGATAATTCAACTACTTCAACTGATAATTCAACTACTACAACTGATAATTCAACTACTACAACTGATAATTCAACTACAACAACTGATAATACAACTACAACAACTGATAATTCAACTACTTCAACTGATAATTCAACTACTACAACTGATAATTCAACTACAACAACTGATAATACAACTACAACAACTGATAATTCAACTACAACAACTGATAATACAACTGAAAATTCACCAGATAATACAACTACAACAACTGATAATACAACTACAACAACTGATAATACAACTACAACAACTGATAATACAACTACAACAACTGATAATACAACTACAACAACTGATAATACAACTACAACAACTGATAATACAACTACAACAACTAAAAATTCAAATGATAATACAACTACTACAACTGAAAATACAACTACAACAACTGATAATTCAACTGATAATTCAACTGATAATACAACTACAACAACTGATAATACAACTACAACAACTGATAATACAACTACAACAACTGATAATACAACTACAACAACTGATAATACAACTACAACAACTGAAAATTCAAATGATAATTCAACTACTACAAATGATAATACAACTACAACAACTGATAATTCAACAGGGAATAATTAAATTTTCTGTATTATTAGGGATATTTTCATATAAATAAATATAATCTTGAATAGCATTATATATATCATATTGATTAATATCATAAATATCATCAATAGTTTTATAAGTAATATTAAATATATGAAATGTATCACTTTTTAATAATTTATCATTATTATTATTAATATAACTCAAAATTAGTCGTGTTGGAGAATTTGAAATAGCAATATGAATATCACATAAACATAATGAATTTAATCCTAAAATAATATCAGTTTCTTTAAGTTCATTTAAATAACCATGATAAACACTTTTAGGTTTATTATTGCCAATAAATGACATATTTTTCTTTTTTTTATGATATTCATCTTTATATTGTTTACCAATAAACCTAGATAATGAATTAATCTTAAAACAACTAAATAAAGACATTTAAAGATAATTTATTAAATTCTTTAAATCATTTTTTTAAGAATGACAAAAAACAAAAAATAATATTTTTGCTTATATAAATACAATTCAATGATATCTTCTCATACCGCGTTTTTCTTCCGAACTTGAATAAACAGGTATAGTTTTTGATTTAGCAGAATTCCATACATTATCTAGAATATATGAATTTTTATTATTGCTTGAAGTATCACTATTTGCATATAATTGTCTAAGTTTTCCTTTGATTTGCGATTGCGAATAATGATCAGGAAGTACTTTCTTATAGTTATCAACATTTGCATTAACAAATCTTTCTTGATCTTGAACATATTTACTATCACCACCACCCATCGTTATAAATTAAAAAATAAAACCATTATCAATTTTTATTTTATTTAGTATAAAATCATTTAAATAATTTTATAGGTTATGATAAGATTAATAAAAGTAGTAATAATAACAAATGAAATTAAATATATTTCTCGTTTTTTGATAGCATTAAGATCATTTTTAATTGTTTTATAACATTTATCAGCTGCATCAATATGTTTATTTATTACATTATCAAATTTAATATATTTTTCTTCAACCATACTGCATAATTTATATATAATCTTATCTTGTGTTTTTAATGTTATAGTCATATTATAAAATGATTTCTCTAAATCTATAATTTTTTTATTAAAAATTTGTAAATCTTTATAAATATTTCTAGTTATTCTTTCTTGTTTTATTTTAAATTTTAATGTTTTATAAAAAATATTTATATGCATCATAATATCATTAACACAACTAATATTATTATAATTATCAATTTGTAAGTTTATTGGAAGACAAAATATTTTATTATTATATATATCATATCTTACTATATTATTATTAAACATTGGTTTTTTATTGTGATATATATTTGCTATATCATATAATTTTTGTTCCTTAAAATGATTTAATTTATCTTTATCTTCTTGATTTAATTTTGATAAATAAATACTATCTGCAATAGTTTCATCATTGCAATGTGCGATATCAAACATATAATACATTTCATTTATCATGTCATCCAATGTTATGCGATGATTTAATATATATATAGAATTATTATTAATTTTAATAGTCATTTAATTTAATAATAATAATTAAATAAAAGCAAAAAAACCAAAAATAAATAATTATCTTTGATTTTTATATTCATACACCACTAATGAAAGCGAAGATTTGAAGGATAAATGCGAATTGAAATAAAATTAGAAGTATCACTGAACATTTCAGAAATTTCACAATATCTTTCTTTGAAAATGAAAGAAATGATTTCTTTGTTATGACAACCCCAATTATCAGGATAGGTTTGGAAATCACTAAATTTGCTAAAATGTCTTCCTACCCAATATTTGATTTCTTCAATATAATCATCAGGAATCATAATATCATATCTTTTATGTGTTGAATATTCAATGATTTCATCGCATTTCTCTGAATAATTAAGATTTGCTAGAAAAATCAACAAATACTTCATCATTTTGCAGTAATTTTATTTAAAAATACAAAAATCATTTTTTAAATAATATAAATAAAATTAAAGCAAATATATGATTAGAAATAAATTATTTTATCTTCTTCAACCTTTTCTCTAATAAAATTAATAACATCAGCATACATATTTTCAGGTATTAATATATTTTGTTGTTTAATACTATCAAATACATAAGGACCTTTATAATCAACTTTATCAATTTCACATAGTTCATCAATAATATCATCTAGATCACTAATATCATTTGAACTATTTTCAACAAATTTCTTAATTGCAGCAATTTTATTTTTTGATTTAAGGGGTGCTAATTTATCAATAACATCAACTAAATTAATATCTTTATCAGATAGTGGTAATAATTCAATAGCAATAGGAACATTAATTTTTGTTTTGTCATTAATATCAAGTTTTTCAAGAACTTCAATTGGTAAATCTTTAATTCTCAAATATTTTTTAATAGTTGCTTTTGAAACTTTAACCATTGTTTTAATTTTATCATAATCATTAGCATAATTATCATATAATTTTGAAAATGATTTAACTTTATCACAATTTGATAAATTATTTTTTTGAAGATTTTCAATTAAACTCAATTCTTCTGCACGTTTATCATCTGCAATAATAACAATACATGGAATTGTATGTTTTTGCAATTCTTTCATTGCTAAATATCGTCTTTGACCTGCAATAATTTCAAATTTATCATCCGATATTTTTCTAACAGTAATAGGATTAATTAAACCGTTAATATCAATGCTATTAGATAATTCTTCAATTTCATTAATTTGAGTTTTTCTTACATTAATATCAGAAACAATTAATTGATCGATATTAATATTAACAATATTCATTTATTTTTATTAAATAAATATTATAAATAAAAATAATCATTTTTTTTAGAAGAAACTTGCAACACCATCAAATAATGCATCACCAGCTGCAAATCCAACACCTAAACCAACACCTTGACCAGCCGCATTTGCCATATTTCCCATAAAAGTATTTTGATTTCCATTATGAGCATTATAAGGACCATTATGACCATTATAAGGACCATTATGACCATTATAAGGACCATGATGACCATTATAATGACCATTATATTGACCATTATTAATTAATACATCAGGTGGATATTGACCTGGTTTTAATTTTTGATTCATAAATTGAATATATTCTTCTTTTGATATTTGTACAACTTCTTTATTATTATTATTTAACATAGGTTTAAAACTATTAGAAGTGATGCCACCTTTTTTTTTATTTAATCTTAATTTAAAATTAGCAAAAGTAATATATTTATTTTTTAAAAAGATCTTATTCCCAAATTTATCAATACGATATTGACTAGCTAAAAATCCATCATGTATTTTATCACCATCAACATCAATTGGTTCAATAATATAAAATAATTTTTTTGCCTTCATCTTATTTTATGAAAATATAATATTTAATTTTTTTATTAGTTTATTAATATCAATATTTTTCTTATGTAATAAATGAGCAAAATCAGATTTTTTGCTAATAACAACTCTTGGTAATTTTTCAAAATCTAATTTTTTATTTTTAATTTCATTCATAACTTTATTAGATATTAAAATATTTTTATTAATTTTTTTATTATTAATATCAATAATATCATCAATAATTATTTTTAATTTATCATGTGATATATAAATATTTTTATTATAAATAATTAATTTTTTTTTAATATTTAATGTACATTGACGAACTAATACACCATCTGGAATATTATCAGATGTAATATCTAGATCTTCAATAAAATAATAATATTTAGGAGGCATTTCTATTTAAAGAAAATATTATTTATGTTAAAATAATTTCTAATGTTTTTTTAATAATATCAGTAGTTTCATTAATATCTTTCAATATAAATATATCTTTATTAGATGAATTATAAGTCCAATCAATATTTTTACGCAATTTTAAAGAATGAACTGATGTATTAACATTTAAATATTTATGATCAATTTTATCTATATTTTCTTTTAATAATTCTATTGCATTTGAATTCATAGATAAATATTGCCAATTAATTTTATCTTTATTTTCTTTTAATAATTCAATTGCATTTGGATTTTCAGATAAATAATCCCAATCAATTTTATCAGGATTTTCTTTTAATAATTCAATTGCAGCAGGATTTACTGATAATTTATTCCAATTAAGATTATTTTTATTAGCTGTTAAAAATTTAATATTATTACAATAACATGAAATATTATCCCAATTAACATTATCACCATCTTTATAAATAAGAGGTAATACTTCTGAATTTGATGATAAATGATAATAATTAATTTTATCCAAATTTTCCTTTAATAATTCAATTGCACTTGTATTTCTTGAAAGTTTACTCCAATGAATTTTATCAGGATTTTCTTTTAATAACTCAATTGCATTTGGATTTAAGGACAATATTTTCCAGTTAATTTTATCTTGATTTTCTTTTAATAAAGAAATTGCATTTGGATTTTTGGATAAAAAAACCCAATTAATTTTATCTTGATTTTCTTTAAGAAGTTCAATTGCATTTGGATTGGATGATAAAAGATCCCAATTAATTTTATCTTGATTTTCTGCTAATAGATCAATAGCATTTGGATTAGCACTTAATGTTATCCAATTTAGATCATTAATATTGATCCAATCTAATAAAATATATTTAGGTTTATAAATAAAATTAGAAATAATTGAACATACATCAGCATTTAATTTTATATTATTCATAAATATTTTTAAAAAATAATAAATATTCATTTTTTAAAAAATTGTATTATTTTTAGTAATAATATGAAAAAAATGAAAGAATTATTAATAATAATAAATTGGAGGATAAAATGCAGTTCATATGTGATCATATCAAAAGAATTCGTGCACCATACACGAACGAAGATTTGAATTATCAGGTCATGGAATGTGGTGATGAAATGAATATGACAATCAATGATTTAAGGAAAATAATGAACAGGAAGATTGGTAAAACTATCCGAAATGTCAAAGTTTATCCTGAGAATTGGTGCATACAGCGAAAGACGATCATTTCGTTCAGATACAGGAATTTACAATGCGAGGTTGGGGAACATTTCGGATCTCAAAGAGATTATCTTTGGGTGAGGATTACTCCGATTGCTTCAATTAGGTAGATACTGTATTTATAAAAGCCAAATTAATTTTTGGTTTTTTTGGTATTAAATTATATAAACATTTTATTTTAATTAATATTTAATGAAATTATTAAATTGGATTGATATTAAAAAATTAAATTGGGTTGAATTATCAAAAAATGAAAATGCTATTTCTTTATTAATTGAAAATCCAGATAAAATTAATTGGCTTAAATTATCCTTAAATCCAAATGCAATCTCTCTACTTAAAGAAAATCCCGATAAAATTAATTGGAAAGCATTATCAACAAATCCAAATGCAATTTCTCTACTTAAAGAAAATCCCGATAAAATTGATTGGTCAGGATTATCTTTAAATAAAAATGCTATATCTCTACTTAAAGAAAATCCAGATAAAATTGATTGGGATTTATTATCAGCTAATATAAATGCGATTGAGTTATTAAGAGATAATCTTGATAAACTTGATGATTGGTCTAGTTTATCATTTAATTTAAATGCAATTGAGATATTAAGAGAAAATCCAGATAAAATTGATTGGGAAATCTTAAATTTAAATAAAAATGCTATATCTTTACTTAAAGAAAATCCTGATAAAATTGATTGGGATTTTTTGTCATCAAATTCGCGTGCAATTCCTCTACTTAAAGAAAATTCTGATAAAATTAATTGGAGTTCATTGTCAAATAATGAAAATGGAATTGAATTATTAAAGGAAAATCCAGATAAAATTGATTGGATAATATTATCTGCAAATAAAAATGCTATATCTCTACTTAAAGAAAATCCTGATAAAATTAATTGGACTGCATTATCAAAAAACACTTCTATTTTTGAACACTAAAATGATTTAAAGCTTTATTAAAATTATCTTTAAATGCGATTACCAAAATTGAAATAACGATATATATCTTATTATAGCTAAATATTTAATCAAACCTAAATTATTAGATTAGATTTATAAAACTAGATTGAATTATAAAAATATATAATTAAATCCAAATGCCATAGAATTATTAAAAGAAAATCCAGATAAAATTAATTAGTATTGGTTATCAAAAATGAATTAATATTTGAATTTGATAATTATAAAAATAAAAAAATCATTAGAAGAAAAAGCACATTATTTAATTGAATTCTTTATAGAGATTTGTCAATTGTAAATACAATATCATCATATCTATTTTTATTTTTTCTTAAATCATACCATTTTATATATGATTTTAAATTTTCAGGAACAGCATTTATAAGTTTATCAATCCATTCAATCGATTGAACATCTTCAATGATTAAAATACCATCATCTGTCATTAATTGTGAATATAATTTAATAAATTGTATCATAGATTCTAATGTATGAGGACCGTCATCAATCATAACATCAAATTTAATATTTTTATTTAAAAATTTTTCATTAAAAATATTATAATCATATGCATCTGACTTTTCATATAAAATAATATTTTCTTTATTATTTATATAATCCAATTCATTGGTTAAATTCATAATATCTATACCATAAATTGTTGCGTTTATAAAAAAATCACTCCATAATTTTATACTACCACCTTTACATATTCCAATTTCTAATATATTTTTAGCAGTATATTTTTTATTATTAAATAAACTTTGATAAAGATCTAAATAGGAATGAACAGTATTTTTATCTGTTTTATCATTGTCAATAATATTATACAAATTCATAATTTAAATAATAAAGATGATTAAAATAAATTAAATATAAACGCATAAAAAATGATATTTATTATTTTTTTTTAAAATTTATAAGAAAATGCAATTACCAAAATTAAATAATGATATTTGCTCTGTCATATCTAAATATTTAATTATAAAAGAATATAAATTATTAGATTGGATTAATATATTAGAATTAAAATTTAAAAATTATTTGTGTTTAAATATAAATGCCATAGATTTATTAAGAAAAAATCTAGATATAATAAATTGGAATTTATTATCATATAATCCAAATGCAATCTCTCTACTTAAAGAAAATTTAGATAAAATTGATTGGAACTTATTATCATATAATCCAAATGCAATTCAACTTCTCAAAGAAAATCTTAATAAAATTAATTGGTTATATTTATCATCAAATCCAAATGCAATAGAAATATTAAGCAAAAATCCAGATAAAATTGATTGGAATAATTTATCAGCAAATCCAAATGCTATTGAACTTTTAAGAGAAAATCCAAATAAGATTGATTGGGATATGTTATCAGTAAATCCAAATGCTATATCAATTTTAAGGGAAAATCTTCATAATGTTAATTGGGAATTATTATCATCTAATATAAATGCAATAGAATTATTAAGAGAAAATCCTGATAACATTCACTGGGATTATTTATCATCAAATGATAATCCAAATACAATTGAATTATTAAGAGAATATCCAGATAAAATTGATTGGTATTGGCTATCATCAAATCCAAATGCGATTGAATTATTAAAAGAAAATTATGATAAAATTGATTGGTTTAGACTTTCATTAAATTCAAATGCAATTGAGCTTTTAAGAGAAAATAAAGATAAAATTAATTGGTTTAATCTTTCATCAAATCCAAGCGCAATTGAATTATTGAGAGAAAATTATGATAAAATTAATTATACAATGTTATCAAAAAATACATCAATATTTATATTACATGATAATACAAAAGATATTGAAGATAAATCAAAAATATTAAATTTAATATTTTCATAAAAAATTGATTATTATTATTTTTTTTATTATTATTATATTCAATGCCAAAACTTAATAATGATATTTGTCATGTTATTGCAAAATTTTTAATTGAACCTGAATATAAAATAGTAGATTGGATTAATAATGATAATATTGATTATAGATATTTATCATCAAATAAACATCCATCTGCTATTAAATTATTAATAGAAAACCAACATATGATTAAATGGGAATGGTTATCAGTAAATAAGAATGCTATTTCTCTACTTAGAGAAAATCCAGATAAAATTGATTGGGGATTATTATCATATAATTCAAATGCAATAGAAATAATTAAGGAAAATCTTCATAAAATTTGTTGGATTGCATTGTCTAGTAATAAGAATGCAATAGAATTATTGAAGGAAAATCCAGATAAAATTAATTGGCATTGGCTATCTAAAAATAAAAATGCGATTGAATTATTAAAAGTAAATCAGGATAAAATAAGTTGGATGTTATTATCAAGTAATAAAAATGCAATTGAATTATTAAAGGCAAATCCAGATAAAATTAATTGGCAATGGTTATCTAAAAATGAAAATGCAATTGAATTATTGAGAGAAAATCCAGATAAAATTAATTGGAAAACATTATCTTCAAATAAAAATGCAATTGGATTATTAAAAGAAAATCCTGATAAAATTGATTGGTTTAATCTTTGTTTAAATCCAAATGCATTAGAATTAATAAAAGAAAATTTAGATAAAATAAGATTTCATTGTTATGACATACAAATGTTATATGCAAATACATCAATATTTGAATTAGATCATATTAAAAATAATTTAAATATTGATAAAATAAATAAAAAATTAAATTTACTTTTATCTTAAAAAATACATAAAAAAAATGATAATAAGTATTATTTTTTTGTATATCATAATAATGAATTCTGATATATGCGAGATTATTTCTAATTATATTTATAAATCATCATATAAATTATTAGATTGGATTAACATTAATAAATTAAATTGGCATAATCTTTCATCAAATCCCAATGCTATTTCCTTACTTAAAGAAAATCCAGATAAAATTGATTGGATGTTTTTTAACAATGAACCCAAATGCAATTGAATTACTTAAAGAAAATCAAGATAAGATTAATTGGGTTTTTTTATCCAAAAATCCAAATGCAATCTCGCTACTTAAAGAAAATCCTGATAAAATTAACTGGAATATATTATTATCATCAAATCCAAATGCAATTGAATTATTAAGAGAAAATCAGGATAAGATTGATTGGGGGCAATTATCAAAAAATCCAAATGCAATTGAACTACTTAAAGAAAATCCAGATAAAATTGATTGGATGTATTTAACAATGAATTCAAATGCATTTGAATTACTTAAAGAAAATCAAGATAAAATTAGCTGGTTGCTATTATCTTTTAATGAAAATAAAGAAATTATTGAATTAATTATTAAAAATAACTTAGATAAAATTACATGGTATGAATTATCTAAAAATGAAAATGCTATTGAAATTTTAAAAGAGAATATTGATAAAATTAATTGGACTGGATTATCATCAAATACTAATCCCGATGCAATTAAACTACTTAAAGAAAATATTAATAAAATTGATTGGTTTACATTATCTAGAAATCCAAATGCAATCTCTCTACTTAAAGAAAATCCTGATAAAATTCATTGGAAAGCATTATCTAGAAATCCAAATGCAATTGAACTACTTAAAGAAAATCCTGATAAAATTCATTGGAATGAATTATCATCAAATCCATCAATATTTATTTTAGATAATGATGAAAAAATAAAATCAAATATTCAAAAAGTTGTAGAAATCTTATTAAATTAATATTTTTTTGAATTATATAAAGATTTATTATATTTATATTTATACATGGATAAATACAATTGGATGTCATTAAATCCTATTCAAAATAAAAAAAGAAAACAAATTACTAATAATGATGATAATGATGATGAAACAACACAAACAATTACACCTATTATTCAAACATTAATAGATACTAAATTATATTGTCATTGCAATCATATTTATTTTAATAGTGATATTGACTCATCCAGTGCATTTAATTTAAATAAAGAATTAAGAAATATGGAAAATAAATTAAAAACAACATCTGCATTATTAAATATTGAACCATTACCTATTTATTTACATTTAACAACAAATGGTGGTTCTATTCATTCTGCATTTAGTATAATTGATTGTATGAATAGTTTAACATTGCCAATTTATACGGTTATTGATGGATATGTTGCATCAGCAGGAACTATTATTAGTGTTTGTGGAACTAAGAGATATATTGGCAAAAATGCATATATGTTAATTCATGAATTGCGTTCAGGAGTATGGGGTAAAATGACTTATATTGAAGAAGAAGTTGGGAATTTTAAAAAAGTTCAAGAACATTTAATGGAAATTTATGTTGATAAGACATCATTAACGCAAAAAAAATTACTAAAAATTTTAAAAAAAGATGTAGAATGGAATGCAGAAGATGCAATTAATTTCGGTTTAGTTGATGATATATATCAATTAAGGATTTAAAAAAGTTGTTTCTACTTCATTATTAATTATTTTATAATCATCTGGATCAAATATTTTTGAAATAGCTATTATTTGTTTATTTTTAACTATTAAATCAACATTATTAATATATTGTATTAATAATACAATGTTATAATATGTTAAAAATACATCATTATTATCGCATAATGATAATAAATTAGTTTTATAATTATTTTTAATATTTTCTATTAAAAATCCTAATTCAATTTCTGTATCTTCACTGCCATTATTTATTTTTTTTTAAATAAATCTGAATACTCAGACTTATCTAATAATTGTTTAAATATATCATCAATATTTAATCCATCACAGTCTAATTTAGCTTTATTATTTGCAATATAAAATTTATAAAACATTGGAATTATATAATTAATAAAATTAATACCTATTTCAAGTGAAATACCAGGTGTATAAGCATTTGCCATATCACCAATCATAAAAACTTAGTGTTTTCTTTTTTTGTTGCATATACTAATTTATTATAATTAATAATACCATAACTATTTAATGATTGTTGAACAATATTCACTAAAAAAGTGCGATTTAAACAACTAGATGACTTAGATGACTTAGATGACTTAGATGACTTAGATGACTTAGATGACTTAGATGACTTAGATGACTTAGATGACTTAGATGACGAACATGACTTATCTATTTTATCTATTTCATTTAATAATTTTACTATTAAATCTGAATATTTTGATAATAAATCATCAATATATACATCATTATTTATTATTTTTTTATACATAGCTAATGATTTAGCATTTATTTGATGCGTTCTAATTTTTCCGCGTATATGGTTAATATACATATTAAAAATTTCTTTGTCTTTAAATACAAATTGCATAGTATTTATAGCTAATGTAAATTTATATATATACACAGCGACATTTAAATATCCTTCAAGTGATAAATTTGATTTTATAAATAGATCTTTAACTAGTTCTGATTCTAATATTGTGGTTTTTTTAGTGCTGGTTGGTAATTTTTCATTTATAAATTCATTAAATTTATCATGGAATGCATATATAATATTTGCAAAAATATCTAAGTCATATATATCAATACCTGCGTTGCTTAATTCGGTTTTATTAACAAATTTAATAAGACTTTTTTTATCTTCATCAATAATATTACCTTTATTTAAAATTGGTCCTAATTCTAAATAAAAAGCAACAATTGGTTCTGATTCATCTGAAATTATTTTAATAGTATTTATATCCTTAGTATCATCATAAAAATTTTTTTTTTTATATATGGTGAATTACTACCAATTGCAAAAAAACGTAATCATATTTAGAATAATCATAATCATCTTGGTTATCATTATTTACAATACTGCTAAAAATACATTTTGGATCATTACATAATTTACCTTTATTTTCATTTATATTTTCTATAATGTGTATTCTAATACTCTTGTAGAAAATAATAATTTTTCATCATCATAACTTTCTTCTTTTAATCTTTGATTATTTGAAACATCATATAAGCAATTTTCACATGCTAAAACTTTTTGTTCTAAATTTTTAACTAATTTATCAGTAATAAATAATATATGTCTTCTTGTATAACCATTTTTTTTAAATCTATTACTTGTATGATGTGCTATTTGAATAACTTTTCTATTATCTTTGCTACTATCTTTTTTATTATTGTTATAATGTTCAATAAGTAATTTAGAAATAACTAAGTTTCCAATTGGACCATCACCAACAACTGCTATATTAATAATAGTCATATTATATTATAATGATATTTTTTAAAAATTGATTTATTTTTGTTAATGATTATAATTATAATGACCAAATTTTATGATGATTGGATTGATAGAAAACAATATTGGTTTAATCAGAATGATGAAAATGATAAATATTTATCAGATAATTATAGTCATTTAATAAATGATTATTCATATGATATTGAATTAAAACCGATATTGGGAATATTAATATATGATCAATTAACTAGACATTATTATAGAAATGAATATAGTAATCATATTTTAGTTTATTTTAATAATAAAGCATTAGAAATTGCAAATAAACATAAAACAGAATTATTTATAAAAAATTTGAATATAAATGATTGGAGTTTTTATATGTTAGCGTATAGACATTCTAATATAAGAGAAAATTTATTATTTGTAATGAATGAATGTTGGAAACTAGAAATAATACCAAAGAATTTTATTAAAGCTACATATACCAGAGCAAATTTTATTGAAGAATTAGATTATTATAATTATCCAATAAAATTTGATAGAACTATATTAGATAATAATCCATTAGTTGAGATATCATTAAAACAAGAATATAAAATTGGAAGATTTGAAAAACTTAATGCAGATATAATAATCATAAGTTTATCAGGTGGTGTTGATTCAGTTGCATGTTTATATAATATTCATAATTATTATAAAGAAAATGCAAATATAAAAATAGTTGCAATTCATATTAATTATAATAATCGTGAAGAAGTAGATGAAGAGGTCAAATTTTTACGTTGCTTATGTTCGCATCTAGATATTGATTTATATGTACGTAAAATAACTGAAATAACTAGACATAAATGCATGATTAATGATTTAAGGGATGTATATGAGACATATACAAAGAAAATAAGATTTAATTCATATAAAAAATTACAGAAAGGATATAAAAATCCATTAGTAATATTGGGACATAATAAAGATGATTGTTTTGAGAATATATTAACTAATATTGCATATAATAATAAATATGAGAATTTGATAGGAGTTGAATATCAAACAATAATTGATGATATTAATTTTATAAGACCATTGATTGATATAAAAAAAGATGATATTTATAAATTTGCAAATAAACATAATTTACCATATTTAAAAAATAGTACTCCTAATTGGTGTCAGAGGGGTAAAATACGATATGAAGTTTTACCAGTATTAGAGAAATGGGATAATAGAATAATAGATGGGTTATTTAATATTAGCAATATCTTAAAGAATTATAATGGAATTTTAAATAAATCAATTGAAAATTTTAAGATAGCAGAAATAGGTCAATTAGATACTTTAAATACATCTGAATTATATTGGAAATATGGAATACATAAATTATTTAATTTGTATATATCAAATAAATCATTAAAATCATTAATAGATCGCTTAGAATTATGGAAAATTAAATATGATAAAATAGATATTAATAAAAAGACAATAATAATTATAAATAAAAATATTAATATGATTATTATAAAACGTCAAAATAATCATTATGAATATTTATTAACAAAAAATGATTAATAATTAATTTTATTTTTGTATTTTATGACTAGTGGTATTATTGAGGTATATGATATAATTAATTATATTAGACGCTATATATTAAAAAATGATGTAGATAATTTTGCTTATTTTCCATATTTTGAATATGAAAATTTATTAGTTATTATTTTAAATGGTTTAAATGGAAATGGATATATAGAAAATGATATTATTTATATAAATTATTATAAAATTTTTATAACAAATAATAAAAATAATTATGAAATATTTATAGAATTTAATGATCTAACTGAACCAACAGGACCAATATAAAAAAATGATATAATGTTATTATGAATACTTCTTTCATAATAATAAAAATGAAGAAAATAGAAAGTATTCATAATAAAACAAAAATAATTCAAAATGACGAATTACCATATAATACAAATAATATTATGTTAAATCATGATGATTTGATGAATTTTTTCAATAATAATGGTTTGAATGATATTAAATATAATAATATTAATTTATATAGAACTGCGTTCATTCATAAATCTTATTGTACTATGAAAAATGCAGATTTTGCAACGGGAAATATGAATTGTCCTAAAAATTGCATAGCATTGCAAGATATGTCATATGAAAGATTAGAATTTTTAGGAGATGCAATTTTAAATATGGTTGTTGCTAATTATCTTTATTTTCGTTTTCCTGATCAAAACGAAGGCTTTTTATCTAAAATTAGAACAAGGATCGTTAATGGTAAAATGTTAGGATTTTTATCAAATGAAGTTGGATTTACAAGATTTGCAATAATATCTAAGCAGGTTGAAGATGCAAATGGAAGAAGTAATTATAAAATAATGGAAGATATATTTGAAGCATTTATTGGTGCTTTATATACAGATTTTCAGAGTGCTGATGATAGTGTAAAATTGCCTGAAAAGATAAAAATAATGCCATTAACAGGTGCTGGTTATTATATTGCTGAAAAATGGATTATTTATATAATTGAAAATTATATTGATCTTAGTGAATTAATTATACAAAAGACTAATTATAAAGATATGTTAGTATCATATATGCAACATTCCATTCAGGATACTCCGAAATTCTGTGAATTAGGTATAATAACAAAAGATTGCGTTAAAGTATTTAATTATAGTGTTAAAAATAGATTAGGTGATACAATAGCAACAGCAACTGGATTTTCAAAAAAAGATGCGGAAAATAATGTAAGTAAAGAAGCATTAATTTATTATGGTCAATTAACAACCAATGATTAATTTTATTAAATTATTATAATATAGATAATATAATAAATGAGTGCATCTTATCAGCGTTCTCAAATGCAGCTACAATTATCATTTATACCTACTACAAGTGAAGAGATAGATTATTTTTATCCTTCTAATTTTAAATTTACACCTGACCAACTAATACAAATAAAAAAACTTAATAGATTACCTCATCCAATTAATGATATAATATTAACAGAACAGCAAATAATAGATTTAAATGCATATCATAAAGAACAATTATTATATAACTTATCACCTCAATCAAAAGCAAATATGCAAATTTATTATAAAAAAATAGCAATGAAATTATCAGAACTATTTAGCAATCCTAATGTAACAACAATGGATCCATATTTCTTAAAATCATTTATTAATTCTAATGAAAAAATACCATCAGAAAAAATGCCAGAATTTTTTAAACATTTATTATATTATACTTATGCTTCAACAGCAACTGAAATTGAAAATCATCAAGAAGTTAATAAACATTTAGCTGATATTAATAAAAAATTAACAGAATTATTAAATAAAGAATTATTAAATAAAGAATTATTAAATAAAGAACAAAATAAAGAACAAAAAATACCTGCACCATAATCAATTTAAGTAGTTTTTTTATGCGTTTAATAAATTATTGTTATTATAAAATGAATAATTATTTTTTTTAATATATAAACAGTTATCAAAAATTATTTATATATAAATATAAATGGATTATACAAGAATACAAATTGATTCAATTGGTATTGGATTATCAAATATTTATAATTTAGATTTGACCAGAGATAATTTTATTAAAACACATTTAGCCGTTGGTGAAATTTATAATGAAAGTCATGATATAACATTAGATACAAATAATTTAAATCATTATCATAATTTAGTTGTTACTGAAAAAGCGGTAGGAGTTAATACATCTAGAAATATAATTATATCAAAACCTAATAATTCATTAATAGTTGAAGGTAATATTCGCTGTATGGGAACTATAACAGCTGAAAATATATTATTATCAGAAGACATAAATATATCATCAGATTTATCAGCAAATATTCAAACATTTAATCAAGTATTAAATAGAATATCATCTCATTTATTATTTTATCCAGTAAAAGATTATTTACAAGAAAATATTTATACAAATCATAATGTTACGATAGGAAGTATTAATCATGCTGATAATAATACAAATCCTTTAAAAATATCAAGGCATTGTAATAATAATATTAGCAATATTCAATTTGTAATTCAAAATAATGATATTACTAATAATATTCCTACTCGTTTTAGTTGTGGCATAATTGGTGGAGAAAATAATTGTCCATTTCATATGATTACATCACCTAATATGCCATTACATTTCAATATTAGTAAAACTTATTCAGATATAGATAATTTATATATTAGTGATAATGATAGAACAAATACACCTAATTATACGATTAATCAATATCCATCATTGGCATTAGATGTTAATGGATCTGTATTAATAAATTTAGATAAGATAACATCTGAAATAACATATGATTTTTATACTTATAATATAGCATCATCAACAATAATAAGTAATAAAACTGAATATCCTAATTTATATGTTAAAGGTAGTTTATATTCAGATATAATACTTATAAATGATTATGTTACTAATACACCTAAATCATTAGATAGTTTATATATAAGACAAGGTACAGCAGGAGGATTAAGTTTATATGCAAATCAAATCAGAGGAGGTAATTTTAATAAAGATGAATTTATATTTAATTCAAATGTTTATATTGGAACTGATATAAATAATTATAAATTAAAAATTTATGGTAATTGTGAAATAACAAGTAATTTAAATATTAATAAAAATTTAATATCAACTAATGTAATTATTAATAGTAATTTAATAGTAAATGGGACTGGAATATCTGATTTTAATAATGTATGTTATTTTTCAGGAGGAGCAAATTTTAATACATTAAATTGTACTGATAATATACAAACCAAATCTATTACTGTTACTGATAATATTTATTATAAAGGAACTTCAATAGATCACTTAGTTGGAATTGGAACAACATCGTCATTACAATTTACAGCAGTACCAGAAACAAATATAGATGATTTAACATTTTTAAATTATATTAATGTTGGAGGTCAAACAACAGCTATATCAGATGGAAATTATAATAGTCAAATTATTAATATTTATAAACATAGAGATAATCAAAAAAATCAATATGAATTATATTTACATGATACAACAATAACACCATATGGATCAGAAGCTTATATAGGACATGCAAAATTAAATACATTAGATAATGAATTGGATAATAGCTTAGTAATATTAACACAATATAATACAACATGGAATAATATTTATTTTTATGCGGGTAAAAATAAATTAAAAATTAATGATACACCACCAAATTTAGGTATATTTGAAAATAATAAAATAGGAATAAATACAATAAGACCTATAAAAACACTAGATATTAATGGAGATATAATAACATCAAATTATTATATTAGAAAAAATAATATAGAATATGAATGTGATATGATAATTAGGAAAAATAACTATAATTATTTATCAAATTTAACTATTAATGATGATAATAACGATGATATTAATGATATTAATAAGAAAAAATTAAATGTGAATGGTGGTATAAATTCGTATGATGGATATTATGAAGGTAATTATAAATTATGTTCAATAAAATATTTAAATTCAAGTAATGCAATAATTCAAAATACAAATATTGGATTAGGTGTTCAATATGAAGATCCTAAGATAACAATTCCATTTAAAATTCAAAATACAAATATAGATAATAAAAAGATAAATAATAGTGTTATTAGTTTTTATCGTTCCACAGATAATTCAAAATATTCAGGAATTGAATTTTGTGATGACTCAACAAATATTGCAACAGTATCAAAGAATAAATGGTATATTTATAAAAATCATATAACAGATGATGCAACTTATGCTGGACCATTGCAAATTGGATATATGAAAAATAGTTATAAACCCAAAAAATCATGTATAAATTTATATTATGATAATGATAAATATTATATAGATATAAATAATCCTATAACTTATACAAATGCATCAGATTTTAATAAAAATAAGGAAGATATGCGAATTACAGGTAATGTTAAAATAACAGGTGATATAGATATTGATGGTTCAATAAATATTAAAGGAAATTATAGATTTAATGATAATAATATATTATTTTCACCAAATCCAGTTGAAACAATAATAAATAAAATTTATTCATTAGGTAATAATGTTTATTATTATGATACTATATTATCTCCTAATTATCCTAAACGAATATCATTTACAAATTGTAATTTAGCATATGATACATATGTAAATATTTTAGATGATAGAAATAATTTTAATAGAGAATTAAATAGTAATAATTCAACTAGTAATTTTATTGTATCATCTAATAATTATGAATTTAATAAATTATTATTAGATGATGTAATATCTTATAATAATTTTGTAATAACAACATCAAATAATACAAATAATTATTTATCATATATAAATACAATTAGACCAGAAATAGATAATATATATAATTTAAGTAGTAATATAAAACATAATTATCTTAATAGCAATATTACTACTATATACACATCAAATAGTATAGATTATTCATTTAATAATAATAGTTTTATAACAGAACCAGATATAATAATAAGATATTCGGATTTATTATTTAATGCATTAAATAATGTTAATTATTCATATAGTAATTATAGATTATCATCAAATATTTATGATATAATTAGTAATTTATATACAACTACAACAACTACTTCAAATAGTTCATTAAATTTAGTAGGAACTTCAATAAATGATATGATATTAGCATCAAATATTTCAAATTTAATTGTATCTAGCTATGCAAATATAATTCATAATGCTGATATAAATATAATTGAAAAATTTGGATATTCTAATTTAGAATATTCATCAAATATATATTCAAATTCATTATTATATTATAATAATATTTCAAATATAAGTAATCAAATATTAATTAATAATCCAAATTTTTCAATAATATCCAAAGCTTATGTATCAAAATCATTATTATACACTGATTATATTAGTTCAAGCAATTTCTATCATTATTGGAAAAATCCAACATTAAAAAAGGAAATAATAGGAGAAAATATAAGTGAAATAATAGCAACAAACAATAATATATCATCCAATAATTTAAAATACTTAGATTACTTAAAGAACACTGATTTAAATATTTATTATAATTTTTATAATAATATTAGTAATTTGATATTACCAATAAAAACAAATATAACAATAACAAGTAATTTGTTAGTATCAAATACCAATAGTACTAATAATATTTATCAAGCATTAACAATACCAATAAGAAGTTATTTGGATAGTGCATATATTAATAGTAATAATGCATATAGTAATTATCAATTGATATCAAATATATCAAATGAATATAGTAATGTATTTTTAATAAATATTGATAATATTTATAAGAATTCTAATGTAATTAGTAAATATACGACAATAACAAGTAATTTAAAAATAAATATTAATGAGAATAATAATAGTAATCAGCTATATTATGATACATTTTTTAATAAAATAGATTTAGCACAATTTTTGGATTTATATTCAAATGCATCAAATACTACAATTTATTCATTAAATTCTTATAAAATATCATCAAATATTTATAATGATATTAATTATATTAATAATTATATAAGTGATTATATTACAACTGCTAATAATTATAGATTATTATCAAGTAATTATTTAAATAATTCTATAAATATTTATAATAATTTGAGTAATATTTATATTAATAAAAATTATATTACAGATATTGCTAATATACTTAAAACAGGTAATAGTAATAAATTAATAGCATCTAATATATATCAATCATCAAGTAATTTTTATAGAAATATAGAAAATATAAAAATAATATCATCAAATTATACTATAATATCATCAAATGATATGATTAATTCATCTAATTATTATTTTAATAATAGTAATTTTCAAATATCACATAATTCATATATAGAAATACCTGAATCAGCAGGACTAGATGTATTATCAAATTTATTAGTTTATAATAGTAATAATTCAGTACTTACTTTAAATAATATTACAACAATTTATGATAATATATATAATAATTATCCATTATTATATTCAAAAATTAATTCAGAATTATATAATAATATAAATTTAAATTCAAATTTAATTTTAAATAATATTAATTCAACAACACGAATAGTTGATGCTGTAAAGACTGATATTAACACTTATTTAAATAAAGCAATAATTAATAAAAATAATTCAAGTAATTTAGATTTAATAATATCAAGATTTGATCCTGATTTTAGTTCAAATTTACTATTTTATTCAAATACTGATGAAATTAGAGATGGTATTAATGCGGTCAAAAATTATATTGATAATTTGAAAATTACAATGAATAATTTTAAATCAGATATAATAACTTTATGTTCAAATTTTAGTTATCTATTTGAATTAAATGAAGATTTAAATGCTATTTATAATGAAACAATAGTAAATATTACTTATAATATAAATTTATTGAGAGAAATAACAGCAGAAATTATAAATTTGGATAATAATATAAATGATAAAGAATTATTATTACAATTAATATTACATAATACAAATAAATATATTAATTTTATAAATAATTCATATACATTATCAAATTCATTAACATTATTTGTTGAAACATTATCAAATTATATTGGTATTTATATAAATACATCATTATCATTAATACCTTTATTAAATACATTAATTGAATATGCAAATATGCAATTAAATTTAAGTTGGTCTGATATATCACAACAGATTGTATTATTTGCAAGTTTATCATATTCAGTTAATTCTTCAATAAAATCAATAACAACAGTTAATACAACTGGTCAAAATACTGATGTTTTAATCATAGGTAATAATATTAAAATATATCCAACTAGATCTTTAATAATTGGTCATGATAATGATTATTCAAAATGGTTAGAATCAATAAATGATATTGATAATAATTCAGCTGCTTATATTTATAATAATAAGTTTGATAGTTGTGCATGTAGTTTTAATTGTAGATCAAAAACATTTTTAACATCTGGTGCAGGTGATTTATCATTAAAATCATCATCATCGATAGATATAAATTTAATAGATACATTAATTAAACCCGATCCAACATTTGAAAAATCAATAATAGATGGTGTTTCATTAAAAATATCAAATGTATTTCATAGAGCTACAACTGATTTTATAACATCATCAAGAACAAATTCAATATTTGAAATAACACGAAAAAAATTATTAAGTAAACCTTATTTTAGTTTTTATACAACAGAAAATGATATAAATATAATGAATATTGGAGGTGGACAATTTTATAACAGTACTAATGATTGTATAGTTGAGGATACATTAGTTCATATTAATGATACTACATCTGAAAATTTATTAAAATTAACTAATAATTCAACAAATCCAATTAAAATAGGATTTACGCAAAATAATATTAATAATTGGCAATTATCTGTATCAAATACATTTAGTTATAATTATAACTTAAATAATGTATTAACAATAACCTCAAATGGATTAGCAATAAATTCAGATAATAATGATAATGCATCTATATTTATTAATAGTTTTAATAATAAATCAGCGTTAGAATTAAAAAATAATTATATATCATTATTAACACCTATAATAGATACTAAAAATATTAATGTGAATAATAAATTGCAAGTTTCAATAAATGAAAATGGAATTATTTATTCAAAGAAAAATGATGATAATACAGATTATGATTTAAGAACAACAAATTTTTATTATACATCAAATATATTATTTGGTAATATAACACATACTCTTAGAAATATAAGTGTGAATTATAATAATATAAATGATAATTTAAAATTTACATATAATGATACATTAAAAACAGTTGATTTATTGCCTATATTGCAATTTAATGATCCAAATATTAGTTATTATTATGCATATAATATTAATTATACAATAGCAACATTTAATTTTGATATATCTATTGTACCAGCTGATTCACCATCAATAAGATATAAAGTGCCAAAAGTAGATACTAATTTAATAAATGTTTCATATCAAACATTAGATAAAACTAATAGTTTAGATACACCACCAAATGGTATAAATTATAGTGTTGATAATCCAAATTTAACAAGAGTATTAGTAACAACAAATATAATAGGATCTGCTTTGCAAGGTGAAGATTTAGGTATAGTTAAATTAGATTATACATATAGTACACCAGGAAAAAATATTAAAATTTATAATTATATTATATTTAATAAATATGCATCATTTAATTTAGATTTATTAGATTTAACCTTATCAAATTATAATTATAATTTAATAAGATTAAATAATATTATTCCTACTAGTTTATATAATGGTAATTTTACAAATACAATAGTAAAAATACAAGAGAATGATAAGATTATTATTAATAATACTATTAATTATTTAAGATTAATACCTGATAAACCAAAAGAAATAATTACAAATTCAGAAAATAAATTAAAAGTATATCCAATAAAATTGAATAATAAATTATATAATATACCAATTGATATTACGATTAATGATACATATGATATTTATAAAGATTGTGATTTGTTTATAGATTATGTTAAAACTACTGCTAAATTACCATTAATAAAACAAACAAATATTTATAATAATGCACATAATATTTATAGTTTTACAGATGATTATGAGATTTATTTAAATGATACTAAATTATTAAATATAAATTCACAGGGAACATTAAATACAACTGGAAATATTGAAACTAATAATATATATTTAAAGGGTGATATTTATAATAGTGATGGTTTATCATTATATGATAATATATTATCATTAATAAATAATGTATCATCAACAACAAATTTTGAATTAAATACGAGAAATATAATATTAAATCCAGCAGTCGGATATAGGGACACTTATAAAGGAGGGATATTAGTAAATGGAAATAATATTAATATTAAAAATAATAATTTATTTCAAATAAATAATTTTTCAGATAATGATAATTTTTTAACATTAAATTCATGTACAGCAAATTCATATATTCATTTTAATAATAAAATAACAAAAGTTGTTGACAATATTAATATAAATTATAATTCAATTTATAAAATAGGTTTAACAGGAGAAACATTTGGAATATGGAAATATAATTTATCAGAATATAATAATAATTTATTTATAGATACAAATAATACGACAAATTGTAAAAATGCATTAGAAATAAATTATAATACATCTACAACCAATTTTGAATTAAATTTTAAAGGAACTATATCTTCAATTGCTGATAATAGTCTTAGAAGAGATATAAGCGTTATTGATAATGCCTTAAATAAATTAACTACTTTGCAGGGAATAACATATGAAAATATTGGAAGTGGTTCAACTGGAAAACGACAAACAGGATTATTAGCAGAGGAAGTTAATAATGTATTACCAGAAGCAGTATATATTGATAATGATGGATATTATAATATTGCATATGGAAATTTAGCAGGTTTAATAATTGAATCAATCAAAGATTTAAAAAATCAGATAAATTCAATTAAAACACATTTAAATATGACTTAATTATTTATTTTTATCATTGTTCTTTTTAATATTAAGAACTTGTAAAATTTTATTATATGTTTTATTATCAAATGGATATCTACCACTTTCAATTTTTGAAATAAAATCAGATGAAATAACTGGACTTATTTTTTTTGATAACTCTTTTTGAGATAGATTTGCTGCTTCTCTTGCTTGTTTAATAATATTTATTTGATCAATAGTATAATAATTAATTGGAATAATATCATCCGTATCTTTTTTAATATCAATATGAATATTAGATTTTGATTGCTGAGATACAATAGATTTTGGTTTTTTGTTAGTTAAAACAACAGGTTTAAAATCTTGATAAACTTTATATCCATTCATTTTAATTATAATAAAATAAAATAATATCATTTTTTTTATTTGGAAAAATTAAATGGATATAAACATAAGATATATATATTACAAATAAATAAAATGGCAACTAAACTAATTATCGATAAATTTGTATCATCAGTAGATGTATCAAATTCATATTCATTATCTGATTTAGTTAAACTTTTAAAAGAAGCACATAAAAACACTAAGCATACTGATAAAAATGGAGTAGATAAACCTAAAAAGGCACCATCTCAATATAATCTTTTTATTAAGGATCAGATGGCAATTCTTAAAAATGATGGATGTAATCCAAAAGAAAGAATGAAAAAAGCAACCGAAGAATGGAAAAGACAAAAAGGAGCTTCAACGCCATCAGAAGCTCCATCAGATGAAACTAGTTAAATTAATTTCAAAATACTCTTTTTTTTTACATAGTTCTTAATGTATTACGAACTTTCATAATAGCTAGACCAAGTCTATTTGTACCTTTCCAATTTTCAATAGGAGTGTTGAGAGTTTCTGTGATATTCATACCATTGCCCCATATTTTATCATAAGGAGAACATTCAACATATATTTTTCCACCACTATTTAATAATTTTTGTTTTAAATCAGGATTTTGAGTAAATTTTGCAAAATTTGCTTTATAAACGATATAATCAACAACTTCATTCCATTTATCTGCATCAAAATTTTTAACATTTCTTCCTAATGATTTATGTTCTTTTGGATCATCGGATAACATAATTAATTTTTCTGCATCAGCATCATTAAAAAATCGTGCTTTTTCAGCCATCATATATTTTTCGCAACAATTATAAGTTTTATCATCAATTATGAAAGGTGCAATATACCATTGAGAAGGATATTTTGATTTGAAATAAATACCAACATCATTCTCAAAGAATTTTTCATTTTCATTTGTAGCCATTTTTTTATAATAACAAAAATAAAAAGAAATAATCATTTTTTTTAATAATAAAAAATGATTATGATAATAATAATAATCAATAAATGACTACTATTAAAGAAAAATTAACAAAAATAGAATTAATAAATAGTATAACAGTACATTATTTAAAAAAAGGTATTTTATGCGAAAATTTGACAAAAATATCAAAAGTAAAATTATTGGAACTTTATATTGATAATAATATTGCATATGTAAATAACGACGAATTGAAGAATGAAATAATAACAGTTGAAAAATATAATCATTTGCGAGATATTATTCATTGTAATTTTATAAAATATGAGAATATACCATATGATGTAATTGAAAAAATAAAATCAGATACAACAAATGAAGAATTAGAAACAATTATTTTAAAATATAATTTAAAATATGAAAAATCATTTGATCATATTAAAGAATTAACATTAAATTTATATAAATCTTATACAAAATATTGTGAAAAATCTTCTATTAAAAATCAATGTGTTTATATAACTCTTCCCAGTATTTCAAAAGTATTTAAGGAGTTAATTCAATCTCCTTAAATATATTAAATTTCTTTAAATGTTTTTATAAATAACTTAGATGTTTCTTTTGTATCTATAATAGGTTTAGGATAATTAATATTTGGATATTGTTTTGTTTCCCAATTTAAAATAATTTTATTTGATATATCTTTAAGTTCTGGAACCCATTTTTTTATATAATCACAATTATTATCAAATTTTTTCATTTGTAATGTTGGTGAAAATATTCTAAAATAAGGTTGACTATCTGTTCCAGTTGATGCACACCATTGCCATCCTCCATTATTTGAAGATGGATCATAATCAACTAATGATTTTGCAAAATGTTCTTCTCCTTTTCTCCAATCAATTAATAAATTTTTTACTAGAAATGATGCTACAACCATGCGACATCTATTATGCATCCATCCACATACTTTTAATTGTCTCATTGCGGCATCAATTAATGGAAATCCAGTTAATCCATTTTTCCATTTTTCTAATAATATATTATTATCATTCCATTTTATTTTTTCATATTTCTTTATAAAAGATTGTCCTTTTAATACATATGGAAAATAATATGTTATTATTGCATAAAAATCATGCCAAAATAATTCTCTAATTATTCCATGTTTTACAGGTAATGAATAATAAATTTCCCGAATACTTAAACAACCAAATTTAATATATGCGCTTAATTTAGTTGTTTTATCTAGAAATGGATAATTTCTTTCATTATCATAATTATCAAATTTACCAGATTTAAGTTTTTCTAATATTAATAATGCATTTTTTCTCCCACCATTAACAGAAATAAATTTATTTGGTTTAGGTCTTAAAAAATTAAATGATATTAATTTCTTTTCATTATCATTAATAAAATTAAAAGTTTTATTAGTTAATAAAGCTCTCGGTATTTTTAAAATACTTTTTATATAAAATGGTGTAAATTTTAGATATGGATCTTTATTATCTTTTGTTATTACTCCCATATTATGTAATGTATAGTCTTCTTCTGCAATAATTTCTATTTTTTTATTATTAGCCCATAAATCAATATCATTATCTCTTTTTTTTGCATAAGGTGTATAATCTTTATTATATGCAATATTATCAAATTTATATTTTTTATATAAATCATCTAAAATAGAAATTTCATTATCAGTATAATAATAATTTATAAAATCTAATTCATCTAAACATTCAAATAAAAATTGTGCTGCATTTTTAGAATAATATTTATTTACATTTTCATCTATTTGTTTTTTATTAAATATAAATATAGGTAATATTTCTGATTTTGGATATTTATTTTTCACTATATTTAATGTTGTATTATCATAAATTCTCAAATCTCGTCTAAATATAAATAAAGTTATCATATCATATATATATATAATGATACAATTATTATCTTTTGATATTGGCATTAAAAATATGGCATATTGTTTTTCTATTATTTATGAAAATGAATTTATAATAAAAGAAATTGATAAGATTGATTTAAATTGTAATAAAACTAATATTCAAAATATAATTGATAATACTATTGAATTTTTAGATGATTTAATCATTAAATTAAATATTGAGGATACCAAAGATAAATTAATAATATTAATTGAATGTCAAATGACATCAATAATGAGAACTATTCAAACGTGTATTAATACTTATTTTAAATTAATTGGAAAACATTTAAATTTAGATATTGAAACAATATATGTATCACCCAAACATAAATTAAAAATAATTGATGATTATAGCGATACAATAATTGCATCAAATAAATATAAACAAAATAAATTTGATGCCATTTATTATACTATCCATTTATTAAAAACTGTTTATAAAAATGATGAGATATTAGCAATAATTAATTCTCATAAAAAAAAAGATGATTTATGTGATGCCTTTTTAATGTGTGTATATTATCATATAAATCAAAAAAAAAATAAATAAATATTTATATAATATAGGAATAATGGCAACAAAAGAGCAAAAAATTGAAAAAGCAAATGATATATTATCAATTATTATACTTATATTTTTAATAGTATGGATTATTGGTGGTATAATATCATTTATAGCTAGCATGATGTGTTTAGGTTATGAATCACCACCAAAAGATAAAATATTAGGTGTTGTATTTAGTATTATTGCAGGACCATTCTTTTGGATTTATTATGCATATAATATAAATTATTGTAATAGATTAACTAATCAATATAATCAATATTATTAATAATATTAATAAAATATTGATTATATATAGATCAATAATTATGAGTGCTACCACATTAGATAAAATAGATTTAAAAATAATAGGTCCCGAACAAGTAACAGCAGCACCAACAACAACTGATCCATTAAATCAAGTTGGTGAATATGATATGTTTAGTTTATTTTTAGGACCGAGAGCACCATTAATTTATGCAATATTTAAAATAGTAACAAGTTCTGTATATTTTATATGGATAGCATTATTAATTTTAATATGGATTATATCAGGATTTGTAGCATTTATAGCATCAATTGCATGTTTATTCTATAATTCATCAATTGGAGATAAAATAGCTGGCTTAGTGATGGCATTATTCGCAGGTCCATTTTATTGGCTATTTTATATTTATAATATGAATTATTGTAATAGATATTATTATTAAATAATATTTAGCTATTTGCAATAGTTGTCAATTGTTTTATTACATTACTATTAAAATCAGTAATTTTATTAGTGTCAATAGCTTTTGCTAAATTCAACCAAAACTTATCTAATAAAAATTTCTTATTACTTTTATTAATTTCTTTACATTTTTTATATAACCATTTATATAATTTCATTTTATTAGTAATACTACAATTATCTTTATTATATGGACAAATCATTCCTTTACCTAAGTCATGTTGCATTTTATCAGGTAATACATTATAAATTTCACAAAATACAGTATAATTATAAGGTTTACATTGTATTTGAACGTGTTTAAAATCAGTATAAACATCACTATCGTCAATAATAATTATCTCTGGATTTTTAGGCTTAATTTTATCTAATAATGGATCAATAGATTTTGAATAAGATTGTAATTTCTTATTTTTAAATTCTTTACATTCTTCTCTTGTAAAAACAGGTCTATTTAATTTTATATTATTTTCTTTTTCTATTAATTTTATTTGTATATTAGCCCAATCTTTACTTGAAGCAGTATAAACATAAAAATATACATCATTTTTATATAATTCACGCATTTTATTAATAAAATGAACAAAATAAGGACGAACTAATTTTGATTTTTCATTATAATATGATGATAATATCTTATTGATATTAATTAATTGTTTTCCATTATTCATTATTTTTGCAATATTATATAATTGTAATTGATAACTACAATCGCCTATAATTGTACTATCTAAATCAATAATAAATACATATTTTTTCATTATTTTATCTGTATAATGTTTAGAATAAAAATGTTTAAAAATCAAATAAAAATTAAACTAACTCAAAAAGAAATTTGCGATAAATGGCTTGAAAATAAAACTATCAATCCTGAAACATCGCGCAAAATTAAAGAAAATGGAGTTGTATATAAGGAACTATCAAAATTATGTTCCTTAAATCAGAAAGATTTATGTGATAAATGGTTATTAAATAAAAATATTAATCCAGAAACATCACGTAAAATCAAAGCATCAGGAATTATTTATAAAAAACTTCAAAAGAAATGTATTGTAGATTTTATTAAATCATCTGATAAGGAAGATTTTCATTTAAATCGCATCAAATTTTTTTATAAAATTAATAAATATATTTTATCATTAAAAGGTAATAATAATTGTTTAACATTAAAAAAAATAGGACCTAATATATGGTTAGGTAAAAAACTTGATTTACATAATTATTTATCTTATTACAAAACTAATAATAATAAATTATCAATTAAAATTACAAATGAAGATGAAAGTAATAAAAAAGAAACTAAAATTTTAAATGAATTGAGTACTAATACAATAGTATTAAAATGTCCTCATTTTTTAATTACATATGGATCATTAATATGTAATAATAGATATATAAAAGTGAATGAAATAGTTGATGGTAATTTGAAAGATTTATTATTATCAAAAAAGAAGGATATATTAAATATTATTACACAAATATTTATATCTTTAATGTTTTTTCATAAATATATTGATGCATATTATTTTGGAAAGGATTATGATTATTATAATTATTTAGAAATAAATTCAGGTGGTTATTTTTATTATAATATTAATGGTAAAGACTATTATTTGGAAAATTTTGGTTATTTATTTATTTTATCAAATTTTAAAGATGTAGAACCATTTGATAATAATAATAAATTTGCTAATCCAAAATATATGAGAATGCAAATAAATAGAGATTATACATTTTTAATACATCTATTAGATTTACATATAAATTTATTAAGTAATAAAGAAATTGGAATAATTCAGCAATTAAATATGATTATAAATAAATATAATAATGAGTTTAATTATAATTTATTTAATAAATTAGATAATGAAATTTTAAAATTCTTACTTAAAAATGTTTCATCTTTTTCATCTACTATTAAATCATCTAATATTATAAATAAAACCCCATATATTATTAGATAATATATGGTAATATTAACAAAAAAAACTTTATGTGATAAGTGGTTATTAGATAAAACTATTAACCCTCAAACATTACGCAAAATTAAAGAAAATGGACCTGTATTTAAAGAACTTGAAAAAAAATGCGCCTTAAATCAAAAGAAAAATATTAAATTAAATCAAAAAGAGATTTGTGATAAGTGGCATAAAAATAAAACTATTAATCCTCAAACATTACGTAAAATTAAAAAAAATGGACCTGTATTTAAGGAACTTGAAAAAAAATGTTCATTAAAATCATCAGATAAATCCTTTAAATCCTTTAAATCAGAACCAAAATCATCAGATAAATCCTTTAAATCCTTTAAATCAGAAGAAATTATAAGTTCAAATACAAAAAAAATAGCGGCAGTCAAAAAAATACATAAATTATTTATTCCTTATATTAAACGTACATCAATTAATATAATTGATCGGATTAATTATTATTTAATAATTAAAAAATATTTATTATCAATAAAAGAAACAAAAAATTGTGTAAGATTATATAATATTGATGAAAAAACTAATAAACCAATTTATAGAGTTGGAAATAAAATTATATTAGATAAACAAATCGGATCTTTAAGTGCATATGGTATTGCATTTTTATCTCATTTTAAATCTAATAATAAAAAAGGTACTACTTTTGATAAATTAAATAAATTTGCAGTTAAAATAACAAATCAAGGTAAAGATAATAAAAAAGAAATTAAAATTTTAGAAGATTTAACAAAATTAGTTATAGATTTTAAATGTCCTCATTTTCCTATTTCATATGGTTCATTGAGATGTAATAATGCACGTGTTAAAAGTGAAAATCCTGATGATTATTCAATTGTTAAAGATAAACATAAAGTTAAGAAACTTTTTCCTAATTTAATAAATAAAAATAAATCATTATTAATTCAAATAAATGAATTAGCATCAGGTGATTTAAAAAACTTTTTAAAATCAAATAATAATAATGATAAATTAAATGTATTAACACAATTATTATTATCTATTATGTTTTTCCATAATTATACAAATTCTTATCATTGTGATACTCATACTGGCAATTTTCTTTATCATAAAATCAATCCAGGTGGTTATTTACATTACAATCTTTATGGTAAAGATTATTATTTAGAAAATCAAGGTCATTTATGGGTAATATGGGATTTTGGTATAGTTCAGCCATTTTTAGAAAATAATAATTATGGTCCTGCAAATAAAAATATTAGTGTAAATTATGATTTTTCAATAATATTAGATAGATTACATTTATATGAAAATAGTATTACACCTAATGAATTTGCAATAATAGAATTATTAGAAAAATTAATAAGAACTTATAATGTTTATACAGATCCTAAGTATTTAAAAAATATTCATAAAGAAATATTAATTATTTTATCTAAAAATGTATCATCATTTACAACAATTAAACCATCAAATATTATTAATAAAAAACCTTATATAATTGGAGAAGAAAATCAAGATAAAAGATCACCGCCAAAAGTTAAACCAACAGTTTTAACTAGATTATTTAGTATATTTAAATAAAACCGTTTATATAAGTAGATAATAATGCTAACACAAAAAGAGATTTGCGATAAGTGGCTTAAAAATAAAACTATTAATCCTGAAACATCACGCAAAATAAAAGAAAATGGTCCTGCTTATAAAAAACTTCTAAAAAAATGTTCCTTAAATCCAAATGACATTTGTGATAAGTGGCTTAAAAATAAAAATATTAATCCTGAAACATTGCGTAAAATAAAAGAAAATGGTCCTGTTTATAAAAAACTTCAAAAGAAATGTAAAGATAAATCTCCAATAAAATCTTCACTATCAATAAAAAAATCAGATATAAATTCTGAAACAAAGAAAATAGATGCAATAAAAAAAATACATAAATTATTTATACCATATGTTAAACGTACATCGGTAAATATTATTGATCGCATAAATTATTTTATTATTATGAAAAAATATGTATTATCAATAAAAGAAAAAAATAATTGTTTAAGATTATATAATTATGATCCTATAACTTATAAAACAATTTATAGAATTGGTAAAAAAATAATATTAGATAAGCAAATTGGAACAAAAAGTGCATATGGTATTGTATTTTTATCTCATTTTAAATCTAATGTAAGATATGGAACTGTTTTTGATAAATTAAATAAATTTGCAGTTAAAATAACAGATCAATCAAAAGGAAATAAATTAGAATTAGCAGTTTTGAAAGATTTAACAAAATTTGTAGTTGAATTAAAATGTCCTCATTTTCCTATTACATTTGGTTCCCTTAAATGTAATAATTCTAAAATTAAAAGTAATAATTCAGATGATTATTCAATAGTTAAAAATTATGCTAAGAAAAAACATTTATTACCTGATTTTGTTGCAGATAATAAAGCTTTATTAATTCAAATAAATGAACTAGCAGCGGGTGATTTACATAGTTTAATAATACAATTTAGAAAATTTAATATTTTAAATATTTTTTGTCAATTATTTATTGCACTTATGTTTTTTCATAATTATACTAATTGCTATCATGGCGATCCTCATACTGGCAATTTTCTATATCATAAAATAAAACCAGGTGGGTATTTTCATTATAATATTTATGGTAAAGATTATTATTTAGAAAATCAGGGTTATTTATGGGTTATATGGGATTTTGGATTAATAAAACCTTTTACACAAAATAATAAATATGGTACAATAATTTTAAAATATGCAATAAATTTTGATTATAATTATATATTAAATGCATTAAATTATTATAATACATATTTAAAATCTGATGAAGTTTTAATAAAAAAAATGTTTAGAGAAACAATAATTAAAAATTATGATAATATATATGATTATAAATTGCTTAAATTATTAAATATGGAAATATTAGATTTCTTAATTGCTAATGTTAATTCTTTTAAAACTGTTAAACCATCAAATATTATTAATAAAACCCCTTATATAATTAGATAATAATGCATAAATTAAGTCAAAAAGAAATTTGCGATATTTGGCTTAAAAATAAAAATATCAATCCTGAAACATCACGCAAAATTAAAGAAAATGGTCCTTTATACAAAAAACTTGAAAAAAGATGTTCCTTAAATAGAAAATCTGATAAAGAGATATGCGATAAGTGGTTTAAAAATAGAAATATCAATCCTGAAACATCCCGCAAAATCAAAGAAAATGGTCCTTTATATAGGGAACTGCAAAAAAAATGTTTATTGGATAAGGATGATGCCGCGGATAAAATACAAAAATTATTTAAACCATTTATTAAAAGAGTTTCTGCTAATATAATTGATCGTATTAATTTTTTTATTATAATTAGAAAATATATTTTATCAATAAATAAAAAATATAAAAATATTTGCATGAGATTATATAAATTTGATAAAAAAACTAATTTACCTATTTATAGACTTGGAAATAAAATTATTTTAGATAAACAAATTGGATCAAAAAGTGTATATGGTATTGCATATTTAGCTCATTATGAAAATGATATTAATAATCAATCTAAATTAAATACTTTAAATAAATTTGCAGTAAAAGTTATAAATTATTCTATTAATAATGAAATAGAATATAAAGTTTTAACAGAAGTTTCTAAACAGGTTATTTTATTTAAATGTCCACATTTTCCTATTACTTATGGTTTAATATCATGTGATAATAAAAATATTAAAAGTAATAATAATATTGATCTTAAAATTAATAAATCAGATATTGATAAATCTAAGTTTTATCCTGATTTAATTAATAATAATTTATCATTATATTATCAAATTAATGAATTAGCATCTGGTGATTTAACTAAATTTAGATCTTATAATAGTAAAAATGCTACATTATTATTAAATTCATTAGTTCAAATATATATTTCTATTATGTTTTTTCATAAATATATTAATGCTTACCATAATGATGCTCATGGTGGTAATTTTCTTTATCATCTTATTAAACCAGGTGGTTATTTTCATTATAATATTTATGGTAAAGATTATTATCTTGAAAATATTGGTTATTTATGGGTAATATGGGATTTTGGTTTAATACAACCATTTTCAAATAGTAAACTAATAAATAAGAATAAATTTGGCAAATATAAAAAAAAACTTAATATTACTTGTGATTATATTAAATCAATATCAAAATATCTAGAATATTCTAGATATTTTGATAGCAAATTCATTACTATTATAAATAAAATTAATTTAATATTAACTAAATATTCTTTAACAACTAATTTTTTATTATTATCTGATTTAAATAAAGAATTATTAAAAGTTATGATTAGTAATATTTCAACATTTACAACTATTAAACCTGATAATATTATAAATAAAAAACCCTATATTATATAGAATAAATATGCAATATGATAAAAAATGTAAACCGCCTATATGTGAATATTCAATTGCTAGGGAAAAATGTGTAAAACCTAATCCATATATTCAATTTAAATCGCGCTGTTCTAGGAAAAATATACCAACTTCTCAATGTATTTCTGCATATAATGCTAATAAGAAATATGCATCTGAAAAAGCTTGTGATTATTATAAAGAATATTTAATTCATAATGAAGAAAAAATACGAAAATTAATCAATGAAGGACCTAAAAAAATAGGAAGACCTAAAAAAAATAAAATTGATATATCACCTCCACCCAAAAAAGAACCTAAGCCTAAAAAAGAACCTAAGCCTAAAAAAGAACCTAAGCCTAAAAAAGAACCTAAGCCTAAAAAAGAACCTAAGCCCAAAAAGGAACCTAAACCAAAGAAGGAACCTAAACCAAAGAAAGAACCTAAACCAAAGAAGGAACCTAAACCAAAGAAGGAACCTAAACCAAAGAAAATATTAACACCTCCTATAATTTTTAAAAAATCATCATCATCACCATTATCATTTGCTATATCTTCTTCTAAAAAATCTGATAAATCATCAATAAAATCATCAATAAAATCATCAATAAAATTACCAATAAAACGTTCATCAAGTAGTACTTTTAATTTAAGTAAATCAACACTAGCTAATCCATCATCAACTTCTATCAAAATTATATCAACTCCGTCAAATCCATCAACAGAATCAACATCTTTTCAATCAGTTGTATCATCTTTATCGCCATTATCATCATCTTCAACTAGATTTCAATCATTAAAAACATTATCATCATCTTCAAATAAAATAAAAACAGAAAGAACAAAAACACCTAGTAATATAGAATATAATATTAAAGAAATTCAAAAAGAAAATAGAGTATTAGAAGAAAATCTCAGAAAATTGATAAGACAAAATAAAGCATTAGATACAAGTTCTGCTATTAATAAAAAAGCTAAAAAAATAGGTAAATTCTTAGTACCTTTAATGCGTAAACAAAGAGCTAGTAATATAGATGCAAGAATTAAATATTATAAAATTTTACATAAATATATTCAATCAAGAAATAAATATCATAATAATTGTTTAAGATTATATAAATATAATTCTACTAATCAGCTTCCAATTTATAGAATTGGCAATCGCATAATATTAGATAAAAAAATTGGCACAGAAAGTAAATATGGAGCAGTATATTTATCACATTATAAATTTGAAAATAAAAATTTTAATAAACAATTTGGAAAATTATTTAAATTTGCTACAAAAATAAGTGATGGATCTAATAGTAAAAATATTAATGAATATACTGTATTAAAAGATTTAACTGACATTGTTATTAAAAATGAATGCCCGCATTTTCCCATTTCTTTTGGAAAATTAACATGTAATGACCAACTAAATAATAAACATATATTAACTTCTTATAAAAGTGATAGAGAACAATCATTTGTAAAATTAAATACAAATTCCTTTAAATCATTTATAGATGATATGCCTAGAAATATTAATGGTATATCTAATTTAATAATAACTTTAAATGAATTAGCTGATAATGATTGTAATAATTTTATTAAAGTTTATTATAATAATAAAAAAATTATTTGGAATGCATTAGTTCAAATAATTTTATCAATAATGTTTTTTCATAAATATATTAATGCATTTCATCGCGATTCACATAGTGGCAATTTTTTATATCATATAACTACACCAGGTGGATATTATCATTATAATATTTATGGTAAAGATTTTTATCTTGAAAATATTGGATTTTTATGGGTCATATGGGATTTTGGTTTAATAAGACCTTTTTCTAATAGTACATTAATTACTAATAATAAATATGGTTTTGGATATAATGATACATTAATAATTATTGATTATTTTAAAATAATTAAAGATGGTTTTAGACATGTAAGCGTAGATGGTGGTGTCGATGATAGATATATGTTTTCTGATGATATTAATTTATTTATTGAAGATATATTTGATATATTATTAGAAGATAAATATAGATTAAATACTGATATTAACTATTTGCCAGAATTAAATAAAAAAATTATAAATAAATTAGTTGGTTATTTAGATTTTAATACTTTTAAAACTGAGATAGGTACTGATGATATTATTATTAATGGAAATAAACCATACATTATTTAAATTATTTTTTTAAAGTTATTTTTATAAAAAAAATGATAATTAATTATTTATAAATAATTACGCATAATAAATGTTATCTATTACATGCAATTTAAATTGTATATGTGTTGATGCTGATTGTTCTTATAAACATTATATTACTTATAAAGACAGAAAAATTGTTAAACAATTTTATGATACGCTTCCCAATAAAATGAAAGATGAACCTAATGCTGATACACGTAAAAAAAATTGTACATTTGGGCAATTATGTGATAAAGAAACATGTGGTTTTAGACACCGTTTATCATTTGTAAATCGTGAAAAATTAATTGTATCTTATAAATTCAATAAAATTTGTCCATCAGTATCATCCGAAATTACTGCTCCTAAATCTTCTGAAAAAAAGATAACTTTAAAATCATTTACTCAAAATTTATATTTATCATTAGATGAAGAAATTGAAGAAAAAAAAGAAGAAATTATTGATCAACCTAAAATTACTAAGTCATGGGTTGATGCAGTTGTAAATAAAAAAGAAGAACGATGGGAAGATATGGCAGAAGAAGATTTTTATATGAAATTTTAAAAATTGACTTTATAAATAAAAATATATTTTTTATTTATAATGAATACAGTAAGAAATATTGAAATTAAAAAAAATACTATTTTTGTTTCTATCGCAAGTTATAGAGATAATGAATGTGAAAAAACATTAAAATCGTTATTTGATAATGCTAAACATAAAAATAATTGTTTTGTGGGAATTTGTCAACAAAATGATTTTAATATTGATGAAGATTGTCTAATTAATAATGAAATGAAATGTAATATTAGTATTATTCGCATTCCATATTTTGAAGCAAAAGGACCAACATATGCCAGATATTTATGTTCTGGATTATGGAATGGTGAAGAATATTATTTACAAATTGATAGTCATTCAACATTTATTAAAGATTGGGATGAAAAATTAATAAATATGATTAAAGAAATTAAAAATAGACAATTATCATTAAAACCAGTATTAAGTCATTATCCAATTGATGTTAAAAAAATAGATGAAAAGACAACCACAATACCTCATATACATAGTGCTGAATATAATAAAAATGGTATATTAGTATTAAGTGCTGCAATATATACTAATAATAATAATGATTTTAAACTTTCATATTTTATGAGTGCTGGAATGTTTTTTTGTGAATCAAAATTTTTAAATGAAATTCCATTTGATCCAACATTAGATGATTTATTTGAAGGAGAAGAGATATTAACATCTGTGCGATTTTATACAAATGGATGGGATGTTTTTACACCAAAAGAAAATATAATATTTCATGAATATTATAGAGAAGATAAACCTAAGTATTTTAAAGATAATGCAAAAAATTTTAATCCAAGTAAAGCACAAATAAAAGTTAAAAATTTATTAGATATTAATTTTAATGATCCAGAAGAAAAATATGGATTAGGAAAAGTTAGAACATTAAGTAATTTTTACTCAAACGCCAAGATTTTATCAGGTATAGAAAAATTTACAAATAAAAATATTAATAATAATAATATTTCACTAATATTTTTAATGATATTATTTTTAATTATTATTATAATAATATGTTTATCAATATAGTAAATAAAGAAAAAAATGAATTTAATTTATTTTTTTATATATAAGGCATAATGGAAGGTTGCTTATATAGAAAAAATGATAGTAATACTTATTATTTGATTAATATAGCGGCAACCTATAATTATATAGCAGTTGAATTTGCAACATTCATAAGTTGTTTTCTTCAAAATGAAAAATTTGATGTTAAATATGAGTTGATTGAGTTTAATGTCCAGAACATGAAAATGTTATTGGATAATTATGAAGAATTTGATGGATTTATTGATTATAGTAATTTGAATGATTTTAATACAATTACTTATAATCAAAAAATTTACATCATTAAAAATTGGAAGGATCTCTTCAATTTCGTTGCTGGACGTATTTAAAGAGATCATTCAATTTAAATATAAATGTCAATATTATCTAATTTTGGCATTTATATTAAAGTTCCATTAAATATTTTTCAATGTTATAATAAAAAATTATTAGATGACAATATCAATTATAATATTGAAACTATTAAAAATTATAATCCAGAATTTAATTATTTTTTATTTGATGAAATAACTGATTGTAAAAAATTTATTTTTGATTATTATCCTGATTATGTTTATAATGCATATAATAATTTAATTCCAATTGAATATAAAAATGATCTGTGGAAATATTGTATTTTATATAAATATGGTGGTATTTATATAGATGCAAAATTTAATTGTAATTATAAGTTATTAAATTTTATCAATAATAACTTTTTTACAACTGAATTTGATTATTATAATAATAAATTATTAATTTATTCTGGATTTATTATTTCAAAAGCTAATAATCCAATATTTCTAACAGCTATTAATATGATTATCAACAATATTAAAAATAATTATTATGGTATATCTGATAACTATCCAACTGGTTCAGGATTATTAGGATCTATATTTTCAAAAAATCGCATTAAATCATATTTAATTTATGATGGATCAAATATTTTATATAAAAAACTTATTATAATGCGATCATATAATAAAATTCCAAAAAAAGAATATTATAAATTATTATGGCTAACTAAAAATATCTATAAATGCCAAAAAATTTTGACATATATAAATCCAATAGACTTCAAGCCTTCACCTCCTCCAATTCGTTTTTACGAATGAATTCAGTAAAATCAATATTGCACTGAGTTGGATTAAATGCTCTCCGACCGTGATAGCATTCCTTATATGAGAATGCAATATTCTTATTGAGCTTATATGCTTTATAGTCATCAGACCAGCAAGTCATTACGAAAATGAGTTCCTTTATGATGCTAGCAACATACACAACAAATAGATTTTTGGATGGGTAGAATTTGATCGTCTTAGTTTTTGAAGCCCTGCGAATATACGGTTCATAGAATTCTTTTGTCTCTGAGTTATACTCAGCTTCAAACAGTTCTCCACCATAGTGATATGTATGATCATCGGGTTCAAGATAAAACTGGCGTATCATTGTAATTGACCGTAATATTTTACTATTATTACTAGATCATTTTTATTAATAATTACTATTAAATTAATGTAAATTAATATGTTTAATTTTAAAAGTAATTTTATATAAAAATGATATCATTATTTCATTAAAACTATTACAAGTTTGAAAAATGAGAGTTGCTATTTTCATTGTTGCAATGTTGTGTTTTATTACTATTATTGAAGCGCGACACCGTTTGGCATTGCCTCGCAATTACATTAGAAACATCAATAAATCAATTCTTAATGTTTGCACTGCAACGGCTCATAAACAGGTTCAAGATGATGAGATCTATAACTGTTTTAAGAACAAACTAACCACGTGCAATACGTATGCTAATTATACCAGATTTAACACAATTAGGGAAAAATGTATTACTGATAAGGGATGTGATTGCAGCTATGGTATCATAATTGGACTAATGATATGGATTATAATTAGCATTTTCGCAGCTCGCTAAATAGTTAGATAGTTGTGGATATATATAACAAAAATATTAAGTTATTTTTGTTATTTTTTGGAACTTAGAAACAATTTCATCTTTTATTTTTTCAGATTTAATTGTTGAAGTTAAAGAAGCAGCTAATACTCCTAAATATGATAAGTCTTCTTTGTCATTGTCATTATCATTATCATTATCATTATCATCTTCAACATCTTCAATAATAATATCATAAGTATTATTAAATATAAATTTTGTTATTTTTGGATTTATATTTAATGATTTATTTATAATATTTATTTTTATATTTTCATTATTTATATAACTTTCAATTGATATACATTTAGAATTTAAAACATTATTATAAATTCTTTCAACACAACTTTGATTATATTGATTTAAACTAAAACCATATTTATCTTCTTTTATTTCTTTAATAAATTGATTTAAGGAACTATTTTTATAATAAATCTTAGATAATTCTTTGCTTTTATCAAAAGTAGTATTATTATTAATAGGTTTTCCATTATAAGTAAAATTAATATCAGGAACATACTCAGATATTATTTTTATTAAAGTTTTAAGATTTTGTTTATTATCTTCAATAGTTTTTAGAGAAGTCATATAATTCTATTATATAAATGACAAAAATAAATAATTAGTAATAGTTATATAAAGAATTATAAAATATTTTATATAATATGAACTTTTCTTCTTCACATGAAGGTGGCTTTTTTTCATGCTGTTCTGTAAGATTATATTATTTAATCCTTATTTTTAATAAATATAAACAACTTCCTAATATTTATGATACTACTGGATTTTATACATGGTATAAAAAAAATACAAAAGATGATATAACTTTTAATTATTTCAAACATTATAATGATAATAATATTGAAATTAATTATATTGATGATATTAATTATCATGAATGTTTTCAATATAAAAATTATAAGACATTAGATTTAGTTTCTTTAAATCAATTTATACGTAAATATTTTACTCCTAATGATAATATTTTAAAAATACAATCAGAAATAGAAAAAAAATATTCAATTGATCATGATAATATTTGTGTTTTATTTTATAGAGGTAATGATAAAATAACAGAAATTCAACTACCTTCATTTGATGATTATATTTCAGAAGCAAATGAAATATTAAAAAAAGAACCAAATATTAAATTTCTTATTCAATCAGATGAAACTGATTTTTTAGATAAAATGAAATCAGTGTTTCCAAATAATATAATTTTTTATGATGAAATAAGACATATGTCAAAACAATTATCAACAGTTGATATAGTTTATAAAGATTTAAATTATGATTATTCATTAAAATACTTAGCTATAACTTTAATAATGAGTAAATGTAAATATATTATTTGTAATGCTGGTAATTGTTCAATATGGATAATTTTTTTTAGAAATAATACAAATAATATAACTCAATTTTCAATTATGGATACATTATAATTTATTTAATTTCAAATCCTGAATTAGTTATTATAGAAAAATCTAATTCCCATTTAATTTTATTTCTTTCTTTCCAAATTTTATATGCATCATTAATATGATCTTGCAATTCTTCATCATTATAATTATTTATTTTTTTAATATGCATATTAATTTTATCCATATTTTTTGTTCGTTTTGAATGTCCATAATGTGTCGCATTATGGCATAATTTACATAATGCAATTATTCTAACCAATTTTTGCGTTTTAGTTTCTTCATTAAATTCCCATCTCTCATGTGCATCTAAATATTTAAATCTTTTCTTTCCACAACATTCACATTTATATTGTACTCTCTCATAAATATGATGTCTTATTAAATTCCAATCACAATCATTAAACAATGATCTTACATTCTTAAAATATGATGTTTTTGGTATCATATCAATATATAATTTATTTGATCCAAATGTTCTATCTTCACCTATTATCTCAATATCTTTATAAATATTATATAAAGAACATAATTCATTATCTTCCTCACAATACCATTTCTTTAATTTTGCGTCCCATAAAGCACCATATTTTTTAACAATTTTGCGATCTTTATATGGAATATTTAAATAAACAATCATATCATTTATAATTATAAATATATTTTTATATATATAAAAAATGATAATATTATTAATTTAATCAATTATAAAATGATTTATTATAATGAACTTAATAATTTCTTATTATTATTAGAAAAAGAAATTATTAATAATAATGGTATTATTTATGGTAATTATGTTTGTGATAAATTATTAGCATCTTTCTTTAAAAATGCATACCTATATAAAAAACTTTCATTAAATAAATTTTATGATATATCATATGATATGGAAACGATAGATAGATTTATTAAAAGTCCAATAATAAATATTGCATTTAAACATGGAACAGATCATATTAGATTTTATACATTTATTACAAATAATGAAAATATAATAAATAAATTAAAAATATCATTTGAAATAACAATATCAAATGATGAACCTCCATTTAAACATAATAATTATATTTGTCATGGATTATTATTATCATGTGATGAAAATAAAAATAATAAATATTATTATTCAAAAAATACTGGAACTCCATATGATTACATGGATAATTCTGCAATTACTAGAAAAATAATTTCAGATATCAAAAATAAAACAACACAATATATTAGAGGTTTTCATACTAATCATGAGATTTTTATGGATATTTATAAAATGATTGGATATGGGTGGAAAATTACTAATATACCTTATATAATAACAACAAATATTAAACCACATGATTGTTGTCCAATTTGCTTAGATAAACTAAGTAATACAAAAAAAGAAGTAGTTAATTTATTTGAAAATATTCATAAATTAAATTCAAATAATTATCATATTCATCATTTATGTCTAGTTAAATTTTTAGCAACCCAAAAAAATGCAATTTATTTTAAATGTCCATATCGCTATAAAATTGATTTTAATGTTTGTAAATATCTAATTGATTATAATAATTAATTATCTTATAATTATTTTGTAATTACATCTACAAGGATTAAATAATTCTTTAATAAATTCAATAACATCAATACTATTATCAAATGTATTACAAGTATATAAATCCATTGCTACTTTTTGTTCTTCTACAAATGTATGAATTGATAAATGTGATTCACTTAGTACATATACAGCTGTTACTCCGAATGGTTCAAATTGATGTAAAATTTTACCAACAACATTTAACTTAAATTTTTCAACAATCTTATCCAGAATAATTGAAATAGTGTTTGTAAATTTTAATAATTCATTATCTGTAATTTCATTTATATCAATAATAATATGAGTTCCGTTTGTTATTAATGGATGTGAAATAGACATTATTTATTCATAAACATATATAAATAATATTATTAAATAAAGTTTATATATTTTTCATTTAAAAAATGATATAATCTTTATATAAATAAAAAGAAAAATGATTATTGGGGCACATATAACAAGAGAAACAACTATTATTAAAACTATGGATAAAATTAGAAAAAATGGTGGTAATGCGTTGCAACTATTTACTGCAAATCCAAGAAGTTTAAAATTTTCTAGTAATGAAAAATATCTGAAAGAATCGCATTTAATTAAAAAATATTGTAATATTAATAAATTTTCTATAATAGTTCATTCCCCATATGTGTTTAATATTGCTAAACCTTTCGCTATTGGTAAAAAACAATTAGATATAACTGATACAATTATTTTCAATGATTTAATGACTGCTAATATTATTGGTGCAATTGGCTATGTAATTCATGTAGGAAAATCAACAACAACTTCAATATCAGAAGCATTATTAATAATGAAAAATAATATTAAAAATATTATTAATGAAATGATTAATAATAATATAAAAACAAAATTATTATTAGAAACACCGGCTGGACAAGGAACAGAATTATTAAAAGATTTTAAAGATTTCATAAATTTCTATTATTCTTTTACAGAAGAAGAAAGAGAATTATTTAAACTTTGCATTGATACATGTCATATTTGGAATGCTGGATATGAATTAAATGAAATTATAACATTAGTACCTGATAAAAATGATATTATTTGTATTCATTTAAATAATAGTAAGAATATTAAGGGTGCTAATGTTGATAGACATGAATATTTATTTGAAGGAAAAATACATCCACCTTTATTAAAAGAATTTGCTATATATTTTGATAAATCTATAATTATTTTAGAAACACCATCTGATGAATATAATAAAGAAATAAAATATATTAATACCTAGTTAAAATTTTTTGTCTAGTATTTTGATTAAATAATGCGAGTGCATTATCATCATTATATTTTAATAAATTAATATTATTATTAAAATTAGAAGCCCATTTTAATTCATCAGGTTCGGTTGATGCAAAAATACAGGATTTTTTAGTTATATATAAATTATCAATATATTTAATATTATTTTTTTTATTATTAGTATCTGAGTCATCAATATTCATTATATCATTACAATTAAATTGTTTATTAACTAACAAATCATTTTCAGATTTATATTTTTTATTTAATTTATTAATATGATCACATGAGATATTATAAGATTGTTGAGCTAAATCCAATTCCATATTTATTTTATTTATATATATATAGAAAATTAATGAGTACGCATCCAAAAGTAATTAATAAAGTAGATAGTAAAAGTTTAAATACTGTTATTAATGATATATCATCTCATGGATGTATATTATTATATCATTGGAAGGATTGTGGACATTGTCGCAGTTTTATGCCAATATGGGATAATTTAAAAGAAAAATATGGAAATATAAAACAATTTTATGAAATTGAATTATCAACTATACGACAAGCACCAGATGTTTTCAAATCAATAACAGGATTTCCAACAATAGTTGCATATGTTGGAGCTGGTAGTAATAAAGTTAGATTTGAAAATTCAAGAGATATGAAAACAGTATCTGAATTTATTGAAAAAAATGTACCAGATTATGATAAAATGCCAAAATCATCATCAAAACCAAAAACAGAAATTAAAAAGAAGAGACGCGGAAGACCTGCACGTAAAGATTAAAAATAAATAGATTTAAAGATTTTTTTAATATTTGTCATATAATGAATAATACAGATTTAATAGAGGATATCATTAAAACAGCTATTGAACCAACTGCGGAAGAAATGGACACATTTAAAAATTTAGTTGCTGATTGGTTTAAATATGATGATCATATTCGTAAATTAAAGATAGCAATAAGAGAACGGAAGACATTACAACAGGTTTTAAATAATAAAATTGAAGAATTTATGTTTAAATATAATTACAATGATTTAAATACACAAAATGGAAGATTAAAAACAAATGTAAGAAATGTTTATAAACCAATTAATATAAAAGATGTAAGAGATATTATTAATAATAATAAACATTTAACAGGTGAGGAATTATTGGCAAAGATTTTTAATAAAGAAGAACGAGAAGTTATAGTTAAAAAGACAATAAAAAGAATAATTCCAAAAGTTTCAATGAGTTTAGATATCTAAGAACGCATAAATTCATATTCATAATTAGTTGAATAATAAGTACATCTAATATTATATTTATTTATAAACTTTGTACATTTTTCACATGGCTTAGATAATTTCAGACAATTATTAAATCTAGTTGGAGCAATTCTAACAACATAAATATCACAATCTTCTAAGATTGTTTTATTTTTGAAAACTTGACTAATTGCAGCAACTTCTGCGTGAATACTATTATTATCATTTAAATAATGGGTCATATAATTGAAACCATATGCAATAATCTTATTTTTATACACAACAACAGCACCATGCTTTTGTTGCATTGTTGAATATTTAGCAATTTCAGCTGCTTTATCTAAAAATAATTGTTGTTTTTTATTAATATCTTTATTATTCAAATTTTCATCTTGACTTTCGGCTTGCCTCCGCTTAGTATAAATCATAATTACATATAACTTTTATTGATTATAACTTAAATCACTTTTTTTATTAATAACAATTAAAAAAATGATTTAAGGACATTCAAAAATTATCCTTAAATGAATTTAATAAATCCAATTGAAATAGATATTTATAATATTAGAAATGAAAGACAAAAGATAAATAATGAAAAAGCGATGGAAAGAATTAAAGAAAGAAATTTTAATAAAGATATTAATAATGAAGAATATAAAAGAATTTTATTAGAATTAGCAAAATTTGATAAATCTGAAAAAGACTTATTAGATGAATGTAATGATAATATTATATTATTAGTAATATTAGCAGGTAGAATTTCAATTAATGCATCAAGACAAGGAACAAAAGATGAATTATTACAAATAGATACATGCAATATTACTTTAAATAAATTTGGAATTTCAATGGATAAATTAACAGTTAATGCATATAGACCTACTAAAAATGGCTTAATTTTAAATAATAATGATATAAAGAAAAATAAAATATCTTTAAATGATTGTTTAAAATCATTTGATGCAAAATTAGCTGGTAAAATAAATGGTTGGGTATTTGCTAAAATAGTTATAGGAAGTGGAGGACATCAAGATACTGTATTTGAAGAAGCTTATATTTTATGTGAATGGATTATAAAATATAGTATAATTTCAGATATATATATAATATTAATTGATACAGATTTAACAACTAAATTTAATGAATTGAAAAAAAAATTTAATAATAATGAAAATTTAATTATTGGCAATCATATAGATATACAACAATATTTTATTGACAAATATCAGTAGTACCTAATAAATAATTACATATTTCATATACTAATGTGAATGATATTCTTTTTCGTGCAATATCTTTACTTTCTCTATAATTAGAAAGAAATAATGAATTATTTTTATCTCTTTTTTCTGTTAGAAATTTATTAAATATTTCTACCAATTTTTTCTGTTGTATAATTGTTAATTTTGGTTTTATAACTAATATTGCGTAAGATCTTGCTGATAATTTAGGAGTAGTATCAATATATTTATCTCTTATTATGTCTTCTACCATTTTTAATCCTATTTTATTCATACTATTATCATCAATACATTTCACTAAGATATTTGTAAAATTATCCTTATTTTCATATAATCTCGTTGCTCTATCAATCTTAAATATTGAATTTTGTTTTAAATTATAAATATCACCACCAATTGTATAATTATTATTTTTATCCAATTTTATATTAAATTCTATATTTGATGGATATATAAATGATTTCATTTCTTTCATTTCTTTTTCTTCTTTTTTTTCAAATTGAAATGAACATATTGTATATGATGTATCTTCAAAAACTTGTTCCTCAAATATATTCATAATTAAAATATTATATTTTGATATAAATCTTTTACGCAAATCAATATCATTTTTACGTATTGAACATATAAAATTTAATGGAATAATTAAAATTCCTCCTAAACAATCATTAGATATTAAAATTTCTATAAAACATTTATATAAATCATTTGTATTATATTTATCAAATAATTCTTTATTATTTGATTTATTTCTCGCTAAATATGGCGGATTAGTTATTATAAATGAATTCTTAATATTAGGAGGATGTAATATAGTATCTTGTTTAATTATGAAATCATTTTTAGGTTCTATATCATAACATTCTATTTCAAAATTAGATTTATCTATAATAAAATTTAATAAATCACCATTACCTGCAAAAGGTTCTATTATTTTTGTAATATTTTCTGGCACATATAAATTTTGCATTATATATTCATAATTAGTTGTATAATATTGCCCTAATTGTTGTTTAATACTAATAGCCATAATTATAAATAATAAAACAAAAATAATCATTTTTTATGAAAAATATTGAATTAATAAATTCTTGTATTTCTTCTTAAAATATAAATCAATAAACATATTTCTTGTTTTTTGTTTCTGAAATATATAATTATTATGATATATTTCATCTTTTGTTGGCGGATAATCTAAACACCATTTAATTAAATTTTTATAATCAATTACTTTCTTATAATCATATTTATATTCATAACACATATGCATTATTGATCTTGCTATAATTCCTTTACTTCCATCTTCTGGTATAAATAATTTTTCTTTCGTATTTACGAAATTATCAGTATCATATAAACGCGTAAAATTATTATTATATTTATCAACATATTTATAATTTGATCTCATATTATTAATATATGAATCACATTTGAATATATTATGTGCATCATTATAATGTTTCTTATACATATAACATTTGGGATAAACATGTTCCAAAGATAATTTAGAATTTTTAACAGTTGAATATATTGTTGGTGTTGTATTACCAACTATTAATATACTTTTTAAGGTAAAAGCTAAATTAACCATTATAAATAATATAATATATTTTTTTATCATTTTTTAATATTAGATTATAATAAATGATTTATATCATTATATTCATATTAATTTTAATTTATTTATTTTTAATCGTTAATTCTATTATTTGGCTAAAAGATAAACATATGATCAATATTAATGATATCATTGTTAAATATATAATTTATATTGATTTTGCTATATACACAACTATATTATTATTACTAGTCTATATTTATTTTAATAACTTATCAATTAAAATATTATAATAAATTAGATTAGATAATTTATTATAATGGTATCTTCATTAAAATCAAGATTTAGTTCTCGTTCAGCTTCATCAAAATCATCATCGGGATTTGGTGCAGGATTTTGGTTATTAGTATTATTCTTAGTAGTTTTAATAATAATCTCTATTTTAGTTGGAACTTATTATAAAAAATTTGAATATTTTTCAAATTCAGAGGTTAAATCATATACTTTACAATATTATTGTATGGAAAAATGCGGTCATTGTAGAGAATTTGAAACAAATGTTTGGAATGATTTTGCATATAAAGTTAATAGTAATCCAGGTTTCTATCATTTTGATGTTGCTAAGTATGATATTACAAAAGACGGAATTGGAAAAGATCTAGGTGAAAAATATTATATAACTAGCACTCCATCATTCTTATTATATAATAAGCATACTATGAAAGTTTATCAATATAACGATGAACGAACAGAAAAAGCACTCGTTAATTTTGCTAATAAGATAATTAAAGAGGATCATCCAGACTGGACTTTTATGAATTAAAAAAAACAATTAAACATATATAGATAATATAAAATTATGGCTTCTAAATTATCATTATATGATTTATATGAAATTAAAAAAAAGAAAGATAATAAAATTAATGAAGCATTTAATATTATTTTAAATTCTTGTCATAAAAAAATAAAATATATTGCTGAAATTGGTGGTCAATCATTATATTATGCAATACCTCCAATAATCATTGGTTATCCATTATATAATTATTCAAATTGTATGAATTATATTATTTCTGAATTAAAAAATAGTGGTTTATATGTATCTATCTTACCAGAACCTAATAATAATAATATTTATATATCATGGAAATTAGAAGATGTATCAAATCAGGCTATTAAGAAACGCTTACTTCTTCATTAATTTCAAATTGTTTCATATAATTACTAATATCTCTAAATCCTTGTAATATCAAATTTTCAATATCTTCATCCTTAATATTAAAACAAATATAATCATCTGTAAGTTTAACATTATAAAATGAACTGAATGGACTTTCACTTATTATTAAAGGATTCTTAAATTTAGGTAATTTAGATATATAACTACAATGTAATGAATTTGAATATATAATAGAACATAATTGTTTATAATAACTCATAAAATTTAATTCCTCGTTTGGTTCTATAACATCTGTAACATCATAATCCTCCTTTACATAAACTGCTACATTTAATATATCATCATGATTTATATTATTGAATATTTCATAAGGTAAATTATTTGTTAAACATCCATCTACATAATAATATTCATCTATTTTAATAGGTTGTGATATTATTGGAATACACATTGAAGCCGCTACTGCATCTAATACAGAAGCATTGGGTGTATCATTAACATTAAATATAAAATTTTTACCATTATTTATTTTTGTAACGCTAACATAAATATTAACGCCTGTAAGTTTAGATAATTCTATAAAAGTAATATCCTCCATGTCAAAGTTCTTTTTTAAATATTCACGCATTCCCAATAAATATAATTTATTATCATTAAATCCTAAGTTTGCAAATAAATTTAAAAAATTATCTGATGATATTGATACTATTTCTGGTATATGTATTAATTTTATTATCATTGCTTCTAGTTCATCTATTGGTATTTTTAAAGCAAATGCTAAACAAAAAAACGATCCCATTGATGTTCCAGCTGCATTTTTAATATGATTTTCCATTTTATTAAAATAAATATATCTTAATATTCCTAATAAACAAAATGAACGTATTGCACTCCCTGAAAAAACTAAATGTGTAAAATATTTCATTATTAGTTTATAATTAAAATACCATGCTTATATATTTTTATTTGCAACTATTATTGCCAATTTTGTAATTTGATCACATAATAAAATTATTACTATACCTATAAATATAAATAAAAACAAGTTATATAAATTAATATCTACTTTTATATTATTTGCATTATTTATATAATTTGTAAATTGTTCTATATCATTTAATTTTAATCCCTGTTGTGCAACAGGAGTTTTAAAATTATTTCTTAAATTTTTTAAATAATCCTCTAAAAATGGTGTTGTTCTATATTCTGGTGTCTCATCCTTATTATTAGTATTAATATCATTTATACTCAAATAAGCATCATATTCATCATAATCATATGGTTTTATTGAATATTTTTCTGGCTTATTCTGTTCAAATATATTTGTATTTAAGGAAGTTTCTAATGCTTTATTAAATGCATTTCTAGAATTACTATCAATCGGCAATTTATATTCAGGAGGCTGTAATGGTGCGCATTCCTTTTTAATCATACTCGCATAACTAGCATAACTATCATTATTGGCATTAGCATTGGCATTAGCATTGGCATTGGCATTGGCATTAGCATTGGCATTGGCATTGGCATTGGCATTGGCATTGGCATTGGCAAATTTTTCACATGATGGCATAGATATTCCTTCTTTATCATAATAACAGTCAGGAGATTGACTATAATCATTTATAAATTTTTCAGATTGTTTTTTTTTATGATTATTATGTTTTTTAGAATTTTGAGTAGAAATATAATTTGGAAATGCTTCTTCCAATGATGAATATTGCATTTTTCTAATATTATTATGGAAAAGAAAAATAATATTTTAATTTAAAATAATAGATTAAATGATAAATTATATAGATGTTTTTATTAGATATTTAATCATTGGTATAATATCTGCTTATTTGTTAATTTATGGTTTGAGACCATCAGTGCCATATCCAGAAGAATTATTGGAATTATATGAACATTATTGGATTTTATTAATAATTATGATAATTAATATTTATGTTTTAATATGGGATTTACGTATTGGCATATTAATGGCTTTATCAATAATAGCACTTATATTTGATATGATAATTTTTACTAAATAATGATATAAAAGATTTCAATATAAATAAATTAATGATGACTGATAATAACAGTAGTAAAGAATTATTATTATTTTCATTAAATTCATTTTATAATAATCATAATATTTATAAATTAACATTAAAAACAATTATTGACGGAAAACATGAATTATCATTACGGATGATTGATTGGTTAGTTACGAGATATGCAAAAACACATAATATTATTTATTGGATAAATGAGACAGATGAAAATATTTATTATAATTTACCTGAAAATCATAATAATGAGAAATATAGAAAAATAACGTTATATTTAGATTATAGAGCCCAATTGAAATCTTTTAAAAAATTTAATTTTGATGCTTTTAGAAGACACGATAGAATATCATTTAAAATTAATGATGATATAGATGATATTGAAACAACTATCGGACAATTAAATTTTTTTAAATGGGCATTTAATACAAAAATAATATCTTATGCAATTGAAAATCAGAAAAAGATTTATGAAAATATGTCAAAATTTTCATATAAAAAACAAATAAAAATATCAAATAAAAATTCATTAGTTCCTAAACAAGATATTATAAATACTAAATGTTTTGTAGTATTTGATTAAAATGACGGGGCACTTCCTATTTCAAAAGCAACTGCACGAACATCTGGTTCTATTGTTGATATTCCCCACGGACTTACCGCAACCTGAGGATTTGGTGGTTCAGAACGTAATTGTAAATTAGCATTACGAAGAGATTGTCCAATAGTATTTATACCAACATGATAACCAGCTGTTAAAAAGTTTTGATCTCCTAACATTCCAGAACCAGATGGATTAATTTGAGCCCATCGTGAATTATCAGCATCCTTTGGTAATAAATCAGAACTTGTTAATCTATCTTTAACAAAACATGATAATCCATTATCTTCTACATTAGTTGAAGCATCACCAACAAAATGTTCAGTTGGTAATAAATTACCATTTATTCCTGTTTGCGCTTCTGTTGCATCATTTGCTTGATAAGAACCTAAATTTCCATTGGCTGTTTTATTTGGATCAGCATATTTATCTTCATATTTATTACTAATATTAGAAGGCATTGAAGGAGTAAAAGAAGCCTGACTACTAAAATGATCATTCTTCATAATATGTTTAAGGGTTGATTGATCGGGTATATAAGTATCATTTTCAAATCTCTCAATATTATCCATTTTACATTTAGAATTATAAGATATCAGTAATAGTAATATTAATAATAATAATATTGCAATTGAAAAGGAAATAACAATTGATGAACTATTAGAACTCATTTTAATATCTATCTATTATAATAATATAGATAAAATTATAATTATAATTTTATTATTTGTTTTTTCAATTTTAATATTTTTTTATCCCAAATATTAAAATTTGTTTCATTCTTTATTTCTTCTAATAATATTTTAGCAGTATTTAAGGATTTTTTATAACTTTCTATCTTTTCATTAATATCATTCTCATAATTATTTATTTCATTTTCCCAATCAGCATCTATTTCAGATTTATTCCAATCTGAAAAATCTTCAATTAATTCTTCAACATTTATAACTTTAATTACCCATTTATTTATTATTAAATTATCATATATAAATAATCCTAAGAAACTTATATCTGCATTAATATTATATTCTTTTAATTTTTTTTTATCTTTTAATATATCCATCATATCATTTAAATCCTTATCAACACCATTAAAATAACATTCTGTTTTATTATTTAATAATAATGTTATTGATGATATATCATTCACATATGAATAACTATATATATTATCAATATTTATATCTGTGTCTTCAAACCAATCTGGATTTTCTTTTAGGGTATTTAAGGAATTATTATCAAGTTCTTCAATAATAGAAATAGATTGTTCATTAATTTTCATAGGCAAATGACATTCAATATTAAAACCATTATAGAATTTATTTATTTTAATTTCATTTAATCCTATTTTAAATGGTTTTTCTAAATAAGATACATAACATTTAGATTTTTTTTGCGGAATTTTATATAAATGTTTCATTCTGTATAATATTAAGGTAATCAATATAATAATAATGACGCAACAAAAAAATATTATTAAACCTGTTGATTTAATTATTAAATTTATCCGCAAAGAAGTTTTAAATGAAGATATCAGAACTGAAATTATTAAACCAATTCTAATTTATTTATTATATTATATTATTCCTTTTGTTATATTAATTATCTTATTAAATTTTTTTACAACTATAGCAGCAGTTTTTTTAGTATTTCATATTAGAAAATAATCTCTTATTTAATTAGATATGCAAAATAGAAAACTACATAGAGGCGGTTATATTGCTCCTTATTCAAGTACAGCCAATTCTGGCGAATATATGTTAAATTCATCTGTTAATAATGATGCCATAGCTAATATTAATTATGCTAATAATCAAGCATCTGGACCTGAAATTTATGTCCCCCCTTCAACTACCGCCCCTGTGAATGTAGCAATACCAGGTATTCGTGGTGGTTCTCGCAAAATGACTAAATTAGATAAAATGAAATTAAATGATACTTTTTATTATAGTTTAGAAGGTGGTTGTGCATGCAATGCAGGTATCTCTGGTGGAAAACAAATGAAAAAAGGTGGTGATTTTGTATTAACTCCTTTTATATCAGCACTAGCTCTATTAGGTGCGCGAATGCTAGCTGATAAACATTCTGGATTTAATATTACTAACTTAATGTCTGAAACAAAAAAATCATCAGTTAAAGGTGGTCGCACAATGTCTTCTCGTCGTCGTGGTGGTGCTAGTTGTGTACGTAATTGCAAATAAACTACCTTAAAAATATTAATATCTCATATTATTTTTATTTTCATTTAAATACATAATTGAACGACATATTATTTCTTTTTTATTATCATCATTGCCATTTTTTATTATATACCAACCGCGAAAATAAGTATTTTCATCTGTTTCATATGGTTCTTTATCTATTTTATAGATATAATTATCATGAATTATAATTACGTAATTCATATTTTAAATACAAATACTACTGATTAGATATATTCATTTTTTATTTTTTATATGTGAGTTAATAATTGATATAATTAATTATATTATAATATTAAAAATGAATACATTAGATGATCTAAATGTTTTTTTTGAGATACCCGATTCAACGGTTAATGTCTTATTAGATAATATTCTTAAAAATAATAATATTTCAAATAAAATTATTGTTAGCGATAATGTTTATACTGATACTAATATTGATCAATGGATTAATAAAAAACCAACAACTATTGGTGGTATGAAAATTATTGATAAAATTATTAAAACACCTATTAATGATAAACAAATATTAATTCAACGTCAAAAATCTAATTTTGAACTTTTAAATTATCAACAAGAAATACTTAAAAATAATGAAAAAGATCTTTTATGGATTATGACTTTAAAAGATGAAATTGATGCTGATTTATCAATAAATCTATTATTTCCATCAACATATATTATAAATAATATGAATTATAATAGTTATATATTAGATACTTATCATTTTTATAAAATTATTATATTACCATTAACAAGTCTAATATATCCTTTATCTATAATTTATACACCATATTATTATATTAATAGTTATTTAAAATTTGATATGCCTTTTACAAAATATATGCAACTTATTTATGAATTCATTAAATTATTATTTAAATTTACAGGAAATATTAAATCTAATTTAACAAAAATAATTACCGTATTTGCTTATTTGGCTATTTATATTTATAGCATTTATCAAACATTTTATATATCATATATCATATATAAAACAAGAGAAAAATTATATAATAAACTTTTGGGATTAGTTGATTTTATTAAAACTTCAATAACTATTATTAAACAATCTAATAATATTTGGAAATCATTTTTCTTATATAGCAATACAATAACAGAAGAAACAATAAATGAAAGTATAAATAATTTATCAACATTAGACAATAATTTATCAACTGTTTATAAATTATGGAAAAATGAAAAATATAAAGAAGATATTATTAATTTATTAAAAGTTATTTATACAATAGATGCTATCAATGTTATATGTAAATTAAAGAAATCTAAATATTGGTGCTTACCATCTTATAATGATACTAATACTAAAATTTTAGATGTAAATAATCCATTATTGCCATCAAACCAAATTTCAAATCCTGTAAATTTATCTAAAAATATTATTATTACAGGTGTTAATGCAGGTGGTAAAACAACTTATGTTAAATCAATTACTATTAATATAATTTTAGCACAAACAATTGGAATTATTAATGCTTTAAAAGGTAATGTTTATTTATATGATGCAATTATTACTTTTATGAGAGTAAGTGATGAAGTTGGAAGTAAATCATATTTTGAAGCTGAAACAAGTCATTGTAATAATATGATTAATGTCGCTGAGGAGTTAAATAGAATTAAAAAAAGAGGATTATTTTTAATGGACGAACCAATGCATTCAACACCTCCAATTGAAGGTGTTTCAGTTGCATTCTCAGTTGCTGAATATTTGGCTAAATTAAAAAGTGTAACATTAATAATTACAACTCATTTTCATAATTTAATAGAATTGGAAAATAAATATAAATCATTATTTATAAATTTAAATGTGAATGCTACATATAATGAAAAAACAAAATTATATGATTTTAATTATAAAATTAATAAAGGTGGATCAAAACAAATTATAGCAATTGAATTATTAGAAAAACATAAATTTAATAAAGATATTATTAATAGTGCGATTGAAATGAAAAACAAATTATATAATCAGAATTTAAGAAATGTTCATATTTAAATTTTTTACTTTAAACAATATTTTATTTTATTTTATTTGCATTATTGTATTTATATTTTTATTTTTAATGACATATAAATATATTTATTTAGAACAATCTGTTTATTTATTAAGTAATAAAATTAATAAACTCGAAATTGAATTAAATAATCCATCTATTTATAACAATTCTAATATTTCTAATAGCGCTCAGGAGTCAGCTGAAATTATAATGAATGAAATTTTTAATGATGATTTTTGCTGTTCAACTAATTCATGTCCATTTATACCTTCTTCTCCTCCCTCCTCTACTCCTTCTACTTCCAATGCTACTTCTACTGCTACTCCTACTGCTAAAACTTCTTCTAATACTCCGATTGCTACACAAGAAATTCATGAGGATACCATTCAAATTGTTAATGAAATTTTTGATTTAAAGAAAGATGTAATAAATGATGATAAGGAATCAATAATAAGTGCAAATACTGGTGGTGGTCATGCAACAAAAAAAGCTTTAATGAAATTAAGTATTGATAAATTAAAAGCTAAATGTGAAGAACGTAAATTATCAACAGAAGGAACTAAAAATCAATTAGCTGATAAAATAATTATTCATGATAATACTGTTGAAATATCAGATGTTAATGATGAATAATTATAAAAATGAAGGTAATATAAAGATATTTATATTTAATAATTTATATATGGCAACTGAAATAGAAGATATTGGATTAGTTAAAATTAATTATAATACTTTTAAAAATTGTTTAAATAATTTTAATGCATCTAATACAATTATTTCAGATAATATTGTAAATAAAGCAAATGAACTAGTAACAAATTATAATTGTTTTGTATCAAATTATGATGCACGTAGTTTATGGGAAAAAAAGAAAATAATTGCATCAAATAAAATTAAAGCACCAAAAGCAAGACCTCATATTATATATATTGATTTTAGTGATGATGCAAAATGTAAAAAAGAATTTATTAGTTATTTAAATAAATTAACTGATGTTAATAAAGAAACTATTTATAATAAAATATCATCTTTTATTAGTCAGGTTAATGAAGAAATTTTAAATTCATTATTTGATGTTTTAATTAATTTTATTAAAACATCAAATAATAATATTTATATTGAAGTTTTATATTTATTTGAAAAAAATTATATTGATAATAATATAACTAGCTATTATACTAATTATTTAAAAGAAAAAGAATGGCTACCATCTCTTATTAATAAAGATTATAAATCTATATTTGATGATGAAAATTATGATGTTTATTGTGAATATGTCAAATTAAAGAAATCAACAATATCTATGATTAAAGCTCTTTGTGTCATATTAAAAAAAATAAATAAAATGAATGTTGTAGAAGAAATTATTGAAAATATTTTTAATGATCTTAATAAATTTATTACTACAACCGATTATAAACATGTAAATGAATTATTATTAGATGAAATAACAATAATAATAGATTTTATTCCAAAACAGACATATATCAATCAAATTGCTAAGATTGATATTAGTAATCTAGATACATCAACTAAGTTTAAAATAGCAAATATTATTGAAAAATATAAATAATGTTATCATTTAATTAAATATAATAAATCATCATACTTTTCTTTTAATTCTTTTTGTTCTTTTTGTATATCAAAAATTTTTGCATAAATATTCTCATAAATCTCTTTTATTTCAGTATTATTATTATTATTATAATCATTATAATTAGTTCTTGACAGATAATCATCTTTCATACGATTTAATAAATCTTCCTGAATTTTATTTTGAATTATTTCCTTTTTACAAATTTTAATTTTTTCAATAATTTTTTCTCTTGCTATTACTTTCTCTTTTTCAGTATTTTTAATTATATCTTGTGCTTCATTATATTTAGCTAAAATTCTTCTCATTCTTTAAATAATAATTTAACATTATATTTATATAGAGATCATAATGAGTAAAAAATTTAATAAAAATACAATTATTGAAGAATTAACAATTATTAGAAATTATGAAATGATTAATAATAAACCCTTAAAAGTTAAAGCTTATAATAAAGTTATTGATAATCTTTTTGCTTATCCTAATGATATTAAGGATTTAAAGGATTTAAAGGAAATTAAAGGTATAGGAGTTAAGATATTAGCATTATTAACTGAATTATATGAAACTGGTAAAATATCTTATATAAATAAAAAAATTATCCCAAAAAAAATAAAGAACCATAAAGAATTTCCATTTAATAAAGATATTATCATTGAAAATTTAATAATTATCAGAGATTATGAAACTTTTAAAAATGAAATTTTTAAATATAAAGCTTATGATAAAGTTATTGATAATCTTTATAATTATTCTAATGATATTAAGGATTTAAGGGACTTAAAGGAAATTAAAGGAATAGGCGAAGGAATATTAAAGATGATTGCTGAATTGCGTCAAAATGGTAAAATCTCTTATATAGAAAATATAATAAAAAAAGATAAAAATTATAAAATACCAATCAAAATTAAAAGAACATCATCAAATCCTTTTAATAAAAAACTTATTATTGATAATTTAATGACTATAAGAGATTATGAAACTTATAAAAATGAAAAATATAAAGTTAAAGCTTATTCAAATGTTATCAATAATATCCTCATCTTTAAAGATGATATTAATGATTTAAAGGATTTAAAGAAAATTGATGGAATAGGTAAAAGTATTTTTGATAAAATTAAAGAATTATATGAAACTGGAAAGATTTCTTATATTGAAAATAATATTAATAATGATGATATTTATGTTTTTAAACAAGAATTATTAGCAATTTATGGAATTGGTCCTATTAAAGCTAATAATATTGTTGATAATGGTATTAAATCAATAGATGAACTAAAAAAAAATATAAAACTTTTAAATGCTAAACAACAAATTGGACTTAAATATTTATATGATCTAAAAAAAAGAATACCATTAAATGAATATAAAAAACATATATCTATATTACATAAAGATTTAAAGAAAAATAAATTAATTTTTGATTTTGTAGGATCATATAGACGCGGTAGCACATCAATGGGTGATATTGATCTTCTTATTATGGAAAATCCTAAATTTAATTTTAAAGATTATATATCAAAATTAATTGATTCAAATTATATTATTGAAGTTTTAGCGTTTGGCAAAAATAAATTTATGGGTATTGTTAAATTGCCAAATCAAACACCTAGACGAATAGATATTCTAATTTCACCTATTAGCGAATATTATTATTCTTTATTATATTTTACTGGCTCTAATATCTTTAATATCGGTTTGCGTCATTATGTAAAAATTAATTTTGATTTATCACTTAGTGAACATGGATTTGGTAAAAATATTAATATTAATATTAATTCAGAAGAAGATATTTTTAAATTTTTAAAACTAAAATATGTTAAACCAAAAGAAAGAGATAATTTTTATATATAAAAATAATATTTTAGTTTATTAGAATAAAAAAAAGTAAATGGCAAATTTTGGTCTTTCATACATTAGTAAAATTTTATATTCAATTATAACTATAATATTATTAATAGTTATTTTAAGTTATATTTATAGTCTTGAAGAAAAAGGATGTAAATGTGCTTTACCCCCTAATATGAATTTTATTAAAGGTTATACTATATTTTCCATTATCTATTTACTATTCACTGGGTTAGTTTCTGATCAAATGATATATAATAATTTTGGACCCAATATTGTTCTCATTAATAAATTTATTGATTTAATATTTGCATTAGTATTTATTTATTATTTATATGAAGTTTTCCGCTATACTCGTGCACTTGTTAATGAAAAATGCAAATGTTCTGTTGATTCACGTCGCGAAATAATAATGATTGGAACTGTTATTGAATTTATCCTAATATTTGTATTATTTATATTTCATATTATCATTGTTGTCATTTTATCAACTATGTTTACAATAGTTAAAACTGTGGAAGATGGATCATCTGACTTAAAAGGAGTAATACGTGATCCAATTGGATCTATTTCTAAAATTCCTAGCAAAATTAAATCTGAAATAGGAACTATTAAAACTTATGTTGGAAAAACTTCGCGCGAATTAGGTAAAATACGTAATTTATCACGCTAAATATTTAAAGTTCTATTTGAATTATTTTTTCTTCCTCTTGTTGACGATTTTAATATCTTAACATCAGTTGCATCCTCTATTATTGAAGTAATTTCCTCATCACTTATTGATAATGTTTCTATTTTTGAATCATCGTCTGGATATATTGAAATCTTATTATGAACATTATTTATAATCTTATTTATATCATTTTCAGGTTTTGTATTTGAATAATTATTCATAGGCATATCATTTCTTGAAGTATTATTATTTAATCCACTAAATAAATTATTAACCATTCCAAATAATCCTGATGAATTACCAAATAAACTATTTACCCCTCCGCCATTATTATTATTATTTTGTTTTATTGATGGTTGTGATGGTTGTGATGGTTGCGCAGATTGTTTTGATCCTCCAATATTATTATAAATAAATTGTTTTGCCGCTGCATTTTGAAATTGCTTCATTAATTCAGGATTTGCTTTTAATACTTCCTCTACTCCTGGTATTGAACTTTCCTTAAACATCTTAGATGTTAAATGAAACATAAATGCGCTTCCCGATAAACTAATAAATAATCTAAGTTCAGGTGGCATTGCCTTTCCTTTTGATTTATATTTAACATGTAATTCTTCAAAAATATCATCAAAATCTTCTATATTCTCATGAACCTGTTCAGACCATCCTTCTAATTTTATTGTAAAAGGATCATATCGTGTATTTAAATATTCAGTTCCTGTCACAAATGCCATTAACATCTTTCTCTGAAATCTTACACTTGCATCAATATCTCTATCGCGAATTATTTTATTATATTCCTGTCTCATTTCATCCAAATTTGAATTTAATGTAAAATTATGAGGTATTGCTACATTTTTTGATTTTAATCTATTTAATTGATATAATATCTCCTTCTTTTCATTTAATTCTTCTTTATATGGATTGAGTTTTGATGATTTTTTAGTAGGATATTCACTTCCATCATCCTCATCTTCATCATCATCACCATCACCATCATCATCACCATCTTCTTCTTCTTCACCATCATCATCATCTTCATCTTCATCTTCGTCTTCATCTTCATCTTCATCATAATTACTTTTACCACTCTTATTACTTCTAATTTCAATATCTTCATTATATGACTGTTTTTTCTTATTAACAATTATATTTGGATTTATTAGTTTTTTTGGTTGTTGCATTGAAGGCATATCATTTCCAATATCTCTTTGCTTATGTTTCTTTTTAATATTAGATCTAATACTTGATGCACTTGACATTGATGACATAGATGATAATGAAGCGATATCAGCACTAATTTTATTCTTATTAAAAAGTAAATTAGTATCATTTAATTGTTTAGTTGGAAATTCTAAATATTCGGTCATACTTACTAAAAAATATATATGTTTATATCTCTTAAATAAACGAATTAAATAATTATTTAATTAAATATCCAAATATTCTATCTAATATATTCGGTTTTTTATATTCATCTTCATTATCTTTATCATCCTCTTCATCTTTATCATCTTTATCATTATCATTATCGTCATGTAATATTGGATATCTGAATTCTGGTAAAGTTATTCTATCCAATTTAATTGGTTCAAATTTGACAGGATCTGCTGATATTACAGTACTTTCAGGAATAGAACATTTAGCACTATTTAATCCTGAAATATAATAATTATTATATCTTACTAAATATTCATAATTATTAAAATCATACAAACTTTTATAATAAATAAAATTATATAAATGCATATTGATTGATCCGTATTTATTTATAATTAAAGGTGTTGAACCTAATGTTATTGGATATTCGTTTATATTTGTATATTCATATATTTTACTATTTAATATTAACCCTATTTTTTCTTTTGTATAAAATAATCCAATTGTTGTATAATCACTATCTTCTATTAATGTTTTATCAATATTATTAGCTTGACCTTTATAAATTATATCACCAATTGTTAAATGAATATCATAATTTTTATTTTCATTTATTATTAAATTTATATTTATAATACTTGTTGTATATTTAGGTATTATTTTATCTATTGTTATAGTGTTTCCAGTCATTTCAAATAAAATATTATTTGTCTTAGAACATGCATTAAAATTTGCTGTTATAAACATTGTAAATTCAACCAATTCATAAGTTTCACTATTATTTGCAAAATTATAACAACTTGGACCTTGCAATTCATTATTATAAATATTAGCACCATGAGCTCCTTTATTATTTAATCTGTTTTTCTCATAATTTATTGATTTATTAAATTTGAAATAATGATTATAATTAAAATCATGATGTTTATTATCTGTATCTACATCAAACCATTTACTATCTGATAAAGATATTTTATCAGTATCATCATAAGTATTTATACACATAAATTTATACCCTTTATATGGAATTATTGAATCATCATCATTTTCATTATCAGATACTTTTTTTATCATGGATGATAATTCTGATAATATTGTTAAAGGGTTTGATAAAGGTTTTGCTATTTTTTCAGATAATTCTGTTAATTGAGATGATACTGAAAATGGTTCATAAATTTTATAATATGATATTAATAATAATGTTATAAATAATCCTATGAAAAAACTCAATATTTTAATTAAATTTAAATTCATACCTTAAAATTATATAAGAATTATTTATTTCATCTAAAATTATATAAGACTTATTTTAATAATTAAATTATATTAAAATGCTTAAACCAACTACCGATGATACAAATAGTATTTGCTCTGACGAAGAACTAACAAATGAAACAGTTGTTATTAAAGAAAAAAAAGATGAAGAAGATGAGGATAAAGACGATGATGAAGATGACGATGACGACGATGATGACGATGATGATGACGAAGATGAAGATGATGATGATGATGATGATGATGATGATGACGAAGAAAAAGATGAAGAAGATGAAAATGATGAATTTGATACAACTATTATTCAATTTGAAATGATGAAAAACTTTTTTATTGATAAAGAGGGAGAAAATATATCAACACATCTTGGATCAATTTCACATGAACTTAGAAAACTTAATAAAATTGCTGTTAAACTTCTTGAAAATAAATAATTATGCTATATTATAAGTACATTTAGCATATGCATAATTATTCATAGTTTCTTCGGCAGTTCCAATAGGTAAAATTATTTCACGCATTCCATAAAATTTAGGGTCTCCTCTTGAACGATCACGCAATGTTTTTAAAGGACAACAGTCTTTTAATTGAATTATTATTTTTTTACCATCTAAACTTATTATGATTGGTGATATAATTTTTGTATACCCATCAGGGGAATAATAACTATTTGGATATAAAAATTCAACATCAAATTTACCATCTGATTTTATTATTTCAAAATTAGGTGTATTTTCAAATGCTATCAATTCACATGGAAAAGGTAATCCTTTACCTGAAAAAGACGTTATCACATCAATAGGATTTGGAGCCATAATAGCCATTTTAGAAAAACTTGTATGATTTTTAACAAAACCAGAAATTTTTATTTTATTATTAATCTTTTTTCCAATAATACAATTTATATATTCATTATCTACTGTTTCCATTTATTAATATAAATCTATTATTATGTTTTAAAAAAATTTAGTTGTTCCTAATCCTTCTGGATTATTTAAAGTTTTATAACAACTTACTCCATCACAATTAACAACATATTTATTATCCATTGCATGTTCTTTTGTATTAATTAAATCACCAATACCACATTCACCACATGGAGTAATATTATCAATAGCTCTTTTACGTTCAGCTTCAACAAAACTATCATAATTATTTTGCAAATATACTCTCATCTCATAACTAGATTTAATCATATTATTTTCTGATAATTTACCACTTAAATATGAATTAAAATTACATCGCGGTTCATAATTAGTAAATGCACGTCCATCCGACATTCTTAAAGGGCATCTTTTGTTAGGATAATTTGCTGAACAACAACTCATTTATATTCTCTATTGATTATAAATAAAAAAATAATTAAAACTCATGATCATAGCATAAATTATGTATATACAATTCTTCCGTTCTTCCCACTCTTTGAGCTCTACCAATTGCTTGTTGTTTATCTATTCCCATATTATGAAAAATTATAACATCAGTTGCACAACTAATATCAATACCACTACCAGCATATTGTGTATTTAATAATATTATATTTATTTCACCTGATTTAAATTTATCTAATACATGTATCATATGTGATGTATTACCTTTTAATATTTCAAATTTATTATTTGTTTTATGTAATTCTGATTTGATCTTTTCAAAACTATTTTCATTTTTACTAAACACTAAAAATCTTCCATCTGGCTTATCACTAATTATTTTTAATAATGTTTCTTCTTTACTTAATAATAATTCAATATTAGTATTAATACTTTCATTTTCATTAACTATTGCTATTAATTTATCAGTCCCATTAATAGTTGCACGACAATAAGGACAACTATTATTATTTTTTAACCATTTAATTAAACAACCACCGCAAAATATATGTGTACATTCAATTAAAATAGGGTTTGTTATTAATTCCATGCAAATAGAACATGTCTTTGACGATATATAACTTATTCTCTCTGTTAAATTCTTTATTTTTTCTTCTTGATTTTCTATTTCAATATTTATTGTTTTTAATTTTGCATTCTTTTGTTCTAATGGTATATCCAATGTACTTATATAATCTCTTTCGGCTTGTTTATTATATAATTCACGTTTTAATTCTTTTGATACTAATTCTATAATATTAGTTTCATTCTCATTTTTTCCTCCTAGTTCTTTTATAGCTCCTGTAATATCATTTGCATTTATTTTATCTAGAACGGAATCAGATATAAATTTCTTTATAACATTAATATTATTAGGTAATTTACATAAATAAAATTTTTCAACTGGCTCAGGTATTTTAAAACTATTTTTTATAAAAGTACTATTATTTTTAATTAACATTAAATTAATAAATTCATCATTCATTAATTCTTTTGCTGTATTTGCATATATTAATGAATTATTTGAATTATAAACTTTTTTTAATAAATCTTCATATGTTCCTGATATCATCCATAAATAATTATAATTTATATGAACTTTTAATTGATTTATAATATCATGTGCTTCATCTATTATAACACGTTTCCAATTATTAATCAAATTGAAATTATTATCAGCATAATAATATCTATATAATAATTTTAATGTTGTATTTTTAATTAAAACTAAATCAAATTTATTAAAATAATCTATTATCTCTTGTCTATTATTTTGTGTATATTTTGGTAAGTTTTTCTTTATAAATGTTAAATTATCAATTGCTAATACTTTTAATGATGTATGAGTTTTAATCATATTTTCCCATTGAATATATACAGGACCCCTAGGAACTATAACTAATGTTGTATTAAATATTATATTAGAAGGTATAAGTAAATTATTGACTGATGATATATTCAAATAACTATAATTTTTATAATTATTAAATGTTTTAGAATAAGTATTATTTATATGTATATTTTCAACATTATTAACAGCTATTAATGCTAATGCTATTAATGTTTTACCATATCCAACCATATCACCAAATATTCCAACATTTGTTGATATCTGAATAATATTATTATTTGATTGTGCTAATAATGAATATGGTAAATTTGAATATAACATATTCATTATTGATAATAATTTATTTGTATTACTTATTTTATATCTTATTGTTCCATTTATTTCCATTTCTAATGCTTTATTTAATGCTGCTAATTGATGTGGTTTCAATTTTATCTTTAATTTATTATTTTGTTCTGTTATATTACTTGTTTCATTTAACTCCATATCATAATAATTAACTAATGACATTATATTATATTATAAAATTAAAAATATATAAAGAATATAATTCTATCTTATAATATAAAAAAGATGAATAACCAGGTTATAGAAGAAATGCCTAATAATTATGAAGTTAAAGGTGATAATATTCAAACAATTGCAGAACCAGCAGAAGTTAAAAAAAAAATTGTATTTGGTCTTCCAGGTGATAATTTTTCATCTAAGTTTCTTCTATCCTGGACTGCTACAATAAATGCTCTTTGGGAAAGTAAGAAATATGATATTGTTGTTAGTACTGGTGTAAGTTCTTATGTAACATTTGCACGTATGCAAACATTAGGTCTTGATGTCATGCGAGGTATTGGTCAAAAACCATTTGATAATATGGATTTTGATATTTGGATTACTATTGATAGTGATATTATCTTTACACCTCAACAAATTATTGATCTAATTGAATCAACTGAACAACATCCTGTTGTTAGTGGAATGTATCGTATGAGTAATTTAACTAGTTATACTATTGTAAAAGATTGGGATACTGAATATTTTGCAAAAAATGGAACATTTAAATTTTTAACTCCCGAAGATGTAACTAAATGGAAAGGAGAAACTAATCTTAAATTTCTTCCTGTTCATTATACAGGTCTTGGTTTTTTTGCTGTTACAAAAGATGTTCTTCGTAAAATGACTTATCCTTATTTTAATTGTGATATTCAGGAAATTATTACAGATGATGGTAAAATTTTAAGAGATATTTGTTCAGAAGATGTTGCTTTTTGCAAAAATATTCTCAAATTAGGTATTCCAATTGTAATTAATACTGATATTAGAGTTGGGCATAATAAATTAATTGTTATATAATATAATGGATTTATATTATATTTTATTATTCCTATTTTTTATAATTATTGGCTATTATTCATTAAAATATTTATTTTTTATATTTATTGGAATGATAATAGCATTTTATATTTCATATATATATTTATTACCTATATATTGTTCTGCAAAAAAACTATATTAATTTTTATTTCCTTTTTTCCAACCACCTCTTTTCATAGGTTGTTGTGTTGACGATATATTATCTATCTTATTAAAAAAAGAAGAATTATTACTTGGAAAGCTAAATGATGATTGTTCACGTGGGTAAGTAGATGTATTATATTGTTGTTGGATTGGCATTTGAGGTAGTGAATTAGTCATCTGATATGGTTGAGATTGTGTTATTGGCATTATAGGTACTACGGGATTTGGCGTTTCTTGTGGAAATATTTTATAAGGTTGCTGAACAGACATCTGAGGTTGCTGAACAGGCATCTGAGGTGGTTTATACGGTTGCTGAGTAGGTATTTCTTGTGGAAATATTTTATAAGGTTGTTGAACAGGCATCTGTGGTGGTTTATAAGGTTGTTGAACAGGCATCTGAGGTGGTTTATAAGGTTGTTGAACAGGCATCTGTGGTATAATATTTGAAGATGATGAACTTCTTGAAAAACTAATTATTGCATATATAATAAGAATAATTATTAAAATTGCAACAAAAATAACACCACCATACGCGAGCCATTTAAATATATCATTTTTCTTTTCTTCTTTTACTTTATCTTCTGATTTTTTTTGTTCATCTTTTGTTTTTAAATCATCTTTTTCTTTCTTTTTTCGTAATGTTTCACTTGCTAAGTCCATAGCATCTCTTATTTTTGCATAATCAAATATTGTGTCATTATCTGCCATTTATTAAAAATAATCAATCTATTAAATTATATGAAAAAAAAATATTAAAACTTATTATTAGATATGAATTTATATAAAAAAATTATTGTTAATAATTGGATTAATAAGAAAAAATTTAATACTTATGAAATTTATTTATATGAAGATGATAACTTAGATGATGCATGTGCTAAAATTGCTAAAACTATAAATAATAATGGAAGATTTTATATATGGAAAAATAATCAATCAATATTATTTAATTTTAAATCAATTTCTTGGGATGGTTATTCAATTAATCCATTGGAAGCAACAAATTTAAATAGTAAACAATTAAAAGATCCAATCATTTATAATTATAATTATGGATTATTTTCATATAGTAGTATTAATATTATCTTTGAAAAAGATTTTCCAGAATTAAAAAATAATCCATATTATTTTATTGATAAAAGTTTTCAATCATTAGCTCAATTAAATAAAAAAGAAGAAATATTAAAAAAATTAGAAAGTATTGATATCAAACCTATTATTGATACAACTTTAAATATTCATAGATATGAATTAGAAAGTAAATTAACAAAGAAATATGACTTAGTTGATATTTTTGAAAAATTAAATACAACACCTATTATTGAATTTATTCAATGGATAAATGATACATATAAAATTATCTATAAATTATATAAAACTAATAAATTATCACATGATAAAATCATTAATTGGACTGATATAAAAAAATTTACTAGTAGTAATTGTATCAATTGTTATTCTATTTTAAATAATGGAACATTTGCTAAATTAACTATTAAAGATGATATGCATATAACTTTAAGTTATACAATCAATTTAAGGAAAAATATAAATTGGAAAGAAATTGATGATAATATGAATGATATTATTCAATATTGTAGTAGTCATTTAAATCATAAATTAAAATTTGAAGAAATTAGCATAAAAGCTAATTTTACTATTGAAATTGAAAATGTATCTATGCAAAATCTTAAAAAAAAAATAAGTGAATTTATTGATATTTTTGATATCCTTAAATCAAATAAAGATACTATAAATTTGATTTATAAACGTTCATCTAATTATAATAAACAAGGATTTGATGCACATATTTACGTTAAAAATTGTTTATATTTAGGAATAGAAGAAGATGATATCATAAATCAATTAGTTATATTAAATAATTTTAGTATAGCAGAAGCTAAACAATTATTAAAAGATGAACAGGAATTAATATTTGAAATGGAACAGCAAAATATTAAGCAACAAGAAACTATGAATAAAATAAATACAATTGTAATTATTGAATTATATAAAAATGGATTTTATATTAATATAATCAATATTCCAAATAAAAAAGAATTAGAAAATATTATTTATTGGCTATCTAAAATTATAGCATCATCTATTGAAAAAGGAAAAACTAAACAAAATAATAAGAAACCAATTGTTATTAATAATATTTTACCAAAATATTCATCTTCTCCTGAAATTCAAAGTGATGAAGAAAATTTAGGTAAATTAATATTTGATACTAGTTCATCTGATGATGAAAAAAGTGGTGGTGCATTAGGTAAAGAAAAACATAGTTATTTTATTAATTTATTACAAAAAGCTGATAAAGATTTATTTTTAAATAATTATGCTAGAAGTAAATGTCAAGCAATTAATCAACCAGTTGTATTTTCAGAAGATTATAAACAAACTTTAATAAAAGATGGTAATTATCATTTTGATAATGATATTACTTATGGAAGTAAAGATGAAATTAAAAATGTTTATACATGTCCACGTTTATGGTGTCCTCAATCAAAAATACCATTAAATGCAGATAAATATCCTAATCAAAAATGTCCAATTGAAGGTGAAGAACCAATGGAATTATTTTTTGAGAATGATCCTAAAAAGAAAAGATATGTTAAATTAATTAAACCAGATGAAAATAATTTATGTGTTCCATGTTGCTTTAAGAAAGAACCAAAAGATGATGAATTAAATAAATGTAAATTTTATAATGATAAAAAACCAGAAGAAGTTATCATAAATAAAGATGAAAATTATCTCGTTAATACAGCACCTATTAGCGTTGGACGTTATGGAGCAATTCCTCAATCCTTACATGAATTATTATTTCCAAATGTTAAATTTTCTTTATGTTCAAAAATGTTAAATAAATCCGATAAATGTTTTGTTCGCAAAGGTATTTTACATAAAACAACAAAAAAACTTAAAAATATTCATAATGATAGTATTATTAGTGCTATTGCATATGGATTAAATTTTAAATCAAAAGAACATTTTATAAGTAATTTAACAAATAAATTAGATTTAATAAAATTTATGAGTTTAGAAAATGGTAATGTTTGTAAAGCTTTTATGGATCAATTACCATTAATACCTGAAAATAATAAATTATTAATATCTGAATTAGAATCTCATTTAGAAAAATTTCATTTAAATTCTAAAATTAATAATTTTGATAAAGCTAATTATAAATTATCACGACTTTTAGGCATTTTTAAAAGTTATAAAAAATTCTTAAATTATATTCGTTCTAATGATTATCCTACTAGTAAATCACCTTATTATCTTTATTCTTTAATAAGTTCTATTTATAATGTTCTATTAGTTATTTGGGAAAAACAAGGTGATACAACTTCAATAATATGTCCTTATTATACAAGTTTTGAAGATTTAATAGGTTCTATGGAACTTAATGGAAAAATATTAATGCTTTCTAAAATGTTTCATAAAGATAAATATTATTATGAACCAATTGAATTAAAATTAAAAGGTATTGATGGAGAGAAATTAATACCTTTAAATGAATATAAACATATCAAAAAATTACTTAGTGAATGCAGTATTTTAAAACAATCTTATAATGCTAATTATACTATTTATAATAATATTTATTCATTACATACATGGAGTAAAGTTAATAATCTAGGAATGAAAGAAAAATTTATAATAACAACTATTATTATAAATAGTGATTTATCTATAACACATTATATTACAAAAGGTGGATTTTTCATAATTACTGATAAAATTAGTATTAGTTTTTTACCAAGATTAATAATTGACTTAGATATAATTGAAATATTATTTTATGATGATATTATAAATAATAAAATTAATATTAATGTATTAATTAAAGATTATAATTTATTTATTGATAAATGTAATATATTAAATATTAAATATGATTTTGGAAAATTAATTACTACAACACAATTTGAATATTATTATAATTTAAGTGTTCAAAAATTACCCTTAACAAATGATATCATACATTCACAAATAATTGATGATCTTTATAAATATCAATTATTTAATACTAATAATAATAAAAAATGGTATCAATTACAACATATGATTTATAATAAAATTATTAATTTACCTAATCAAACTTTTAATCATTTACTTTCCTTAAATAGAAATGATAGAATTAAATCTCTATTTAAGGAATTAAATTTAAATGGCAATCCAGAAAAAGCTAAAATTCGTGTAATATTAGAAGAAATACCTTTTATTTCTAAAAATCATATTAAAAGATTTTTAAATGATTTTATTATTTATTATAAATATGATTTCTTAAATCCATTAATAAAAGAAGATAAATCACAATTTATTTTCTCTCAAACTGCAATTCAATATAATGTACCATCAAAATTATTAATTTATCATCCATCAACTCCTAATAATGCTTTTACTACTTTTCAAACTAATGATTATATTTATAATTTAAATATTGAAGATGAAAATATTCAATTACCAACTATTTTTAATGGAACACATGAGAAATTAAATAGTAAATGGACAATGCATAAAAAATCAACATGGAGTAATATGATTTATATTAAAAATAATAAATATGATAAAAATTTTATTAAAGATTTTTATTTATGGTTCGCAAAATATTTAAATATTAAGACTACTTATTCTGATTTAGAAACTTCTGCTTTTAATGATATTCAAATCATATTTACTGCAAAAGATTATACATCTGTTAAATTATTATTAAAATCTTTATTTGATGATCCATATTTTTATAAATTACTCTCAGATACAATAGGTAAAAAATATATTAATTTTAATTTATTCTGGGACCAATATTATAGTACTATTAATAATAATGATCGTAAATTATTATTTACTAATATAATTACTAATATTAAAGAACAAGTATATCCTAATGATTATCATATTTTAGCAATGTCAAAAATATTAAATATTAATATTATAACTATTCATCGCAGTAAATATGGTGCTAATAATAAAGATATTCCAGTTATTAGAGGTGATATTGAAGATCTATTATTATCATCAACTTTTTATAAAGCTCCTACCATAAATTATGAAAATAGACCTCTCATTATTTTATATAAATCAGAGGATGATAATAAAACTATTTATAGTTTAATTGTTGATAAAACTATTATTCCAATTAGTGATAAATCTATTTATATTAAACTAGCCGATATACCATTAGTTATTAAATATCTTATAAATGAACATTTACAATCTCAAAAATAATATGTATATTTATATAAATAATGAATAAAAATAATATTGAATTAAAGTTAATTAATAATAATATTGATTTAAATTCTATTAATGCTATTCAATTAATTTCTTTTATTATGGAAGAAATTGAAACAGTTAAAGATCTAAAAGGGCAGCAAAAAAAAGATGCTGTTATTAGTATTTTACAAGAATTTATTATGAATGATGATAATGTCTTTATTAAATCTAATAATCCTACTATTATTATTTCTATACATAATCTATTAGATAATCAAATTGCAACTGATATTATTGATACAATTGTATTATGTGCTAATGGTGCTATTAAAATTAATGAAAAAATAAAAGCTAATTGCTTTTGCTTTTTTAAAAAATAAGTATTATTTTTATTGTAATTTTATTAAAAAATGAATTATTAAAGTAAATTTAATATTAAAACTAAGCAATGGTTTATAAAAGTTCAAAAGAAGATATCATGAATATGTTCAAAGACGAAGAGGCTATTTCATTTCAAATCGTAAAACATACTAATTCTGATTATATTGTCAGATTAACTTCTGAAAGTGGATTAACCAAAACATTTATTACTGATAATATCAGAGACCTGTTCAAAGATTAAAAAGTAATATTTATATATATCAAAATTTTTTGGTATTTTTAAATTATTGTTATTTTTGGTTCTTCAACTTTATAACATTCATCTGTTTCATTAACTGTTATATTAAATGTTAAATTTTCTTCTAAACAATCAATATCATCATCATCATCTTCAATTATATCATCTAAGTTATATTTATTTTCTTTTGTCTGTTTAACATTTTTAATCAATTCCATTAAATGTTCTTCATCTAATATAATATCAAAGTTTCCAGATCCACAATTTGGCACTTTACCTAACATTACCTGAGGTGAAACACCACTCGTATTATCATATTCTGAAAATATACTAGCATTAATTAACATATCAACACTTTCCTCAAATGATGATTTACTTAATGCACTACTAGCATTTCTATTAATCCCATGACGATCAATTGACATTAAATTACCTCTAAATGTCATAGTATCAATTAATAATGATAAATGTCTGTAATTCATTGAACCCTCACCCGTAACATTAACTAATTCATGATATAAAGCATTTCTAGCTGCTTCAACTCCTAATACTGTATATATTTCTCTAATATCATTTGAAATAGTTCTTGTAGAATCAATATTTGGATTTGATAATATCTCAATTAAATTAGTTCCATCAGTATCTAATACCCATTCTACCACCTTATCAAATGTTTCCTCCGCTGGATTATAAATATCATATTTCTTTTTATTTAAGGATACTTTATTAATACCCTTAATACCTTTTAATAATACTTGATAAACAATATTATGTTCCATAGCTTTTAATGCAGCTACCTCATCCTTATTTTCAATATCTTTCAATGCATAATCGGTTAATCGTATTCTGAATATACATTCATCTGCATTATCATCACTATATACACAATCAATATATCTATTATATGCCTTATTTAACTTAGTATAAATATCAATCATTCTTAATCCAAATGCATTCATCTTCTCTTTATTAAATTTCATTCTCAATACCCACGGTGAATCACTACGGCATTTATTAGCACTACTATCTAATTCTGCAAATTTCTTATAAATATCTAATATACCTTTATCATTATCAATAGTTGTATCTAATTTACCACTATCCCAGAATATTTCACTATATTCTAATATATTTGAAAGATTTGTAATTTCAATTGAATTCTTAATTGACATAGCAATACTTTTTGTTTGTTCAATTCTTTCATCAATATATTCAATTCCATCCTCCGCTATTTTTGGATTTTTAACTGATGCTACATCAGGTTTCATATATATAATTAATGTTGGTGTTTTTGTTTTCTTAGTTGCACTTAAAATTTCTTTCAATCTAGGAACACCACTTGTAGCTTTAACAGCTGCTGCTGTTCCTGAAACGTGAAATGAATCTAATGTCATTTGTGTTCCCATTTCTCCAATTGTTTGTGCTGCTATAATACCAACCATTTCACTCGGTTGCGCAATAGCTTCTTTAAAATATTCATAAACTTGTGATACAATCCAATCAAACATTGATTTACTAAAATTTTGTTCAATTATAATTTTTTTAGGTGATAAATAAACTCTCAATAATATATGAAAATATATCATTCCTTGTTCAGTATCTTTAATATATAAATTTTCAATCAATTCATTAATTTTATCTAATATATAATCAGGTGTTAAATCAGTTAATGTAGCTTTAATATTACTTGACTCACGTCTTTTAATACATGTCTTAATTATTCTATTAAAAGGAATTGGATAATTAATAATACTACTTTTTCTATTTTTATTAACCTTAGTTATAATAAAATTTTTATCTTCAATTAATGATTTAAAATGTTCTTTACATCTATCAAATGTATTTTTTGTTATTTTCTTATTTGCTTCGGGTGTTAAATAAATTTCTAATTTATCAGCAGTTGTTAAATTATATTTAACTTCCATATCTAAGAATTTCATTTCAATTGTAGGAATTAATTGTGTTTCAATCTTACAACCATCCATACCATCCTCACCATAAATAAATTGAATAATTGCACCATTAGCATTTCTTACTGTATTATCATAATTAATCTTAGCATCTTCCATTGCCTTTACTAATCTTCTTTGGATATATCCAGTTTCTGAGGTATCATAGACCGTTAAACCAGTTATATTCATAAAATTCTTAGTTGAAGGGATTGTCAAATCATATAACTTTGTATAATTAACTTTTTCATCAGGATTTAAAATAGTAATATTAATAATTTTATCTAATACAATATTATTATGTTCTTTATAATTTTTATGTAAATTAGTTTTATTATTATTAATTTCTAATCTTTTGTTTTTACTTTCATTTGTTAATATTATTTCACTTGTAAATTTTCTGCTCCATTGTGCTTTAATATCTATCATATGTATATCTGTATTTAAGTTAGTAGTAGTATGTTTTTTAATTGATAATTTACCAAATATTCCTAATCTATTACATAATAAACTAATACCTTGAATTAATTTTTCAGAAGATGATGCTGTTGTTATTTCACCATCTTCCCTTACAGATCCATCTCCTGAAAAATAACCATCTAATAATCCAATTATAAATTCCTTAGGTGCAATATGAGCAATATCTGGAATATTATAACAATTAGTTCCTACAAATTTATTTAAAAATCTTGCTAATAATGAACTATTACATATAATAGATGTTGTTTTATCATTTTCTTCAATTTCATATGTAAAAGTATACTTTTCAAACCAATTTTTAATAAATTCTAATACAGAAGGTTCTTCATTAGTAATTTCAAAACTTTTGTTAAAATCTCTTACACTACCATTTGCTATAAATAATCCAATAAATACACCATTTTCTCTATTTAATTCAAATTTTTCTTTATTAAAATCACATCCATCAATATATAGCGACATATCTATCTCATTTTTAATTATAGGAGGTTCTGGTAAAGAAATAGTTGTTGGAACATAATCTCCAATTTTAACTTCTTCTGTTTTAATTGCCTCAAATTCTTTTTCATTCCAAATTAATAGAGTTTTTGAATTTGGTACTATAATTTCTCTACCGCTTTGTGTAATAACTTTATATAAATCTTCTTGTGGGTCATGTCTTGTAATTGCTGTAATTTCACCCCAACTAGTATTTCCATCATTATCAGCAGTAGGAATATAAATCTCATTAGATAATCCTAGCATTTCCATATTCATATCTTCGGGTCCAAATTGTTCAACATAATTTTTATTATTTGGATTATCTATTTTATTATCAATCCAATCTCCAATATTTACACATTTACATTCTCCATTTTCAATAATAATAATAGGTGTATCGCCTGTAACTGATTTAACAGCTGTATCAATTAAACCTTCACGACCACCCATAGCATGAAAGAATACTTCCTGTGGTGATAAACCACTAATGAAACTATTCTCAACAAATCCACGAGCTTCTGGACCATCATCATACTTAGTAAAATGAGGTAAAGTTCTATCTGTATAACCATAAGCAATGCGACGTCCATCAACATTTTGTTGTCCGACACATGCCATAATCTGAGCAATATTAGTTTCTTTGCCTTTTGATCCAGATTTAACCATATTAAACATGCGATTTGTTCTTTCATCAATCTTAGCTAAACTAATTTTAGCAACTTCATTTGTAGTTTGATTAAGAATTCCAATAATCTCTCTCTCTAAAAATTCTTCATTTGAAAATATAGAATTGTTTTCTAAATCTCCTTTTCGCATATCTTCTAATTTCTTATAAGCACTAGCTTTCATTTCCTTAATTTTATTATTTAATTCTAAATCAGTACTATTATCAGTAACTAAATCGCTAATACCAATACTAAAACCAGAAGTTAATAACCATCTGCAAATTAATCTTTGAGTATTATCTAAGAATTTTTTAATTTCAACAGGTCCATAATCATGATAAATAACTGGAATTAATCCATTTGTAATATTATGAAATACTAATTTATCTAATGTTCCTGAAATTAATTTGCTATTATTAATAACTACTTTTTCACCTGCCTTATTAGTCATTTCAATGAATAATGATGGAGGCATAATTTCAGAAAATAAATCTCGTCCTGTATATGTATAATCTTTTGATGGTTTTTCTAATTTACCCTTAAAATAACTATTAACCATTTGTAAATTTGCCATTTGTTTATCAGCTACTTGAACATAATCCTTTGAAGCTCTAAATGATCCAACCAATGTATCTTGAACTACTTCAATACTTGGTTTTCCATCTCTTGGAGCTAAGATCAAATAAGGAACAGCTGCTAAATCTTTCAATTCACTCATTGTTTGAATATTTTGAGGACAATGCAAATTCATCTCATCACCATCAAAATCAGCATTATAAGGTGGTGTATCTAATACATTTAATCTAAATGTTTGATAAGGCATAATAATTACTTTATGACACATCATACTCATCTTATGTAAAGATGGTTGACGATTAAATAAAACATAATCACCATCATTTAAATGACGATGAACAACATCTCCGAAATGAAGTTCTGCTGCTATTTTAGCTAAGTCAGCATATTTTAAATTAATAGGACCTAATTCATTAGTTTTTTTAACATATTTAGCACCAGGCCATTTATTAGAACCATTCATAATTAATTTTCTCATCTCTTCAATATTATATTCATTTACAGTTTCCTGAAAAGTAATATTTAATGCTACTCTGATTGGAACACCTAATTCATCAATACTAATATAAGGGTCAGGTGTAATAACTGATCGTGCTGATTGATCAACACGTTTTCCATTTAAATTTCCTCTAATTCTTCCTTCTTTTTTCTTCATTCTATCACAAACAGAACGAAGACGACGTCCATTTCTCTGCTGAGAAGGCGCTAATCCTGGAATTTGATTATCAATAAATGTGAAAACATGATATTGAAGAACCATTGTAATCAATTTAATTGTTTCTTCACTTGCACCTTTTGTAATTTTATCAAATATATTGTTATTAGTTTTTATAATATCACTTAGTTTATGAGTTAAATCATCCTCGCGACGTTGCCCATTTTCTTCAATAATACTAGGACGAACAGCAGGAGGTGGCACAGGTAATACAGTACAAATCATCCATTCTGGTCTATTCCATTTAGGATTAAAACCCATTAATTCCATATCTTCATTTGTAATACGTTTGAAAATTCTTAAAACATCTTCTGCTGTAAATTCTTGCTGAACTGATGTTTCTTTTGTTTTATCTTTCCATTCTGCAATAATTTTCATTGATGCTTCTTTATTATATCTATCTGGTTGTTTACTTCCACATCCAATATGTTTATCATCACCACAAATTTTAATCTTAGTAGTTGTATTACATAATTTAAAATATGCTTCCCATCTTTTTTGATTATTTTTAATAGCTAATATGCGGGTCATTTCATTCTTTAATTCTTCAATAGTTGTATGTTGAGATATTAACATGCGAGAACATCTAAAACATACACATTTTAATATTTTTTTAACAATATCAAAAAACATTGCATGAAATACTGGTTTTGCTAATTCAATATGTCCGAAATGTCCAGGACAGAATACATTTTTTTGTTCACATGTTGTACATACTTTATTATGTTCTAATACACCCATACGAGGATCAAATAATCCACCAACAATTGGTTCACTACCTGCATAAGTATCGGTCTTAGTAACTTTAACAACTGAACGTTTAATAATTTCATCAGGTCCTAATACACTAAATTGAATGCCTTTAACTTCTTCAATAATAACTTTTTGAGCATTATATGATAATTCATTATATATTGACATATCTATTTATTATATAAGTTAATTTTAAATATATAATCAATTTTTATTTTTAAATTAAAGTTGATAAATTATCATAATATCTTTTTTTAAAATCATTATAATTGGAAATTATACCCTCCTTATATAGATATTTTTTTGAAAATAAATTATAATTATTATTTTCGTTAAACATTACATAAATAATTAAATAAATTAATATTAAAATCATTATAGATTTACCAATATCTCTTACTGGTATATAAATAAGACCAAATAAAATTAATGATTGAACTATCTTATTTTTTATCAATTTCTTTTGAAATTCTGTTAATTCTAAATCTAAATGTCTCGCACCAATTTGCATTATTATTACTGATACTATCAATACAGGATCAAATCCAGCAATATCACTCATTATTATAGTATGTTATCTATAATAATTAAAAAAAATAATTAAAAATTATTTAATGATTTGATGCATCATCACTAATTTCTGTTAAACAAATTTTAGCATCTTTATAATAATTAACTTCTTCTGGATGATCTGATGGAAATACTAATGGAACATAATTTTGAATACATTCAATATTTGACTTAGATGTTAAAGCTATAAACTGGCGAATATCAGAAAACATTATTTAATTTATAAATATATTTTTATTTTTATATAATTTTTATTTAATGAACCATTTAAATCCCATTTGTTTTGAAGGTCTTGATGGTGCTTCTTCACAACAATGCTGACAATTTCCAGCATTCCATTGTTCAGCATTTAGTCCAATACCACCAGAAACATCATTTGAATCTGGAATGCCACCTTGATCTTGATTGAAACTTCCACCCCAACGAACATTATGTTTATTGCTTAATGGCATTATATTAAAACCAACTGCTTTAAAAGTAGATTGTCTAGCCCATATTTTATCACTATAATAATCATCATTTATAAATTTATTATTAAAATTATCTTTACTTAACATTTTTACATAAGTTGAATCATAACCTTTTGCTGTTATTAAATTATAATTACCACTACTATAATAACTAAATTGAGACTTAGAACCTGCGAAAAAATCTTTTAATGATGTATTACCATCATAAAAGTTAGTTTCAATCCATCTCCAACCATATTTACCTTTATTTATATTTCCATTTGTATCTGTTGAATCAAATAATGCTAAACATTTAGAAACTTTATAATAATTAAAAATTTCATATTTAGCATCACCATTATAATTATAATTTAGATCATTTTGATTTAAAACTTCACTAGATGTCCAATAATTTTTTCCATTTTTTCCATTATATGAAAATACATCACTATTATTTGCACCTTTCATTGCCAACATCCATCCACCTCCTTCACATTCAGAATCCATAATACAATAAACTTGATTTGCTACTCCCGTATCTGGATTTTTAATCCAATATATACCATTTTCATTTGTGCATGAAATATTTTTAATATCTTCTGCTGAAAGTCCAGCTGTTTCTGGTGTTTTTCCATAATTAGTTGATATATTTAATATATTTGATACTTGTAGTTCTTCGCCTGTTTCAGCATAATTACTTAATGCTTGTGATACTATTAATAATTCTGAGTCTGATAAAATAACATCCCATATAATTAAATATGCAAATCCAAAATCTGATGCTTCTGCATCAGACCAATCATTAATTGTTAATTGTGCATCTTTATCATAATTAATATTTGCATGATCAAAAGCTTTATTAACATTATTAAATATTATACTATATGATGTATTTTTTGCATATGATTTAGCACAACTTATGAGCCAATCCGTTGAAGTATTATTTATATTTTTATCATAATATTTCCACCCATCATTATACATAATTCCATTTGCATAATTAGCCCAATGTCCTAATAACCAATTACGAGGATATTTTCCTGTTAATATTCTTTGTCTATTAATATTTGTTGATGTGTACTTAGTCATAGCACATATTGTATATTTTTCTGGAAGACTTCCAATTGGAAAAGTAATTTTTGTATTTTTTCCAGCAGATAAATAACGTATATTTGGTGATTTTTCATCTACTGTATTATTATTATATTGTCCTGTTATTATTCCTTTTCTACATTCTCTATTAAATATATCATGTATATTATTGCCAAAAGCACTTTTTGCTGTATACATTCCCCATGGAGGTCTATTTGCTTTTAATAATATATTGAATTTTTCTTGAATTGATTTTTCAGCATATTGTGTATATTGTGCATCATTCTTAGTATTATCTTCATATTGAATATTAGTATTAATATTTGGTAATTGTGAATTAATATTATCTGTAAAAATTGTAATATATTCAGTATCATTAGAAGTTGAAATAGCTGTTGTTGATGCAACATTCATTTTTGTATTTGTATTAAGAGGCATTCCAAATACTTTAATATTTTTCATTTCTAATGTATTAGTTTTAATTCTAAACACTATTAATAATGTATTATCAAATATTAAAACATCATTATTTATTAAATTTAATATTATTTTATTCTCATTAAAAATTGCATTTGTTTGTATTAAATAAGGTTTTTTATTAATATATGTAAATAATTTTATATTATTTTCTAATATAGGTTTTGCATTATTTATAAGTGTTAATTCTAAACCTTTAAATTGAAATCTTTCAGGATATGTAATTGCTATAATATTCTCTTTTCCAATTGATCCTGTTGACATTAATTTTATTGATGATGTTGAATTATTAAATAGAAATGATATACAATTTGTTGGCGATGGATCATTCATATAAAATGTACTGATAATATAATAAGGACCATAACCACTAATAGCTAAATTATTTACTGCATTATTAGCAATAAAATCATATTTTTCAACTAAGTTTATATCTTGTTGCGTTTTTTTTTCAATATCTGATGGTTTAGTATTATATATTATACTAATATCATATGTATCTCCTGATACAGAATTTGCTAATATGCGAGGGTAATTCATGTACGGTGATATTTCAAATTTTTCAATTTTTTGATTTTTATATTTTTTTATAAAAATAAACATAGAAATTATAAATATTATAAAAAATATTATAATTAATATTAATATTAATTTATTATTCATATCTATTAATGATAATTATTATTTTCTATAAGTTAATTTTCCATATATAAAAAATATTATTACTTTGTTTTATTATGCCAAAAATATTATTATTATATTTTTGGTATATTATATTGTCATAATAATTATCATAATAATTAATGAATAAAAAACAATTTTTTAATCTCTTACATATATATTTTTGAAGTGTTATTAAATCAATATCTTCCTTTAATATTATTACTTTACCTTTATTATTATCATGTTGAATATAAAAAACAAAAAGATCTAATTCCATTTTTATTTTTTATAGCTGTAATATATTTAGATTACAGATATTTGTTTATTTCCATTTACCAAATAATATTCATAATTAAACAATTTTTCACAATTGCTAAAATCAATAATATATTTAAATGGACACATAAATCTGGTTGAATTTTTATGCAATATATATTGCGTTAAACATAAATGATGAATTGGATAATAAACAGATAATGGATGACTTATATTTCTATAAATAATAGCAATATCTTCTGTTGCTTTATTATCATTAAAACATCTATTCAAACAAATAACGCAACAATTATCATTATATTTTATCAATTCTGTATCAGTAATATCAAAATTTGTTGAAAATACAGAATATGGTAAATTTGAAATAGTCCATCCCTTATCAATGAACATATAAATCTCAGATAAATATCCAGCATCTATATTTGAAATTACTGTTTTTTTCTTATAAATATCTTTAATAATATTATTTTCAGCAATTTTAAATTTCTTACTATCAAAATTATCTATTTTTGTTCCTGTATTCCTAGAATATTCAATAATAGTTGTATTATTAACTTTACGCATAATAAAACCATCACATAAAAAGAATAATGTACCAAATGGTGGTAATATATCATGTGTTCGCAATAAAATATTAATATTAATTTCTGGATATTCTTCAATTGTTGCATTAATTACATCACCTTCATCATCATATTCAATATTAATAGTTATATTATTTTCAATGCATTTCTTATTAAATTTCTTAAAATTAGAATTTTCTGGAAAACTCATTAATATTTCTGTACATCTAAATGTTCTTTCAATTGTTTCAACATGAAATGATGGATCCCAGAATTTTTCAATTGGCAGATCTAATGAATAATAAATATCTGAAAAATATGAATGTAATATTTTAGAAGTTATATAAGAACCCCATAATATTGCATTTGAATCTAATGCTAGTTTTTCAAGTAATATTATAATTGAATATAATCTTTCATCTAAACACATGGTTTTCAATAATATTTTTTTAAATAAATTTAATAATCATTTTTTTAATTTTCTAAGATAAATAATCTTCAATTATATATGATACTGCTAAATTAGAATGTGGTGAAACAAGTGATAAATAATTAAATGAATTCTTTATAATAGCCGTAGATTGGTCTGTTGTAGAACCATCTATAATATAATCTTTTCTTAATAAAGTTATATATGTTGGTAAAATATTACTTAGGTTATAATTCTCTGGTGTTCCTATCGCGCATATATTTAAACCTGATTTTGGACTTATAATTGAAGGTAAACATGCTTGATTAATTGGATTACTTGACATATAAATATCATATTGTAATATATTTGGAACCCCAATATTAAATGTTTCAAATCCACAATCAGCTAAAAAACATTTAATATTAAAAGAACGAAAACAGACACTATTTTGAGCAACTGTGCTAACTAATGACTTAGTATTTGATGTTAAATTAATATCAAATTTCCAATAACGTATATCATTATATATAATTTGATTTGGAGAAATTAAATCTTGATTTATTGTGCATGTATATCCAAATTTCTTTTTTAAATTAAAATTATTTATAGATAAATTACTTAAATTTTCTAATTTAACATAAATATTACTTAAATAATCACCATTTTCTCTAATTAAATTACTAATATTTAATTGTCCATTAACATTTAATTTAAAATTTGTTGTTGATGTAGTACCAATACCTATATTACCACTATTATCAATTCTCATCAATTCATTAGCAATATTTGAAGTTCCACTTTTATAAAATATATGTTTTCCTGTTGTTGTATAATATTCAATATTGCCAGCATTACCTCCATTTCTACTATCACCATTAATTATTATTCTTGTATTTGTACTAGCAGTTATACCATTATTTGTACCTATAACCGTATAATCTGTATTTCCAATTGAAATTCTTAATCTACCACCATCATGAATTTGAAGAATATTATTAGCTGTTGCAGTTGAAATGCCAATATTACCAGTTGATGTAATTAATAATGAAGGAGTTGAAGATGTTAAATTATTTCCTGAATTTAATATAATACTTGTTTTAGATTGAATAAACAAATTATTTTTATAATTATCAGCAATATTAGTACCTCCAATACCTATATAAGCATCTGATGGACTATTATTTGTAAATTTAATTCTTGCATAATTGTTTGCAGAAGTATTATTAATAGTTATTTGATCATCGCTAGTTGAAGAATTTAAAGTTAAATTACCAGATAAAGTAATTGGAAAACTATTATTTTGGACTATATTACTATTTAAAATTGTACTGCCAGAAACAATAATATTACATGTATATAAATTACTAGTATTTGAACTAAATAAAGATTTTAAAGTAGTTGTCTCAATATTTGAATAAGCAATAATATTACTTGTTGCTGTAATACTACCACCAATTGTCATAGACTTATTAGTTTCAGATGTTGTTCCAATATTAAAGGTAGTGCCACCAAATGCATATGTTCCTGATTGACTTATATTTCCAGTTATAAATAAATTTCCAATATTACTAAATGAACCTTTATTATTTATATTTGATGAATTTATATTACTAGTTATAATATTACTAGCAATTGTAATATTAGATGTACCAAATATTGAACCATAAACATTTAATGTTTTTGTTTTATCAGTAGGATCAGTACCTACATAAATATTATTAGAAGACACTAAGGATGAACAATTAATATTACCTGTTCCTGATACATTAATATTATCTAATACATTTAATTTATAATTTGCTGTTGATGTAGTACCAATACCTATATTACCATTATTATCTATTCTCATCAATTCATTTGCAATATTTGAAGTTCCACTTTTATAAAATATATGTTTTCCTGTTGATGAGGTTGTATAATATTCAATATTACCAGCATTACCTCCACTTCTAATATTACCATTAATTATTATTCTTGTATTTGTACTAGCAGTTATACCATTGTCAGTTCCTATAACAGAATAATCATAAGGGTCATTTGCAATTCTTAATCTACCACCATCATGAATTTGAAGAATATTATTAGCTATTGTGGTTGAAATACCAATATTACCAGTAAATAATGCATTATTTTTAACATTTAATGAGTCAGAATTAATATAAAAAATACCATTTGAATGTATGAAATTACCATTTCTACATAAAAAATCATTATTAATACATGTATTATTATTAATAAAAAATTTAAATCTATCATCTTCTGCTGGATCAATTGGACTATTTCCAACTCTAATTTTGTTATAAAAAAAAGAATTATTAATAACATTTAAATTAGATGTATTTAAATTAGATGTATTTAAATTTGATTGAATATTAACATGTCCATTAACATTTAATCTATAATTAGTATTATCAGTAGTATTAATTAAAATAGCATTAGTAAAAATGTTTGGATTTCCATCTGTTGAAAATTGTTTTATTACACCATCATTAATAGTTGTATTTCCATTAACATATAATTTTTGATCTAATGCGGATGTAGTGCCAATTCCTATATTACCATTTGAATTAATAGTTAAAGAATTATTTGATGCATTAGAATGTATATAAAATTGTTTATTCCATGTTCTAGTTGCATCATTATTAGTTCCAAAATCACCAAAAACAAAATTAAAATCAGAATCATATCCAAATTTAAAATTGCGATTATTTATATTATCTTGTTTAGATATAATTAAAGTTCCATCACTAATCATATTAGGATTTCCAATATGTAAATTTCCTAATGGTATACTATTGCCTATTCCAATATTTCCAGATCTATTTATAAGTAATGAATGCTGAGGTGCATTAGAATTAATATAAAATTGTTTTACCCATGTTTTATCTGGATTATTTCCAGTTAAATAATCACCAAAAACAAAGTTAAAATCAGAATCATAACCAAATTTAAAATTGCGATTATTTATATTATCTTTTCTAGATATAATTAAAGTACCATCACTATTAGTTAAAGGAGATGCAATATGTAAATTTCCTAATGGGTTTGTATTACCAATACCAATATTAGAATTAGCAAAAATATTATTAGATGAATAAAGTGATCCATTAATATTTACTTTATGAATATCTGATGTAGTTCCAATACTTATATTACCTGAATTATTTATTCGTAAGCTATCATTTGCTGAATAATTAGTATAAAAAATATGACCACCTTCTGCTGCATAATATTCAATTCTTTTAGAACCTCCTTGTAAATTAATTTTAGTATTATTATTATTATCAGTATTATTTAATCCAATTAATGCATAACCATCATCATTAGGACTTATTTTTAATTTACCACCATTACCAATTTGAAATACCCCATCAGGATTAGTAATTCCAATTCCAACTTTTTTATTTGCTGTTATACATAATATATCATTATTTATGATAGTTGTTGATGTTGTCCATGATAAATAATTAGTATCATACCCATTATTATCATAATAATAATAATTATAAAAACCATTTTTATTAGTAGTATTTTTTCCAATAAAAGCTGATATTTTTTGAGTATTATTTAGCCCAGAACATGCATTCCAAATACCAATACTATTAGCAGCAGATTGTATATCTAATGATGCGTTTAAATTAGTAGAAGTTCCAATACCAATATTTTTAGATGCATGTATTATACCATTAACAGTAATATAATTAGAAACATTAATATTTGATGTAAATATATTAGAAACATTAAGATTAGATAAAATAAAAATATTATTTGATGCAAAAATATCTGACTTAAATTTATTTATAAAACTAGTATCAGTTTGATTAATTGGTCCTGTTATTCTTAAATTTCCATTTAAGAATAATTTTTCATCTGATGTAATATTATTAGTATTAATACCAATATTACCATACCTATTTATCATTAACGAATGTTCAGAAGCATTAGAATTAATATAAAATTGTTTTACCCATATTTTATCTGGATTATTACTAGTTCCATAATCACCAAAAACAAAATTAAAATCAGAATCATAACCAAATTTAAAATTGCGATTATTAAAATTATCTTTTTTAGAAATAATTAAAGTACCATCACTATTAGTTAAAGGAGATGCAATATGTAAATTTCCTAATGGGTTTGTATTACCAATACCAATATTAGAATTAGCATAAATATTTGAAGATGAATAAATATATCCATTAACATTTAATATATATGGTGATAAATTATCTATTGTACCAATACTAATATTTGATAAACTATATAAATTTTTACCAGAATGAAGCCATTCTTTTTTTTCTTCTATTCCATAAAATATAAGTTGTTGAATATGTAATATACTTGATCCCTGTACTTCTGTAATTATTAATTTGTAATATTTATATGCTGTAATATTAGTTGGTATAGATATACTACATTTAACTAGCGCATTGTCCTCATCATATGATATATAATCTGTTAATTTTATTTCATAATTATTTAATATTGTATCCCATGGATGTTTAGTATTTTGATTAAAAGCATAAAAAGTAGTTTGCAAAACTGAATCTTCATTTGTTGCAATAAGATAAATTCTTTTTGGAGCATTATCTAACAGTGCTCCAGTAATATTTTTAGCAATAATATTTAATTTAGTTATTGCAAATTTCTCAGAATAATATAATAATATTGAATGACCATAAAATGAATAATCAATTGAATTTGATGTAATTATAGTTTTAGTTATAATATCACTATCAGCTATAGCATTAGGATAAAAATGTGGTGCAACATTATTATATAGATAATTAGCGCTAATTATCCATGGGTTAGTTGTATTATTATAATTAAATAAATTTGAAGCAGGTGCATCTTCTGCAACTTTGAGATTATCAGTTCTAGTGTTAAGTAAATTTGTTGATGATATCATAATATATAAACCATTACCACTAATAGAATTAGAAACTATATTTGAATATTGATTATTAAATATAGATCCTGATTGTGGTGGATATATTTTTTCTTCCGTTAATTGTGAACGTACTCTATCAAGTATTTTATCATAATAATAAATACTTTGATGATATCTATTTGATGTAATATATATATTACTTAAAGTTATATTATTTTCGTAAATTTCTCCTGATGAATTAAAATTATTAGCAAGTACAGTACCACCAACTGTTATTATATTATTAATATTAGTTGATGCTGGTGCTTTAAATCCAAAATTACTTTCATTAAAATTATAAGGAAGATTTAATATATTTGAATGATAAATATCAATTTGTTTTGATTCACTCAAATCAGTAATAATACCAGCAATAACTTCCTTTGGTATTCCAGTATATACACTAGCTATGCTTGCATTAACTGCATTAATTTGGGCAACTGTAGCATAAAGTGTATTAGTTTTATTAATGACAGTACTATTTAAATAAGTCCCATCAATATAATTTTTATTATAATAAAAAAGTTGTGCATCTTCTGTTGTTAAAAATGATGGTACATTGATAAGTGTTGAATGGCTAATATTAGTTAATGCACTCCCATCTCCTTCAAATTTTTTTGCCCTAATTTTACCAAATACATCTAAATATACTATATTATCTTTATCTCTTTCATTAATACCTAATTGAATTGTATTATTAATATTATCAGTATTTAATGAAATAGTAAAAGAATTGGTTGCCTGAGCTTGTTTGCGCCAAAAATTAGCAGTATTAAATTCATTTTTAGTTAGATATATACTTGATGCATTAGCAATTGATAAATATATATCTCTTATATTTATTCCTCCTGCATAATAACCTGTTCCATTAATAATACCATTAACATCTAATCTTGGAATAAATGACGTTTCACCTATTGAAATAGATCTAGGTAAAGTAGTACCTATACCAATATTTGTACTTTCTTGTAAAATTCCAGGAATTATTCTATTATGTATAAATTTAGCATCAATATTATAATTCCAATTATTTAAATTTTTTAAATCAGGACTATTTATAGTAATATTATTATAATTTAAATTATTTATATTTGATCCCATAATAGTTGTTATTGATGTTGCATTTAAAGATCCATCAATATTTACTTTATAAGTATCAGTTAATGAAGTATTAATACCAATATTGCCAGATGATGAAATAATGAAAGAATTATTCGGTGCGCTAGAATTCATTAAAAATTGAGATTTCCATGTTTTAGGATTAGTTGAAATATCTAATGTTCCCATTTGTAAATTAAAGTCAGAATCATATCCAATTTTAAAAGTACTACTTGCTGATTGTTGACTATAATTTTTTGATAAGACAATATTACCATCACTTCCTGAAATATTAGGTGAACCAATATGAAGATACCCATCGGGACTTGTATTCCCAATACCAATAGTTGAAATATTTGAATTTGGATCTGTATATAATGTATTAGTACTATTATTTAATAGCCAATAGTTAGAACTTATTAATAAATAAATATTATTTAATTCTATATTATTTTTATAAATAGATGTAGAACTTATTGATCCATTAATATTTAATTTATAATCTCCTGAATTTGTTGTTGTACCTATATTTATATTTCCATTATTAAGAATTCTTAATCTTTCCAAATTATTTGTTTTAAAAATAATATTATTATCACCAGTAACATTAAATGACATATTAATATTATTATTACTTGTATAGAAGGTATCAGATGTATTTAAAGCACCATTAATAATTATTCCATTAAGATTTGTATAACCATTATTAACATGCAAACAAAAATTACTAGATGTCCAATTTTCATTTTGAGTAAATTTAACAAATGGTTCATTTGATGTTGACCCATCTATTGTAATTTTAGGTGTAAAACGAATTTGAGACATTATATATTATTATTAGCAAATAATTAATATTAAAAAAATATTATATAGTAGAATATATAATTTAAATGAATTTATCATTAACATCATTTGAAACACCTATTGATATGAATTTTTTTAATAAATTACTCACTAAACATGGTGGAACTGCGATGAAATTTAATTCAAATAAAATAACAATGCGTCGTTTTATATTTAAATTAATAAAAACATTTAGAAAAGATTTTATGAAAAAAACAAAAAGAGGAGGAGCGACTGATCTTTATACTGATACAGATATATCTCCATATACTAGATATAGTGATTTAACATTTGCATCATATAAATTTGAACCATATATTTCATTAGAAAGAGATGTATTATAATTAATAAACTTCATTAATATCTTTATTTTCATATGGTTTAAATTTACTATCGTCTAAATAAAATACTTCTTTTTCTTGATATCCATATCTTTCTAATATAGTTATCATTTTTCTTGAATAATCTATAAATTTTGTTATAGATATTTTAATTTCATCAAATGAATTAAATCCATAATAATATTTCATTTTTAAAGGTAATATTACATAAATTGAATATAATTCTTTTATAATTGTATTTCTTAATAATAAAAATGTATTAAAATATTTTTTAATATCATATCTATTTGCTAATATAAACATATAAATTTTATAAAATTTATCCATATAAAAAATAATATTTGTATATTTAGATTTATCATAACGTTTTATAAATCTTATATTAATAATTATATTGAATAATTCTTTATCTTTATACAAATATTTAATTTCATTTGGAAATTTCTTTAAAAAATAATGTTCATCGCTTAAATATTGCCTATCTTTAATATCATTATTAATAGCAGCTATAATATTTTTTTCATTTAATTTATTAGTATCATCATAATGATTAATTTTATTAACATAGAAATAGCTAATAATAAAAATAATTATTATTGCTAAGAGTATATTTAGTTTTTGATTTGATATTAAAAAAAATATTATAGCCAAAATCATCATTGCAACATAATAATTATAATACCACATTTTATATTGAAACTCCGTCTATAAAATATATAACAAAAGATAATATAATAAATATTATTCCAACATAAAATATTCTATCATTCTTAAAAATAATATTAAATATATTATTATAAAATTCTTTGTAATTATTATTATAATAAGTGTCATTTGTTAAAAAAGTTATATCATTAATAATATCAATTATTGTTTGAATTGTATTTTTATATATTTCTCCTATATTTAATTTTGTAATATCAACAATATCCATATTTAATATATTTGAACATATTAAATAACATCCATTAAATCAACTGACGACATTACACTTCTTCGGCAACAATATCTAATTAACCCTAAATTATCCAATATCTCTTTTGTATGAATATCATTGAAAAATTTTAAATCATTATCCCCTTTATTATCAATTGGTTGTAATTTATTCTTTTCCTGATGATAATAATCAAATTTATCAGCAATTACTTTTGAACATGTAAAACAACGAATTGGAATAATCATTATAATAATTATCGTGTACTATAATTATATCATTTTTTTTTATACAATAATATTATAATGGAAAATTTACAAGTATTAAGATATATAGCTACATTAGAACAAAGATTAAAAACCTTAGAAACTAATCCTTCTACTTCTACTAATCCTGAAAATTCAGTTATACCTACTGATTTATCTCAAATTTTAGCTCGCTTAGCAGCGGTTGAAGGTCGTCCTGTTGTTGATTTAAGTGAAGTTTCAGGACGTTTAGCAGCGGTTGAAGCTCGTCCAGTAGTTGATTTAAGTGAAGTTTCAGGACGTTTAGCAGCAGTTGAAGCTCGTCCAGTAGTTGATTTAAGTGAAGTTTCAGGACGTTTAGAAGCGGTTGAAGCTCGTCCAGTAGTTGATTTAAGTGAAGTTTCAGAACGCTTAGCAGCGGTTGAAGCTCGTCCTGTTGTTGATTTAAGTGAAGTTTCAGGACGTTTAGCAGCGGTTGAAGCTCGTCCTGAATTAAGTCAACGATTATCAGCATTAGAATTAGCAATAACCAGCCAAAATCCGTAAAAATATTTATGATTTAAGACTTTATTATTTTTATATTAACATATAATGGATATAGATATATATGTTATTAAATCTGAGCATTTAAAAAAACGATGTAATATGCTATCATCAACATTAGATTTAATATATAATATGATGACTAAATATAATTATAAAGTTAAAATAATTAATGTTTTAACACCAACAATTCAAGATATTGAAAATAATTTAGGTGAATATGATAAAAAAATAAATTTGAATAATGATGAAATTACTGATCCTGATTTTAAAGCAGCGCAAGTTAAATTCAATTTAGCACAATTATCAAATTTACATAAACACATACATGCATATGAAATAATAAAAAAAAGTACGACAAAACATAATTTTATAATTGAAGATGATATTATATTATTAGAAGATCATAAAAATAATTTTGATGATTTTTTAAAATCATTACATTCATTTGATTATGATGTTTTATTAACATGTTTAGCAATGAACGAGGATAATAAATCAAAAATAAATATAATTCCAATAAAAAATTATTTTAAAATTTTATTAACAAAAAATTCATATTTTATAACACCTTCAACCGCTGAAAAATTATCAGAATATATGAATGTCATCCGATTTCCAATGAAATTATCATTATCAAAATTTTTATTTGATAATAAAGATACATTAAAATTATATATTTTAAATAAACATACTATATTTGAAGGTTCTAAACTAGGATTATTTCCAACAAGTGTTAATACAAATAATTATTTACTGCAAAACAATAGTTATATAACACTGGCAACAATGTATAATAATAATGAACAAGATCTTAATAAAGTATATAAACATTATATGGATTTCGGAAAAGATAATCCTGATTTCTTACATATATTAGGTCTCCTATATTATAAAAATAAGAGATATAAGGAAGCGATTGATTTTTTAAAATTAGCAGTAATTAATTTTAAGAAAAATGATGGATATATGGTTCAATATAATGAAACAATAAATAATTGTATAAATATACATCAATTATATCAGGATGATATTAAAGATTGTTTTAATAAAAAGGGATTATATTAATTTTTTTGTCATTCTCATATGAAGAAATTGTGGATGAAATACAATAGTATTAAAATCACATTTATATAAAGTTAATATTTTTTTAATATCAATGAAAATATTACAATTATAATATTTATAAATAATGGAAAGATAAATATTTTCAATATTTTTTGAGTATTTTTCATTATTTAAACATAAATCATAAATAGATTTACCACCTATTACAAAAATATTATCAATATTAATAGATCTTTCACAATATTCAAAAGCACTATCAATATTTGAGAAACTTATAACATTTTCATAATTAATAAATTTATTATCACTCGTAATAACAATATTAATTCTATCTTTTAAAGGTTTGCGAGGTAATGAATCCCATGTTTTTCTTCCCATAATAATAGCATTTTGTTTAGAATTATCTTTATTTACTGTAATTTGTTTAAATAAACATAATTCACTTTTAATATCCCATGGTATATAATTATTATATCCAATTCCTCCTTCAAATGTACATGCTAAAATTATAGAATATAACATTTATTTTATAATTATTATCATAATAATCTTATATAATATAACAAAAATAAATATAAATAAATATAAATAAATATAAATAAATAAATATAAATAAATAAATATTTTTATAAATCAATCATATATTTAACAGCACTTAAATCTAGATCTTTAACTCTTACAAATTCATATTTATCATTTGGAAGAGGTCGTTTAATAATAAAAGGTATTTTACCTTCTTTTAATTCTTCTAATGCTACTTTTCTTAAATCCATATTAGATTTAATGGATTTATCAATTTTAACGAAAGGATAATGACCCTGAGATAATTGAACAGTTCTTTGACTAATAACTAAGTTAAATTCATATTTAGTCATAATTAATTTACTAATTTTATTATTATTTAAGGAAGCAAAGACTTTTGTACATTCATCAAATGGTTGTTTGCAATCACTTGTAGTCATAATAAAATTAATTAATTATATCTTCTTATATAATTAATCATTTTTTATTTTCTCTCCATGTAAATCCACAATTGTCGCAAACATAGAAATATTTCATATTGGATGGATGATATTTAATTGGAATAATTTGTCTTTTATCATCAGGAATATCACAATTAGTACATTTAATATTATCATCTTTAATACGTCTTAAAGTTGGATCAAAACGTAAATAATTATTTATATGTTGATTATATAATAATTCATCTTCTGTATAAATAGTTTCAGAAATCTTAATAGCTTTTGTGCTTTCTTCATCTTTTTCAAAAGAACAATGTTTACAATAATAAACTAATTTCTTATTTTCACCAGTTTTCATATATTTCATATTAGAGCATACCTCGCAAAAATTCATTATTTTATAAAGTCTTATATTAATTATTATTATCATTTTTTTTATATTAAAATTTGGCATAAAAAGTTTTCAATATAAATAGGTTCTCTTCCTTTATTTGATATAGTTAAAATATAATCAACATTTGCAGCAATATTTATCAATTCAATTAATTTCTTATCATCATTTTTATAAATTTTCATAAAATCCTTAGTAATATCCATAATACTTAAATTATATTGTGATAATTTATATGAAAATTGGCGAATATCTTGTAAATCATATTTTGACTCAATAAATTTTTTAATAAGTGGATAATTAAATTCACAAAAATCACTAGTAATTAAATGTGGTTCATTTATTTTAACCTGAGATAGAAATATGCAAAAAATAATATTTCTATTATTTTCAATAATTTTATCTGAATTTAAATATTTATTAAAAATAATAGCAATTTCATTATCTGTAAATAGTCTTAGCCGAATTAATGAAAAACGACTTGTAATTGGTGATTCAATCTTTGAAATTTTATGAGTAGTACAAATAAAATAAACATTATTATAAAATTTCTCTAATATTATTCGGAATGCAAATGCATATTCCCCTAATTTATCTATATTTTTCAATATTATCAAATGTTTATTACTAACAACTGGTTTATTTTTAATAATAAATAAAATCATTTCAGTTAAAAAAGAATAATCATTTGGAATATTTGGATTATTTAGATCAATTTCAAAAAAATATTGATTTTCAAAATATGGAACATTCTTATTCCATATTAATTCTTTTTTATTTAAAATTTTAATTTTAAATTTAAATTTTATTAATTCATCAATAAATAAATCAATTGGATATCCTAAATATGAATATAATAATAGATTATATTCATAATATGTATATTTTTCAAATATTATATTAAACTCGGGAATATCAGCAATAATATTTCTAAAATTATTTTTAAACTTTATCCATAAGGACATTTTTTTAAATAATAAATATAATTATAATAATGTATATTTATTATATAGAAAATGGAGTTGAAATATTATATGAATATAATAACTAATCTATGTATTGGTATAACTTTTTTATTTAGTATTATATTGATCATTGATGAATTATTCAATATTGGATATTTTACTTATAACTATACTTATAATTATAATTATGGTTCTTCTACATCTAAATTTAATAATCAACAAACTATTGAATATGAAACAAATCGTTTTAATGTTTATAATAATATTACATTCCTATTTAAGGACATTTATAATAAATCTTATTTTAATTATTTATTAACAATTGTTGCAACTTTAATAACTATTTTATGTTCTATTGCATATGGTGTATATTTTTATTATAAATTTATTATTGAACAACCAGAAGTATGTACATATGAAGATAATGATGATTTATCATTACCAAAACAATTATTAAAATGTTTATGCGATGAATGTCATAAATTAATACCAAATTGCACTACAAATTATTTTATAGTTTTTATAATTATTATTATAATACCTTTAACTTATATTTTTAAACTTATGTTTAATATTAATTTTACACCTGATACAGATAATATATTATTTAAATTTATTTATATATGTCTATTTATATTATTAATATTTTATTATTCATTTAATTTATTTTCTAGAAAATCAGAAACTAAATATAATGATTTAATTATTTATTCATTATTTACAATTATATTTATATCATCTGGATATATTTATAAATATATTATTAATAAATATAATAATATTAATCTAAATACATCAACTAATATTTCAACATTTTATGATATTTATAAACAAGCACCACCTTTAAAACCACGACCAATAGAAAAACCAAGATATAAAGGAATTGATTTATTATCAAATTTTAAATATAATGATAAAGATGGTGATGCAGATTATAAAATAAAAAAAACAATTGTTGATGACTATTATAATTCCATTAAAAATTATGATATTGACATGAAGTTTTATAATCAAAGATATAATACTTATACAAGTTCTTTAATATCTACGCAATTAGGAGATAAAACAAATTTTTTAGATATAGCCATCAATATTTTAGGATTAAATAATTATATGCATATTTATATAATAGTTCTTTTAATTATTTCATTAATAAGTTATAGTATTTTTAAAGATGATATTTCATATATTTGTTTTATTTATTTATTAGTATTATTAATATCATTAACTATTATGAATTCAATTTTATATTATAATACTTATGTTAACAAATATATTATTTATGAACCATTAGCACATTATAAAGCAGATATAACAAATGCAAACACAGCCTTAAATATAGAATTAAATCCTAATAGTGGAATTGGATTTTATAAAAAATTAACAAATAATGATATAACATTGGATCAAGAAACTAATTCAGATGTTAAAACTGGAATACAAATATTAGAAGATATTAAAAAATTAGTTGATATTAAAAATTACACATCAAATCTTACATCAACTATTAATAATGATATTACTAAGTATAATACATACTTTAAATTTTCAAGTTTAAGTACTACTATTGATAAAACTATACCAAATACAATATTTTTATATACACAGGCTGCTGGAAAAGAAAACGTGAATTCAATAGAGTATTTATTAACAAATGCTGTTGCAAGTATAAATATTGCTTATGATAAAAAAATAAAAATAGAAAAATATAAAGAATTAATTTTTAAATTTTCAGGTAAAAATATTATTATAACATTAAACATGACTGGATATTATAGATATTATTATTATATTGGAAAACAATTGGAATATTTATTAAATCATAAACTAGAAACTTTGCGTAATATTCCAGACGCATCAAAAATTCAAACGTTAAAAGATAGAATAAGTAATTTATTATACTTATTAGATGAATATAAAGATAATAATAATGATACAGATTTAACTACTATAATGGCACCATTATTAATAAATTTTAAAATTAGCAGTACCAATATTACTTCATTAGAAACATTTATAAAAGATAACTTTGAAAAATATTGTACTTTGCAAATTAATATCTCAATATTAAATAAATCATTTACAGCTAATTCTAGAATTCCTATTATAGCTAGTTTAGAAGATGAAATTGATATTAGTGCTAGAAGATATATGAAAATAAGAGTACTACAAGCATCATTTTTAACAGTAGCAGCAGCAATAACAAAGTTAATACTAGTGTTAGAACCAAATGAAAAACAATCTGATATAGAAGCAGAAGAGGCAAATGTAGCAACAGTAAGTAGAGACTATAATTATAATAATGTAGATTATAAATATAAAATTAAAAATTATGTTAAAGGTGATTTAGTATATAATACTACTTATTATGAATTACCAAATTTAATAACTAATGATAATGGTGATGAATTTATTTTAAATTTAAACACATCATTAAGTGGTTATTTTCCTACTGTTAACGTTAGAAATTCAATTATTACATCTGATAATAAAAATATTTTTAATGTTAATTCTAAATATAAGCAGCAAGATAACAATTTAACTATAGGCAACCCTGCAAATAACATATGTGCTATTTCTGGTTTTTCAAATAGTTATACAATACCTATAATATTAAATAGAAAATCAAGTACAAGTGATCTTAATACAAAATTTAAAAAAATAATATTAGCAGTAGTATTTAATAGTATTTGCAATATACAATCAAAATTTGCAAGTGGTAAATTATTTAATAGTATAAGAAGATATAAAGGTCCAACAGCACCATCATTTAACTCAAATGAAACTTATATTATGAAATATTATGATAAATTTATAGAAGCTTTTATAACTGAAACTATTAAAAATTCTAATTTAAATGAAAGTACTGATTATATTTCATTTTATATATTATTATTTAATGCATTTCACTCAACATTTATAGATATTAAAAAAACTGTTAATACAAATATAAATTATTTAATAAATAATAGTTTAAAATTAAAACAAGAAAATCAAGAAATTCTTACTATTTTAAGTGATATTATTGATAACGAATTATTTTCAGATGAAAACATAAATGCAGCAGCAAATGATAGTTATAAAGAAGATGGAATTGAAAAAATATATAAACAAAATAAATATATAATTGATTTAATTATAGCATTATTAGAAAATTTATTAATAGCAATAAAAACTGAAATTAGTAAAGATACAAAATATAATAAATTATGTTTTCCATCATCTACATCAATATTAACAATAGAAGAAGCAATGAATAATGTATTTAATGATCCATCAGCTATAACTAATTCACCTGGAATTGCTGCTAATAGTAATAATCCTGCTACTGATAGTACTATAAGTAAAACACTAACTAGTAGTGATGCAGCTACAACTGCATTAATAACTAAACTTAATGATTATTTAAAATATTATTTTAATATTGTAATATTTTTATTAGATAATATTAAATTAAATACTAATACTGCCGAGATTGATACGATTACAACTAATTTTAATTTTTATAATCAGGATGATATTGTTAAAAATACAATTCAAAAACAATTAATAATTAATTGTGATTATTATAATAAATATAATAACTTAGATAGCAAACAATTATCATATTTTAAAATAAATGCTGATAATGTAAATTATAATTTTCCAATATTAATGGTAATATTTTTAATAGTATTAGGAGAACCTATATTTATAAAATCTTAATATATAATTAATATGACATCTTCTGAAAATTGTGGAGATAATACTATAAATTATTATTTTGTAGGTAATGAGGAGGATATTAAACAAGAAAATATTTTAAAATATTTTGATCCTAATTATATTCCTTTAAATAATATCTTACTAAGTTATTATACCACTATAAATCCACATAGTGAAAATAAAGATTTAATTGATATTATAACTAAATTAAATAATACTAAACATTCTTATAATAATTTTAATATATATCCGTTATTAACTATAATGATAATTACTATTATAGCTATAATAGTAATTTTATTAAGATTTTTATATATTAATCTATATCATATGTATAGTTATATATTAATATTTATAATCTTACTAATAATAATTATTGGCAGTATATGGTTTTTATACATAAATAATCAAACATTATAATAGAATGACTGAATTATTATTTGGATTTAAAGATTTATTAAATGCATCAAATCCAAATATACCTATATTAAATTTAAGTTCTTTAATATTAACTGATAGTTTTGTTAGAAAATTTAATCCAAAAAGATATAATTTTTATGTTAAATTTGTGAATGGTTTATCAGATCCTGCTAATTTATATAAATTTCTTTATACAACAAAAGATAGTAAAGCATATAATGCAGATATGAAAAATAAATTGGATACTATAAATAAATCATTAAAGAATTTATCAGAAACTGATAAAACTAAGGTACTAGATAATCTAAAAATAGCATTAAAACCATTAAATGATAATATTGATGATAAATATGATACATTATTTGATATATTAAAAAAATCACAAACAAAAAAAACTGGTGGTAATGATACTTATTATATAAAAAAACAGCCAATGCCAATGAAATCATTATTATCAGAAATTAATGCAGTAGCACCATTATTAGGAAATGTACCGCCTAATAATATAGATGAATTAATAACAAATACTACACAAGGAGCTGATTTATCAATCAAAACAAATATAGATGTTCCTAAAATAAAAGGAATATATGATAAATATAAAGAGATACCAAAATATAGTCCTGATAGAATAGAAATAACTATAATAGATAGGGGAATATTTATTTTAACAACATTAGCAATTAGATCAATAGCAGTTGCATTAATATATTGGGGATTAAATTCAAATTTAATAAATAATTTTAAAACAGCATTTATATATTATTGTGCAATTTATATATTATTTTTTGCATTTATAATTGCATTAGTAAATGTTATGTATTATTATCCAATATTTGAATTATTTTCATCTGTATCTCTTACAAGTATTCCAAATTTATTATATTATTTCTATATTCATTTTAATGGTCCAAATAGATTAATTTTACATATTGTAATTATTTTAATATTATTAATTATTCCATTTGTTTTAGAAATGGATAAAAAAACACCTGAACAAACAGACATGAATATAAGTTTTGATTTTGATCAAAAAAATAAAATTTTGCAAACTATATCATATTTTTCATTAGTTATATGGGGGTTAACAAGCATCGTTGCATTAAAATTTTAATTATTTTTATTATTGTAAATTAGTATAGTAGGGTAATGGATTTAAAACGGGATTTGTTTATTTCCGAAGAAATTATAAGTTATTTACAATCCACATATCAAAATATATATAGTGATACTAATATCATTAAAAATTATGTTAGATATAAAGAACTTTTATTAAAAAAAGAAACTGCTAAAACTCATATTAATTCTCCTGAATTTAGCATAATATTTACAGAAGAAGATGAAATAGAATTAGAAACTTTAAATAGATATTTTTATGGTAATAGTGATGGTAGTAATTCAGGTGATGGTAATAACTTAGCATATACTTATTTATCAACAATTGATACTATTAAAGAATTAATCAATAAAAGTGATAATAGTATTAAAGATGTTGTTATGAATTTAACAGCTTTATTAGATAATCCTTCTATGTCTGATGAAGCTTATAAAAGATATTTAAATGAATTGATAATACCTGGAATTTTAGGAACAAGTGAAATAACTGCTGAAAAAATTGATAATAAAATTACTACTGGAAATACTGTTAGTAATGAATATTCGGATGTAAACAAAAAAGCACTTTCAACTAAGTTATTAGCAGAACAAACAGAAAGACAACAAATAGATGATAAAATTAAACTCGCAAAAGAAGAAAGTAAACAAAAAATAATAGATAAACAAGCAGAAACACGCAGAAAAGAAAAAGAATTAAGAGATCAAAAAATAAGTGATAAAGACCAATTAATAGCTAAAAATAAAGAAGCTCTAACAGCTGAAAACACTGAAATATTAAAAACTAAACTAGAAACTATTAAAGAAGATGTTAATTTAAAAATTGAAACTATTGATAATATTATTAAAAACGATATTTTTAAAGAAAGTATTATCAAATATTTTTCAAAAAAAGAAAATGATGATGATGAAGACAATGAAGAAGATGATAGTAAAGAAGAAGAAGATGTAATTAAAGATAAAAATAAAGATAAAGATAAAAAATTAGCTTTATATGCAGGTAGTGATGAAAAAAAACGTAAAGATATAGGTTTACTACAAGTTAAACTTAATAAACAAGAAGCATTAGTAATAGATTATATTTTTCAACTTAAAATTGAAATATCATTTCCATATTTTATGAAGAATTTATATGAATTTCTTTTAGTAGTAGATAGAAAAAAACCATTAACAGAAGATAAAAAACAAGATTTATTAAAAAAGATAGAAGAATGTAATAAACAAATTGAAGAAATTAGAAACATTAGAAGTAATAGTTCTTATATAACAAATTTTTCCAATGAAAAAATAAAAACCTTATTATTTTATATTAGTTTTGATATGCTATATATTAATAAAATTAAAGAAAAAATAGCCGAACTTAAAAAAGAACTTAAAAAAAAAAAAGGTGGTGGCAGTAAAAAGTCTTCTTTAATAATACGTAATATATATGAAAGTTTAATAAAAACGAAAGATTTATCAGTAAATAAAATTGACAGTGAAATTATTAAAAAAACAGATAAATTATTATTATTATATATAAGATTATATGATTTATATATAAAACCTATTAATAAAAAATTACGTGAGTTTAATGAAAGTAAAGAAAGTAATAAAATTAATAAAGATAAAACTAATTTACCAAAAGATTTATTATTATTATATGAAAACTTTAAAAAAGAATATGATGAATTTATTAGAGAAAATAAGGAAATTAAACAACCAGAAGAAGCTATAAAAAAAAATAAAGATACATTAGTTAAAAAAAATTCTCAAAAAAAAACAGATGAAAATCCTATTAAACAATCAATTTTAGATTTATTTGAACAATATGAAAATTTAGCTATTAAATTAAAAGATAGTGAAAAAATAATTATTAAAAAATCTATGAAAGGTGGTGCAAGTAAAAAATTATATTTAGAAGATATTAAAAAAGCATTAGATGATTATCTTAAAAATATAACAGATACAGATAAACAATCTAAAATAGATTCATTAAAATCTAAAATTGAAACAATGCAAAAAAAATATTTGGATAGAAATGTTTATCAAACTTTAATTCAATCATTAAATAGTTTAGTAATAGATGCCAACAACATATTTATGCAAAGATTACAAGTACCAGTAGAAGCAGCACAAAAAGCAAAATCATTAATTAATGATTTATTTGTAGCAATACCAAAAATAAATATAATAAAAGAAAAATTAGAATCAGAATCAAAATCAGAAAAAAATAATATACAAGATCTATTTATTCAATTAAATATAGAATTAACTAATGCATATAATCAAATTAAAATTCTATTTTCTATTTTATCATTAACAGTAAAACCTGATATTAATATAATTAATGAAAATATTGAAAAATTAAGTACTGATTATAATGATTTAAAAGAAATTAATGATAAATTTAACGAAATTAAAAAATTACTAGATTCAGATACGCAAGATATATCTAAAAAGTTTGAAGAAATAAATGATTTGTTTAAAAAACTTAAAACATTAAAATATTTAAATAAATATAAATATTATTTAGATGAGATTAAAAATTTATTAGATGAAATTAAAAATTTATTAGATAAATTAGCTAAAAACGACGATAATGATGATGGTAATGATAATGATGATATGAAAAAAGAATTACAAGAAGAAATTACAGAATTACAAGAAAAGTTAGATAAAACAAAAGGCAAAAATGCAGAAAATAAATCAAAACTAAATGATACAAATGCTGATTTAAAGAAGGTACGAGAAAATATAAATAGTAATGAAATAAGTATTGCTGGATATGAAGCTGCTGTGTCAGCTCAAATAGGTCAAAAAGTAAATGAAAATAATAAACGCCTGGAAGAAGAAAAAAAGAAACTAGTAATAAACAACCAAAAATCATCAGAATTAAATATAAAAAAAGGTGAATTTGAAAATCAAATTAAATTAAATGAAGATTTAATAGAAAATATAGAAAAACAAATAAAAAGTATAAAAAAAAGATTAGAAGGAATAGATAGTAGTAAGGAAAAAGCAAATAAGGAAAAAAAAATAGCTGCAAATTTAGAAAGTCAAAGAGAATTTATAAGAGATATTAGTAATCAATTAAAAGAATATTTAATATTAGTTGATTATTTAAATAAAATAATTAAGTCAATAGGGTTAATTAAAAAAACTTTAAATGAATTAATTTTATCAAAATTAAATTCGCAGATGAAAGAAAAATTTAAATTTATTCAAAAAAGATATATAAAAGCTTTAATAGATTTTTATAATTTTAAAATTATTTCTGATTATATAATAAAATTAAATAATATAGAAAAACTAAAACCACAAGAAAAACAAGACGAAAAATTAACAGATAATATTGAATCAAGATATGATAAAATTAGAGAAGAATATAAAGTAGCTTTTTATAAAGAATTAGAAGATATTATAAGAATTACTGATTATCAAAAAATTGCAGAAATAGTAATTAAATTTTTTAATAAATTAATAGAATTTTTAAATAAAGACGATGATATTATAGAAGATAGAATTGATGATTATCAAATATATTTAATAATTAATTTAATAATTAAATTAGCTGATACTCAAAATAAAGATAAAATAGAAGAATTATTTAAAATATATTATTCATTAATTGGTGATAAAAAAGATTATGAAAATGATATATATTCCAAAATTAAAAGAATAAATTTTAAAAAACAAAATACTGGTGGAGGATATAGTGATATTATAACTCAGGATATAACAAAAAATGATAAATTATTACCCATTGCGGTAATAAATGATGAAGTTAAAAATTTATTGACCAAATATATATATGAAAGTTTTATTCAAATCAGACCTACAAAAGATGATATAACTAAGAAAAAATTAAATACTTTAATACCAGAATGCGATATTGAAAAATATTTTTTAACAAGCATTCCCTCATCATATGCAGATTTACAAAGTAAAGTATATATAGATTTACAAGATCCTAATAACTTAAATATAAATACCAAAGAAATTAGCAAATTTATAGATACATATAAAATTATAGTTAGACCAATAGGATTTAACACCACTTTTATAGACAAACTAAAAGATTATTTTAAAACTAATATAAGTAAATTAACATTAGAATATATAGTTAATAATGAGTTAATAGAATATAAAAATAGATATTTAGCAATTTATATATTATATTATATAATTATAAAATTTATTAATGATGAACAAATAAAAATAAATGATAGTTTAAAAAAAGATTTAGTATATTTATTATATATTATTATATTTTATTATCATAATATGTTTGCTGTTGTTACTTATAGTGGACAAATATTTATTATTGATTATGAATCTTATAATAAGTATAAAGAAAACTATAAAAATATAAACGAACTGCTAATTACTTTAAGCAAAAATTTTAAATCAACATCAGATATTTACACAATATTACAGTATCTTATTAAGATATCAAACTATATGGTTCAAGATATACATGAACTTATTGACATTTTTATAATAACCAAATTAGAAAGCAAAAATTTTAATGAAATAGAAGACATTTCAATAAATGTTTTTTTAAGTAGCGCTAGATCTGACTTCAATACATTAAGTTATTATTTTGAAACTTTTATATATGATAATATAACTATTCAAAATAACGATATAAAAATTTATATTAATAAAATGAATAATTATGTAAAACAAAGTAAAATATCATTATCTATTCATTTTGATGATACTAATACTATTGCTTTTTCAAGAATAATTAGTGATATTAATGATACCACCTCCACCATAATGTTATCATTAGAAAAATATACTGCAAAATTTATAAAAGAAGACATAAGATATGTAACTGTATTTTTAATGAATGTATATGTAATTATAAATAATGATAGGTCTATTTTAACATCACTTAGAAAAGACTTATTATATATAATATATTTTTTAATACTCTTTCAACAAATATATACTCCTAATATTAGAAAAGAAGAATATATTAAATATTATGTAAAATATTATAAATTAATTTTAGATGAAACTACCATACTTTTAGATAAATTAAAATCGGAATTTACAAAATATTCATATATGAATAAAATATTTGAAAAAATAATAGATATTTTGCCAATAATATATGAAGATTTTATAACGAATGTAGAAAGTTTAGGTATAGACCACCTAAATAAATTATTGACATCAGAAACAGATACACAAGTAGGAGTTACAGCAGGAGGAGGTAATAAAGTTATTAAAGATAATATCATTGATATTAAGAAAACATATGATTTATATTATTCAACAAATACAGATGATTTAATTATAGAATTATTGGAAATATTGAAAACAAGTGAGAATGTTATATATTTATTATTAATAATAAATACGTCTTTATTACAATTTTTTAAGGATTTAAATGAGATGTTAATAAATTTTTATGAAAATGATATATTATTATCATATTATTACGATGAAAATGAAATAATTTATTATATATTTTTAAATTATATTTATGAAAATTATAAATCATTATTAACTTTATCAAAGCATGATATAATAATAAATATAGGTAAAATAAAAACGAGAGAAAATTATGGAAACATTTATAAAAAAATAGATAAAATATTTAAAAATCCTGAAATAATAGAAAAGCTAATATTATTTATAAAAAATCATTTAAAAATACCAAAATCAATTCAACATCCAAAAAAAACAAAAGATACTGAATATTTATTATTATTTATATATAAATATTCAAAAAAAGAAGAGAAAACAATTAAAGGTTATGATGCATTTTTAACATTTATTTATTTGAATATTTTAAATAAATTTAGTAATAAAATTACAGATTTGCCAACATTAAATTTATATAATTTTAGTAATTTAAAGAAACCTTATTATAATTTTGAATTATCATCATATCAAAATCAATTATCAATAAAATTAATGAAAGATATTAAATTATTAATTGCTATAATATCAAACCGATATAGATATATAGAACATAAAACAAAGATAAATCCTAAATTTATATTCACAATAAATGATGAAATATTTGATTATTTGAATATATTTGGAAATGATGAATTATTTAGAGATTATAAAACAATGCCAATAATGGATCTACATACATTAAATAAAAATTTAATAATTGATGATATTATAGAACTAAAAGAAACAAATAAAAATGATAATATTATATTTAATATTTTATTATTATCATCATATATATTTAAAGATGATAATAAAATACCAGTAGAAATTTATTGTAAATTAGTGAAACAATATTTTTTAATTAAAAATAGTAAATTATTAAATGATTTAACATATGGAATGATATTTCTAATGAATAAAAGAATAAATAAATCAGATATTCAAAGAAAATTAATAAAAGAGTTATCATCATTTAATATAGATTTATCAGATATAACAATTTTTATAAATCCAGAAAATAAAGAAATAAATATATTAGAATTATTGGAAAAAATTAATTTTTCAAATTATATTAAAAATGATATAAAGATAATAATTCCATTCTTATATCATTTTTATGAAGGAGATAATAAATTTCAATATACAATTCAGGATTTATTATGTAAACAATTATTAAATACTGCACCTCATAAATTAATAATGTTTGGTGGAACTTCAAGTGATGAAATAAATAGTGAAACAACAAAGACTGATCCAATTGTTTATAAAAAAGCAATTGATTTAATAAATGAAATATTTTCAAATAAAACAATTAATGAGATTGAAAATCAAATTAAAAAGATAGATAAAGAATTTGGAGAAATACCTACGTTAGAAACATTAGAAAATGACTTTAATAAAGCAATAACAATGGAAATAAAAATTGATGCTAAACCATATAATTTTACACTATATCACCATTATATATCAACAAATACATCTTTATTTGATGATCTTTCACGTGATCTTATTAAATATTGCACTGATAAAGATAAAGAATCAACACCGCATTCTCCTGAAAGTATGAAATATAAAGCAATATTAAATAGTAGATTAATAGATATTGAAAAATTTAAAGCAAAATTAGAAAATGTTCATAAAAATAAATTTATAAATAAGAAAACTGAAATATTAAAATTATATGAACCTTTTGTAGATTTAATAGAAAAAATTAAACTTCAACCAGAAATACAGGATTATCCATATATTAAAGAGATATATAAAGTTTTTATTAAACCAGATGATAAAATCTTAGATGAAAAAGAGAAAGATATAAAATATGAGATTGATAAATATTTTAATGATTATGAAAAAAATGTATTAGATAAATATGTTTCAATGATAAATGATATTATAGAGCAAAAGCAAGGCAAATTACCAAATTTAATAAAAAATTTGGATGATATAATAATAAATAATAAGCCACAAAAAAATAAAGGAGGTGCTAATAATACTAATTTTATTAATAATAATACTAAAATATTTAAAGGAGGTGAGCCAAATAAATCATTGGATGATTATAAAAAATTAGATGACAAATTTAGAGAAAGATTAGAAACTAAAAATAAAAAATTAGATACTATTTTTAAAAATTTGAAACGATTAAAAGGAAATAGAGAAATTGATAATAATGTGGAAAAGAAATTAGCAACAACTAATTTTTTTGATAAAGATGGAAATAATATTTTTGAAAGATTGATATCTGTATATGATAAAGATATTAATGATAAAAATATGCCAATAGAAATAACAAATAGTTTATTTTATGATAAAGTTAAAAATCATAATTTAGATCCAGAGGAAGAATTAGAAATTAATTTAAATGATAAATTGATTTTTATTGGATTAGTTTATTGTATTCGTGTTGGTTCATTATTAGGTTGTTATTATTTGATAAATAATAATTTAATAACAGATATAAATATGTCATTATTTTATTATTTAATATTTTATTATGCAATTTTTGTATTAATATTATTATTAATAAATATTGATACATTTAAAATGCGCATATTAGTTAATTATATGAATTTACATGTTAGTACCACAAATATTTGGATGCATTTAATATTAATGGGTAGTTTTATATATTTAATATATTTATTGATAGTAAATATATTAGGAGATGAAAAACCACCAACGGAATTGGGAGAACATGAAAAAATAAAACTTAAATATAAATTAGATTTATTAACAATATTAATATATACTTTTATTATAATATTAATATTTATAATATAATATAAGTTAAGTTGGAAAAATATTAAAAATAATTGATAATTGATAATTTAAATTATAAATTTTGCTATTAATAAATTGATCAATTTTTAGATTATTAATAAAAATAAAAATATTATTTGATTCATCTTTATTTATAATAGTATTATCAATAGAAATATTATTATTTAAAATTATTTTAACTTTATCATTAGTATTAAAGAGATTAGGATTAGAAACTTTAATTTTATACGAATTATTAATTTCAATAATTTCCAAAATATTTATATAATAATTTTTTAAATCAATATAATTATTTGTATGATCATATAATGATATTTTCCATTGTGATGAACTAATATTAATATTTATATAATTATTATTAACAGGTTTCCATATATCCCAAATATCACCAATAATATCTGGAATAAATGTATAAGTTATATTTGAATGTTCATCCATTATACCAATAATGATATAAGGAGTTAATTTTTTAATAGCAGTTGGAATACATAAATGAGATGGATAAATTTTATAATTAGTATATTTATTATTAATATATAGATTATTTTTAATAGTATTGATAATAAAAGATCTGCCTGTATTATTAGCAGAATTATCAACTTTAATATATTTAATATTTGTTGATTGTAATTTAAAATCATTAGCATCATTACCATTATTAGTATCATTAATATCATTAGCATCATTAATAGCAGTAGCATTATTAATATGATTAGTATTATTGACATAATTAGCATCATTAGCAGATGTATTATTCATTTTAGCACGAATATTTTGTAATTCAATAATTTTATTTTGAATTGTATCATTTTTAGGAGTATTTAAAATAATATCTTCATTAATTTTTTTTAGAACTGTTTTATTTAAAGTATTAATATTATCAGTATCAGTAGAATTATTAAATACTTGATAATAGAATGTATTAAATTTATCAATAGAATATTCATTTAATTGATGTTTATCTTTAATCATTTTTAAGCAAATATCATAAAGTTGTTTTTCATTATTCATTAGAAATAAGGATTATGAATAATAATATAAAATTATTTTTTAAGTATTGTCTTGCTATTAGGTCTAAAAAATCTATTTCTTAATAATTTCATAACATCATCATTCATTTTTTTGAAATTAATAACTGTTTTAAAAGAAGCTGTTTGTGGATTTGTATTTAATAAAGATAGCCATCTTGTTTGAAATGCAATAGAAAAAATGCCACATTCAGTATTTGTATTTTGATGTGCAATATCACTAACATTTATATTAAATTTTTTATTAGGATAAATAGCATTCATTTGTTTTTGTATATCAATAAATACAGGTAATAATAATTTAGGTATTTGTCTTTTTACACTATCATAATAATAAGCACCATAAGATTTAAGAGATGGATCTAAAACAAAGAAAGAGGAAGTCCAATGAGTACCAGGTTCATCATATTTGCATAGATTAGTAACAAAACCTAAATATTTATTATTATCAGCAATAATATTTTTAATATTAATATTACAATTTTTATAATATTTACAAACACCATTTGATGTTTTCATTCTAAAATCAATAGTAAAAACACCATAAAATTTATAATGTAGATCTTTATTATCTTGATATTGAGATAAGACATTATCAATATCATAATTAGATAGCCATTCTGTTTTATTAGTAATCCATTCAGCAGGTTGAGATGGTCTTAATTCTTTTTTTTCAATATCTTCCATAACTTTTGTTATTTTGAGATTTTTATTATTATTTAACATTTTGATGATATCAATCCAAACCCAATAATTATCATCCTTAGAATTAGTAAATTTGCATAATTTAACTTTAATTTTATCATATAATTTTAAACTATTATTATCATTTGTAATAATTATTTTATCATTTGGTTTTAGATGGTTCCATGCTAAGGCTACTTTTAATAATGAGCTAAAACTATAACAAAATGATTTATTTTCAGCTGTTGGACTACAAAATGACATCAACTTCTAAATAATAAGTATAATAAAAAAATGATGATTGAATATTTATAATTTAAAAATATAAATTAATAATAATATATATGGCACAAGAGAAATTTAAAAATTTCATTTTAAAACATAAAATAGAAAAAGGCAAACCATATACTAATACGAGCATAGGTAATCCTAAAATAGCTCTATATATTGATAATGAAGAATATGATGAATTTTTAAATATATATTCATTAGCAATTGCTAGTGGTTCTATATTACATTATACTGAAAAACCAATTGAACCAAGTCCATTAAGAGTTGATTTAGATTTTCGTTTTTCAATGTTAATTAATGAAAATGGCGCAACATATTTACAACGCATTTATACTGATAATCATATTGCTAAAATTATGAATAATTATTTTAAAATAATAAATACTTATTTAGATGTTAGCGATGATGATAATATTGGTTATGTTATGGAGAAACCATTTCCTACTGAATTTAGAAATAAAATTAAGGATGGTTTGCATATAATTTTTCCACATATTATAATTGATAATAATACGCAGCATTTTATTAGAAAAAAGATTTTAGATATTGCATCTGAAATTTTCAATGAATTATATTTATGCAATGAATATGAAGATGTTATTGATAAGGCAATTATTAATGCTAATTGTTGGCAAATGTATGGAAGTAAAAAACCTGATTCAGAAGCTTATAGAGTTACAAAAATTTATAATTATAAAGATAATGATATAATTATAAAAGATTATACACCAAAAGCGACTGATGAAATATCATATATACGATTATTTTCAATGCGATATATAACAAAAGAGCAAACTAAAATTAATGAAAGTTTCGTTGGAGAAGTTGAAGAATATATCAGACATATTTTGCCTGCTATTGATAAGAAATTAAAAGAGAAATTAGAAAGTAATATCTTATTAAAAAAAGAAATTAATTTAATCAAAAATCATACAAATGATGATGATTATATATTAGCGCGCGAATTGATAACTGAATGTTTATCATCAACGAGAGCTGAAAGATATAATGATTGGATTAATTTAGGTTGGGTATTGCGAAATATTGATTATAGATTATTGGCACAATGGGTTGAATTTTCAAAAATTGGAAGTAATTATGTTGAAGGACAATGTCAAAGTTTATGGGATAGAATGCGGAAAGATCATTTAGGTATGGGAACATTAAGATGGTGGGCTAAAAGTGATAATCCACAGAGATATAAAGAAATTATTGATAATTCGGTAATTCCTTTAATTGATATTGCGATAGGTTCAGAAGGTGCTCATTATGACGTAGCTAAGTTAGTTCAAGTTATATATAAAGGGGAATATAAGGCGGTAAATAAGGATACATGGTATAAATATGATAGAGATTGTCATTCATGGATTAAGACGAGGGAAGGTTTAAATTTGCGTAGATCATTAAGTGAAGAAATTTGCCGTAAATTTTTAGATAGAGCAATGTATTATAATGGTATTAGTAATAATAGTTCTTATGATAATTCTCAACAATCATTATTTGGTAAGAGAGGAACAGATGCAATGAAAATAGCACAGAAATTGAAACAGACATCTTATAAAGATAGCATTATGAAAGAATGTAAATGTTTATTTATAGATGAAAAATTTGAAGAATTATTAGATTGTAGGGCACATTTAATTGGATTTAAGAATGGTGTATATGATATGAAGATGCATATATTCAGAGATGGAATGCCTGATGATTACATATCATTATCAACAAATAAGAATTATATTCCATATTCAATTGATTATCCAGAAATAGCAGATATTAATGATTTTTTTGAGAAAGTTTTCACAAATCCTAATCTTCGCAATTATGTTCTAGATATTCTCGCATGTGTTATTGATGGTTCAATTGCACAGGAAAGATTTTATATATTTACAGGACAAGGAAGCAATGGAAAAAGTCGTCTATTAGATTTAATTCAAAAAACAGTAGGAGATTATTATGCTACTTTGCCTATTGCATTATTAACTCAAAAGCGCGCTGCATCTAATTCAGCTCAGGGTGAAATTGAAAGAACTAAGGGAAGACGATTTGCAGTATTACAAGAACCGAATGAGAATGATAAAATTAATGTTGGATATATGAAAGAATTATCAGGAAATGATAGAATTTTAACAAGAGGTTTATATAAAGAACCTTATGAATTTAAACCTCAATTTAAGATGATTTTAGCGTGTAATGAATTACCTGAAATTCCGTCAAATGATGGTGGTGTTTGGAGACGTTTAAGAGTAATTGAATTTTCATCTCGTTTCTGTGAAAATCCTGATCCTGCAAAACCAACTGAATTTGCAATGGATTTAGAATTATCAGATAAATTTGATAGATATTCTGATTATTTCTTATCAATGTTAATTGAAAGACATAAAAACATTAATCCAAATAAAATTATTGAACCGAGAGAAGTAATTAATGCAACTCAGAAATATAAAGATAATAATGATATCATTGGTCAATATGTTAATGATAGAATTGTTGCAGATCCTACATCAAAAGATAAAGTAGGCTTAATGGAAATATTTAATGATTTCAGAATTTGGAGTGTTGATAATGTTTCTAAGGGTAAAAAACAACCTGACAGAACTCAATTGAGATCATATATTGAAAAGATTTATGGAATTTATACTCAAAAGGATGGATGGAAAGGATTTAAATTCAAACCAGCTGCTTAAATAAGTAAAATAATCCAATGAATTTCATTTGATTTTATTATATAATTAATTTTATATTTTTTGTTATTATAATGAATAATAATAGAATTCTTAGTTATATCAGAATTAATAGGAAAAGCTTCACTTAATAATTTAATATAATTATTGCCACAGCGCATATAATCACCATAATTGCCAAAAAAATAATTATTATTTAATTGAAGTTCATTATTTTTAATAATATTGATAATTTCATGAATAGACATTTATAATTATTATTATAAATAATTTTTAAATATTATCATTAAATGTTGTTTATTTTGATATTCCAGTAAATATCATTATTATCATTTATAATAGTAATATTAAAAATAATATTATTATAATTAAATAAAACTTCATTATCATTTATAGTTATAACATTATTAAATTTATCTTTAAAAATATCAATGTAAATATTACCAATGTTATTATATTCATAAGTATTACATCTAAATGTATAATTATTATCAATATATAATTTATCTCTTATAAAATCAATAATATTATTAATAGTCATTGAATTGATATTATAATTTGACATTTTTCTAATATTAATCATCAAAAAAACAAAAAATCATTTTTTTAAAAAATTATTATTATAATAATATTATTTCTAATGTTTCTTGAATTATTTTTTTATCGTCATTATTATAAACCTTCTTAAATATTGATGGATTTGATGATAACCAACACCAATTAATTTTATCAGGATTTTCTTTTAATAATTCAATTGCTCCTTCATTTAAAGATAATAACGTCCAATTAATTTCGTCAGGATTTTCTTTTAATAATTCTATTGCTGTTGGATTTAATGACAACCATTTCCAATTAATTTTATCTTTATTTTCTCTTAAAAGTTCAATCGCTTCTTCATTAAATGATAATAATTCCCAATTAATTTTATCGGGATTTTCTTTTAAATATTTAATTGCTTTTTTATTTTTTGAAAACCATTTCCAATAAATTTTATCAGGATTTTCACGTAGAAGTTCAATAGCTTCCTCATTTGTTGATAATAGATCCCAATTAATTTTATCTGGATTTTCTTTTAATAATTCTATTGCAGCTGGATTTTTTGATAAACTATCCCAATCAATTTTATCTTTATTTTTTTTTAATAATTCTATTGCAGAAGGATTTGTTGATAAAACTATCCAATTAATTTTATTAGGATTTTCTTCTAACATTTCAATAGCATTAGGATTTGCAGATAATAATGACCAATTAATGTTATCTCGTCCCTCATAATGATTTTCTTTTAATAATTCAATTGCATTAGGATTTGCTGATAAATTTTCAAAATCTAATTTATTTATATTAATCCAATCTAATAATTCATATCTTGGTTTTTGAATATATTTTGTAATAATTTCACAAATATCACTTGTCATTCTTGAAGTCATCTTAAATAAACATAAAAACAAAAAATCATTTTTTAAATATTGATGGATTTAATGTAAATTTAGTCCATTTAATTTTATCTTGATTTTCTTTTAAAATTTCAATTGCGGAAGGATTACCTGATAATTCATACCAATCAATTTTATCTTTATTTTCTTTAAGAAGTTCAATTGCACCTGGATTTCCTGATAGAGAAGACCAATCTATTTTATCTCGTCCCTCATAATAATTTTCTTTAAGAAGTTCAATTGCATTTGAATTTTGCGAAAGAGATTTCCAATTAATTAATGATTTATTTTTAGAAAGTAAATCAATTGCAGCAGGATTTTTGGATAATTCATGCCAATCAATTTTATTAGGATTTTTTGAAAGTAATTCAATTGCATTTGGATTTAATGATAATCCATTCCAATATATTTTTTTCTTATTTTTTTTAAGAAAATTAATATTTGTTGTATATTTACACAACATATACCAATCAATCATATTACTATTATCTTTTAAAAGTTTAATAACATCATAATTTGTATTACCTGATAATAATTGCCAATCAATTTTATCTTTATTTTCAGTTAAAATTTCTAATGCTGCGTGATTTTTTGAAAGTAATGAAAAATCAATTTTATCTTGATTATTAGAAATAAGTTCAATTGCATTTGGATTAACTGATAACCAATACCAATTTATTTTATCAGGATTTTCAATAAGATAATCAATTGCTCTTGGATTTGTTGCTAATATATTCCAATGTAATTTATTAATATCAATCCAATCTAATAATTCATATTTGATCATTATTATTGCTTTTTTTTAAATTTAAAAACAAAAAATCATTTTTTATTAATCATCAAATAATTCTTCCAAATAATCATAATCAGGATCTTTAAATACTCTTGATGGTTTCATAACTTCTTTAATTAATTCTTCATACATATCTTGATTATTTTCTTTCATTTTTTCATAATCCAATTCAAATATTGCTGGATTTCTAGATAAATTATGCCAATCAATTTTATCAGGATTTTCTTTAAGAAGATGAATTGCATTTTTATTTTCAGATAAATTTTTCCAATCAATTTTATCAGGATTTTCTTTTAAGAGTTTAATAGCATTCTTATTTAATGATAAATTTTTCCAATCAATTTTATCAGGATTTTCTTTAAGAAGATCAATAGCATTTGGATTTAAGGAGAGTTTAAGCCAATTAATTTTATCAGGATTTTGTTTAAGTAGCTCAATAGCATTTGTATTTAATGATAAATTATCCCAATTAATTTTACGAGGATTTTTTTTTAAAAGTTGAATAGCATTTGAATTTTCGGATAAATGATGCCAACCAATCTTTTTAAAATTTTTTTTTAAAAGTTCAATAGCATTTTTATTTTGTGATAAATAATACCAATTAATTTTATTAGGATTTTTTTTTAATATCTCAATAGCATTAGAATTTTCAGATAAGAAAACCCAATCAATTTTATCAGGATTTTCTTTTAAAAGATCAATACCATTTTTATTATATGATAAATAAGCCCAATTAATTTTTGCAGGATTTTCTTTAAGTAGAGAAATAGCATTTTTATTTAATGATAACATTTGCAAATTAAGTTTACTTTTATCAATCCAATCTCGCAATTTCAATATAGGTTTATTTAAACTCATGTTTAATATTAAAAATTACAAAACCAAATTATCATTTTTTTATTAATCACCAAACAATTCTTCCAAATAATCATAATCAGGGTTTTTTAAATACTCGTGATGGTTTCATAACTTCTTTAATTAATTCTTCATACATATCTTGATTATTTTCTTTCATTTTTTCATAATTCAATTCAAATATTGCTGGATTTTCTGAAAACCTTTTCCAATTAATTTTATCTTGATTTTCTTTTAAAACTTCTATTGCATTTGGATTTAATGATAAATAACACCAATCAATCTTATTTGGATTTTCTTTTAATAGTTCAATAGCGTTATAATTAAATGATAAATAACACCAATTAATTTTATCTTGATTTTCTTTTAATAGTTCTGTTGCTTTTGAATTACCTGAAAGTAAATCCCAATGTATTTTATCCTGATTTTCTGTTAAAAGTTCAATTGCATTTTCATTAGATGATAATAAACGCCAATTAATCTTATTATAATTTGCTTTTAAAAGTTCTATATCTTTTGAATGTTCTGATAAATAATACCAATCTATTTTATCTTGATTTTCTTTTAAAAGTTCAATCGCATTCTCATTTTTTGACAATATATACCAATCTATTTTATCTTGATTTTCTTTTAAAAGGTCTATCGCATTTGAATTAGATGATAACCAATACCAATCTATTTTATCTTGATTTTCTTTTAAAAGTTCAATTGCATTTGGATTAGATGATAAACGATACCAATTAATCTTATTTTGATTTTCTTTTAAAAGTTCAATAGCATTAGGATTATTTGAAAGTAAAGACCAATCAATCTTATATTGATTTTCTTTTAAAAGGTCTATTGCATTTTTATTAGATGATAATAATTGCCAGTCAAGCTTACTTTCATCAATCCAATCAAGAAGTTTATAAACAGGTCTATTCATATGAATATGATTTATTAATAATATACAAAAATCATTTTTTTATTTCATTTTATTATAATCTAATTAAAATATTGATGGATTTGCTGAAAATAATTTCCAATTAATATTATGAAGTTCAATAGCATTTGGATTAGATGATAATAATTCTCAATCAATAAGTTTATTTAAACTCATCTTTTTTAATAATAATAAACTTTATAAACAAAAAATCATTTTTATTAATCACCAAACAATTCTTCCAAATAATCATAATCAGGATTTTCAAATACTCGTGATGGTTTCATAACTTCTTTAATTAAATCATCATTCATATCTTGATTATTTTCTTTCATTTTCTTATAGTCTAATTCAAATATTGCTGGATTTGATGATAAATAAAACCAATCTATTTTATCTGGATTTTCTTTAAGTAGCTCAATTGCATTTTTATTTTTTGATAAATTATCCCAATTAATTTTATCTGGATTTTCTTTAAGTAGCTTAATAGCATTTTTATTTTTTGATAATGAAAACCAATTAATTTTTTCAGGATTTTTTTCAAGAAGATGAATAGCATTCTCATTTCTTGATAAGAATTGCCAATCAATTTTTTCAGGATTTTTTTCAAGTAAAGAAATAGCATTTTTATTAAATGACAAATATTTCCAATCAATTTTTTCAGGATTTTTTTCAAGTAAAGAAATAGCATTTTTATTTTCAGATAAATTACTCCAATCAATTTTTTCAGGATTTTTTTCAAGTAAAGAAATAGCATTTTTATTAAATGATAAATATTTCCAATTAATTTTATCAGGATTTTCTTCTAAGATTTTAATTGCATTTTTATTAGTTGATAACCGTTCCCAATCTATATAATCGGGATTATTTTTAAGAAGTTTAATAGCATTAGGATTTAATGATAAACTTTCCCAATCAATATTATCTATTCCCTCGTAAAGATTTTTTTCAAGAAGATGAATAGCATTCTTATTTTCTGATAAAAATATACAACTAATTTCTTCAGGATTTTCTTCAATTATAGAAATAGCATTCTTATTTAATGATAACATATCCCAATCAAGGTCATTAATATCAATCCAATCTCTCAATTTCCAAATAGGCTTATTTAAACTCATGTTTAATATTAAAAAATAACAAAAACAAAATAATCATTTTTTAAATATCATTAAAAAATAGTTTAAATAATGTGCGATAATTATCCAGTTATTCCACAATTTGGAGGTACTTGTTGGTTTAATACAATAATAACTGCTTGTTGTTATTCAGAAAACCTGAAAAAACTAATGATAAATAAAAGTAAAAAATGGGATAAATCAAATAGTTTCTTTAAATACTTAAAAACTATTCTTAAATATTCATATTCAAATGATAAAAAAATAAGGAAAATGTTTATTAAAGAAAAACCTGAATATTTATTATTTAAATATTTAGATTATTTTGATAAACCTTTAAAAAAAATAATGAGATTAATGATACATTATCAACATGATAATATATTAGCATTATTTTATTATAATATTAATTATATAATTACTTTTTTTAGAAAAATTGGTGTTAATTGTCTTGATATAATAATATTAGATAATGATAAATATTTAGTTGATTTTGATAAAAATATAAAATTAAATTTAATAATAGATACTTTAAAACAAAAAGATTATTCATTTCCAATTCATGATATGAAATATGAATTTAGAAGTTTAAAATTTGAAATTAAAAATAAAATAAAAGAGCCAAATTTAAGTAAAATACCCGAAGTTATAGTAATTCAACCGTCAAATATTTACAATAAAGATATTCCAGATAGTAATTTATATAAATACATTACCAAAGATTTTAATATTATTTTTTCTGATTACATTGAATATAAAGGATATAAATATAAATTAGATGCATGTATTTTAGCTAATTACAATGATAAATATGTTAATCATGTTATTTTAGGTTTTACTTGTAATAATAAAAGATATATTTATAATTCTTTTAATATAAATAAAAATTTAAAGAAACCATGTGGATTTTATAAATTCAATTGGAATATTAATGATGATACTAAATTCTATTTTGATTATGATAAATGTAAGATAAGAAAAGTAACTGAGAAAAATATAAAAAAAATAGAAGAAAAACATCATGTATTTTCTTTTTATAATAAAAATATTGCTTGCATCTATGTTAAATTAGATGATAGTAATAATAATGATAATAATGATAGTAATAATGATAGTATTAATAATAATACTAATAGTTATTATTCAATATCAAAAAAATATGAAATGAAAAATTCTTTTTATGATATAAACAACATAACTTTATCTAACTTAAAAAGTATAATAAAAAAATTAGGATATACTGATAAATTTATAAATAATAAATCAAAAGAATTTTTATTGAACTTATTACAAAAGAAAATAGATAATATATAAAATAAAAAATGATATATAAACAGATAGAAATAAATATTAAGAAATGGAGATTGATAGAGCGATTGAAAATTTAAAAGCAATGTTATCTGAATTGCGAAATGAGGATATTGATGAATTTAATGAACATGAGGAAGTTATTGATCGCCAAGAATTTTATAATGAAACAAATATTATAGAATTTAATACAAATAATACAACAATAATATTTGCATTAACTAAAAAATTGCGACAGGATATTATAGAACAATTAAAGAAAAGTAAGGCAAATATTGATGCATTTGTAAATGCCTATAATGGTAAATATAATATTATATTAATATTTGGCAATGATATTTTAACAACACCTACAATAACTCAATTAAATTTGATTGATAAGGTTTTACAAAAAAAGAAAGGAATGTTGCAATTTTTCCAATTGAATGAATTACAATTTAATCCAACAAAACATCAATTAGTTCCTCCACATAGAAAATTAAATCAGGAAGAAGCGACTTCAATAATGAGTAGATATTTAATTAAAAGTAAATTACAAATGCCAATTATATTAAAGACTGATGTTATTGCAAAATGGCATGGATTAAAACAAGGTGATATTGTTGAAATCATTAGATATAATGAAAATAGTGGAAAGTCATATTATTATAGATGTTGTATTTAAGAAAAGAATTAAATTATATAATATTATATAATGCGTAAAAGTAAGAAAAAAGATATATATGATAAAATCTTAGATAATTATAATAGAGATGAAATAACTTATTTTAATAAATTATTACCTGATACACAGGATAATATAATAAAAATAGAAAAGAATATTAATGATATTTCAAATGAAATTGTTCCATCTAGATTTAAATTTTTGTTATCAAATACTACAATAGAAAATAAGAGAGTAATTATAAATAAATTAAATGAAATAAATAAATTATCATCTCATTCAAGTGAATATTCTAAATTATATAAATATATCAATACTTTATCTAAATTACCACTGGGATTATATCAAAATATTAATATAAGGAAAAATGAAATATCAGATTATCTGACAAATATAAAAAAAGAATTGAATAATAAAATATATGGACATGATGAAACAAAAGATCAAATAATAAGAATATTAGCACAATTTATAGCAAATCCAAATGCAAAAGGATATGCTATTGGTATTCAAGGATCAATGGGAGTAGGAAAGACTAAATTAATAAAGGATGGTATTGCTAAGGTCTTAAATTATCCATTTGCATTTATACCATTAGGAGGTATATCTGATTCAAGTTATTTGAAAGGTCATTTATATACATATGAGGGTTCAACTTACGGTAAAATAGTAGATGAGATAATAAAAGCAAAAGTAATGAACCCTATCTTTTTCTTTGATGAGTTGGATAAGATATCATCAAGTAGATATGGTGAAGAAATAACAAATACTTTATTACATATAACAGATAATACGCAAAACGAGAGTTTTTCGGATAAATACTTAGAAGAAATTAGTTTAGATTTATCAAAATCATTAATGTTTTTTACATTTAATAATATAGAAAATGTAAATCCAATATTGCGAGATAGAATGATAATAATAAAAGTTGATAAATATTCATTAAGTGATAAAGTTAAATTATGTAGAAATTTTTTAATAAAAGAAATATGTTTATCATATAATTTTAAATTGGATGATATATTGATAAAAGATCAAGATATTGAATATATAATAAATCGGACAACAGAAGAAGAAGGAGTAAGAAATTTACAGAGAAATATTAATAATATTTATTCTTATATAAATATGAATAGATTTATAAAAATAGATGATAAATTAATAACATTTCCTTATATAATAACACGAGAATTTATAAATAAATATATAATAATGAAACGTGAAGAAAATCCAATTAATTTATCTTTATATTTATAGTAAAATGATGAAAATTAAATATATATATATAGCAGGTTTAATATTATTTATATTAATTATAATAATTATAATAATATTATCAAAATCAAATATAGAAACATATGAGAATGATAATGTCTATTTTAGCAGAGAAGAAACTGCAAATATAATAAAAAACGATAGTGATAATTATATTAAAAATTTAAGTAAATATGATTTATATGCGAGAGATGTATCAATGCCAGAAGAATATATATATAAAATAATTGAGGGTTGTTTAAATTTCTCAGAAAATCAAATAGAAAAATTAAATAATTGTTCAAAGATTGCACGTAATTTTTTTGATAATAAATATACATGGAAATTTGCTTTAATTGATGATGTATATGAGGAAGGTTTTCCACATACGAGAATGGATATTATATTTTTATCACCTAATGTGGTAAATTATACAGATGATAATTTAATTAGGATATTAATTCATGAAAGTATTCATATATATCAGAGATATAATAAAACAGAAATTAATAATTATTTAAAAGACAATAATTATACAGTATCTCGTAGAAGAGATAGTGAACCATTTATACGTGCTAATCCTGATTTAGATGATTATATTTATAAAGATAAAAACGGAGATGAGATGATATATAGATATAAATCATCAATGCCAAAAGGAATAAATGATATTATTCCAAATAAAAATGAACATCCATTTGAGAAGATGGCATATGAAATATCGGAAGATTATGGTAGATTTAAAATATCAAAATATATAAATATATAAATAATAGATAATTAATGGATATATTAATTCAGCAAGCTCCTGCTAATTTAACAATAGAAGAGATTGAAATTATTTATAATAAAAATGATAAAAATATAGTGGATACATTATCTGAATTATGGGATATTACTGATGATAAAATAATACCACCTAAAACAAAATGGGATAATATAAGAGAAACATGTGATGCGTATGATTTAGAAATGGAGAAAGTAATGAAAAAAATAAAAAAAAATAATAACTAATAAAAGAAAATGAGTTATAATTATTCACAAATAAATGACATAATTGCAAAACAATATGAAAGAAAGAAGGGATCAGGAGATGATAATTGGTTTTTAGAAGAGTCAATAAAATTTGGAAAAGGATATTCAAATCCAGGAGAATATATGCAAGCGATTGCAAAAAATGTGGTAGAGCAATCAAATAAAGGAAAAAAAAATAATATAATTGAGGATACAGCATTATACATAGATAAAAATTAATATATTTTTTATTTTTTTTAATATATAAGGACTTTAATTTAATTACTATGTAAATATGTCAGAGAATAATTATATATTAGAAATTAAAACTATTCAGGCATCTACGATTAAATCAGTAATAGATGCAATGAAGGAGATTTTAATGGATGTTAATTTAGAATTTGATGAGAATGGAATGAAAATAGTAGCATTAGATAATACTCATATAGTATTAATTCATTTAAAATTGCATGCAGATAAATTTGAGAGTTATTATTGTATGAAGAAATTATATGTTGGAATAAATATGCTTAAATTTCATATGTTAATTAAAACAATTCAAAATGGTGATATATTATCATTATTTATTCATAAAGATGATCCTAATATTTTAGGAATAACAATAGAGAATAATGAGAAGAATGTTAAAACAACATATAAATTATCAATGTTAGATATAGATGTTGTAAATGTTGATATACCACCAGCAGATTTTAATACAATAATAACAATGCCATCAGCATATTTACAGAAGATTATTAGAGATATGCATAACTTAGCAGAATATATTGAGATTAAAAATATAGGTGGTAAATTGATATTAAGTTGTCAAGGTGAATTTTGTTGTCAGGAGACAGTATTAGCAACTGAAACACAAAATATCCAAATAAAAAATAATGAAAATACACAAGAAATAATTCAGGGAATATTTAGTTTAAAATATTTAAGTATATTTACAAAATGTACAAATTTATGTTCGACGGTAGAGATTTATTTAAAAAATTCATATCCAATAATATTGCAATATAGCATAGCATCAATGGGTAGTGTTAAGTTATGTTTAGCACAAAAGAGTGAAGATTAATTCTATTCAATTTTTTTTTAAATATTTCATTTTTAACATATGAGGTATAAGTATTTTCAATAAAAAATAATAATATATTTAAAATAAATTTATCAATTTCATTAATATTATTTTCATTATATTTTTTATCAATAGATGTTTCAATTGTGATATTATTATTTTCATCACATTTTAAATTTAAAATATAATAAATATCTTCTATAAATTTATAATGCTCTAAATCACTAGTAAGATTACAATAATAATTAACATTATTATGTGTATATGTTTCATTAATTGTTATTTCTAGATTTATTTTATCTAGTAAATCTTCAACTAATTTTAATAACACAAAAGGAAAATCAATATTTTTTAATTTGTGTAATTTATAATTATTTCTTTTTAGTGTTCTTTTATTATTATGCTTAGATACTTCAATAAAATCATATTCTTCGTACATAACTTTAATATATTCTTCTCCTCGAATAAAATCTTCAAAATTATTAATAGACATATTATAATATAATAATAATAATATTTATATATTTATAAAAAAAACTTAAATTGATTCATTATGAGGTTTATACATAACAACTGAATAAGGATGAACATGAAGATTAAAGAGATTTTTATTAACTCTATCATTATTTTTAAGCCAAATGCGGATAATATGATAATTTTTTTTAGGACTAATAGATAAGCCATTAATACTCATAGAAGTTATATCAGTTTTTCCCATAGTTTCGCCTAAGATTAAGGAAGAAATTTCAAATAATTTATCATTAAAATCCTGTTTATTAACTTTAAAAGATAAACAGCCTCCATTAATATTATTTTCATCTTCCCATCTAGGCATAATATGTTCTCTCATAATAAAAAACATACCTCTTAGCCATAAATCTTCAAAAGCTTTATAAATATTAACAAAATCTTCAACACTACTTATTGTAGTTATAAATTTATAACTATTAGCATCCCAATTCATATCATATGGATCATGAAAATAAAGAGACCATACATCATTAATATAAGTTGATGAAGACATAATAATAATATAAAATAAAAGTTTTATATCTACTATTATAATTATCAGATATTAAATAAAAAATGATTTAAGAGATTATTAATGAAATCTTTAAATGAAAATAGTTATTGATTTTATGTCTATGTTAATTATAATTTCGTTAATAATAATTTATTTAAGGAATTCATTGATAAACCCTTAAATAAAAAAATGATTGTTAAAGTTGAAAAAAAGATTAATGAGAAGAGATGAATTATATATTTATTTTATTTATTGGAACATGGATATTATTTTCAATAGCTTTAATTGCAAATGATAAATATTTGTTTGAAAATATAATTAATATTTTTATTTTCATAAATATTTTATTATTATTAATATCAGTTATTTTATCTATACAAAGAAATAAAGTTAATGAATTTCAAAAGAAAGAAAAAGAATTAATTGATTATATTTATAATAAAGGTAATAATGATATTATAAATGAAAAAATAAATGAATTATTAAAAATAAATTTAAATATAAATCGTAAAAAATTATTTATAAGAATTGAAGAAAAATTAATACAAATGAAAGAGAAAGAATTTAAAATTATTATGATGAATAATTTGAAAAAGAATAATAATATTACAAAAGAAGAATTAAAAATATTATTAGTTAATCAAAAACAAATTCTTAAAGATTATAAATATGATTTAAAATCTACATTAATATTATTAGATCTTAAAAAAATAATAATTTGATTTAAATATAAAGAAATGATAAATAACTAATATAATAAAATGACAACATCAATAAGAATATTGAAATCTTTACCACATCAGATAAATAAGGTAAATTCAATTTATGGAGATAAATATTTAATTAAACGAACTGTTTTTGATAATTATAAATATAATTTTTTATGTTGGAAATCTAAATGTTTACGTAATCTTTATTTTAATGAATATTCATATAATAGAAAGATATTTGCATTAGATTTTAATATTACAAAAGATATGCTAAAAATTAAACATTTATCTATAAATAATGATTATAATGATAAAACATCAATTACTTATCATTATGACAAAAATAAAGTATTATTAACACAAGAAGAATCAAATGAGGTTAAAAGATTTGTTTTTGATTTTATATATGATACTGCTATTGAAAAAAATATAAATAAAGTAGCTATTGATATTAATAGTGATTTAGGACGTTATAATAGTGAATTGGAAAGAGAAGGATTTGTTCCTAATTATGATAATAAATGTTATTCAAATCCTGTATGGATACAAGCAGAAAAAATTATATATAAAAATAATAGTTTAATAATAAATAATAAAGATAAATAATTTTTATTACAAATAAATGGCAATACAATTATTTAATTCATTAGTGGATATGACATCTTTATTAAGAATAAGTACTAATATAAATAAATTTATATTACCATTTGTTATATTATCAAATAATTATGTATTAGAACATAATAATTATAATACAAAATTTCGTAATTGTGCTGAATATCATAATATTAAATGTTGGAAGTCTAATTGCGTATTAAATTATTATATTGAAGATGATAATGATAATAATAGGATATTTAAATTAGATTTTAGTATAAATAATGATGATAATAATAATAGTTTTATTAAAATTGATTATTTAGATATTAATAATGATTTCTATAATCGGAAATATAATTATTATTCTAATATAAAAAATTTATTAACAAATGATGAGGGTAAAATTGTTAGAACGAGTTTAATAAAATTTGTTGAAAATTGGGGAATTAAAAAAAATATAAAAAAAATAATTATGGATGTTCATAGTAATTTAGAAAGATATAATGAAGAATTAAAAGATTTGGGATTTATTATTACAGAAAATAGATGTTTATTAAATCCATATTGGATTATAGTAGAAAAACAATTACAATAGATTAATAAATTTCAAAACTTTAATAATACAAATATAAAAATTTATTAAATTCATAATATTATTATCAGTTTTATTTTTTCTAAGCATAATAGATATTTTACTATTTCTATTATGATTAAATAAATCTCTACAATTATTATTATGAATGAGACTTAATGAAGTATTTTGAATAGGTTTATATTTATTTATTGGTAATGGCATTACAACTGAATAATAACTATTAAATAATAAAAAAGTATTTATTAATAATCTTCTAATCATATAATATAATGATTATTTTGTAATTGTCTTAAATATATTTAAATTAGCAGAATTATTGACAATGATAAAATAAAAAAGAATATACCAAAAACTGGATCCATTGAAAAATATATATGTGAAATAAAAAAGAATGAATATATTTTTATTATAATTAATCCTATGCGAACTGAAATCATATTTAAAGATTATTTATGAATGTCTTTAAATATCTTTTTAGCATAAACTGTCATAATTTTTATGATTTTTATGAGTTGTATATAATTCTCTAAATTGCATATCAAAATATAAATCAGATAATATATTTTTATATTTCAAATATTCTTTTTGTTTTGTATAATCTTTTTCATTATTATATAAATAATCATAAATTTTCATATTTTCATTTAAAACTCTAAATAATTCTACTTTTTTATCTTCATTTGAATTAAAAGAACCATTTATATGATAAGGAATATATTTATTATATAATTGATTATATTTATTATCAATTTCTTTTTGGGTTTTTATTTTTTGTAATTTATAATAATAATAAACTAATGCTATTATTATAATAATAAGAAAAATATTAATCATTTTAATATTTTTATATTAAAAAAATAATCATTTTTTAATTATGAAACAAATAAAAGCTATTTAAAGATTATTTATGATTATCTTTAAATATCTTTTTAACATAAGCTGCCATAATTTTTATGATTTGCATATAATTCTCTAAATTGCATATCAAAATATGAATCAGATAATATATTTTTATATTTCAAATATTCTTTTTGCTTTGTAATATCTTTTTCATTTTCAATTAGATATTCATAAATTTTCATAGATTTCTTAATATTCCCAGTATAATGATCAATCATATCTAAATATTTTTTTCTATTAGCATCAATAACATCTTTTTCATTAAAAAATGGGTTCAATTGTCTATAATCCATTATGTCTTTTTTAAAAGTTTGATAATATTAATATTATCAATTTTTAATTTCTTTTCTTTTTTCAATAAACAAAAAGATATTTAAAGACATTCATAAATAATCCTTAAATATCTTTTTTAAGCATATTATCAACTTCTTTCAATAATGTTGAATACCATATGCCGCCCATAAGTTCATCAATTAAATCATAATTTTTATCAATATTTAGAATTCTTAATAATTCAATTTTTTTATCTTCATCAGAATTGAAAGAACCGTTTGTATGATATGGAATATATTGATTATATGCTTTTTGATATTTATTATTTATTTCTATTTGATTTTTATTTTTTTTAAATTCATCTTTTCTTAGTTGATGATTATATGAAAGACAAACAACCACCAATATTATAATAAGTAAGATGGTATTAATCATTTTTTTAGTTTGATTATAATAAAAATAATAAATAATCAATTTTTTAATAATTATAATTATAATATTCAGTCCATTTATTTTTGAAATCTTCCAATGATCTAATAACTTTTGTTTTATGTTTTTTTGTATTTAATGGTTGTATTTTATGAGCTTCATTAAAATCTGCAAATATTTCATCATCTTTTTCATATATTTTAAATGAAACAATTCTGCCAATTCTATCATCATTTATAGATATATAATTATCTGAATTATAATATGGTTTATGATTATAATAACTTTCAATTTCAGAAATAATTAAAGAATTCATTTGTATTTAAGTACATAAATAAATAATTATTAAATCAATTTTTTATTTATAATAATAATAAAAAATGGATGATTTTTCAATATTAACATTAACTGAAATGGATATGCCACCCGAAATAGAAGAACTAAATATTAAATATAAAAGAACACCAGAACTTAGTGATGATATAATATTAGTACTTAGAAATATGCGATCAAATATTAATAATATGCTTAGAATTATGGAACATTATTAACTTAAATTTAAATTGATTTAAAGAAAGTCATAAATTATCTTTAAATATAGTAAAAATAATAAAAAATGATTTAATGATAATACTTTTTAATTATCATTTTTAGAAAAATGGAAATGTCTGATTTTTCTTTGCTTTCATTGAATGATCTAATTATTCCTGATTTATCTGAATTGCCAAAAATTCTTCAAAATACAAATGCTATTTCAGAATGCGAGACGATTAAAGATTTATTTCTTTATCTTTATTCAAATTCAAATATTACTTTTGAGGAATTGCAGCAAAAATTGATTGAGTTTTATTTACAAGATGCAACAAATGATTTAATTTCAAGACATTTAGATGCAATTTATGATGATTTACATGAATCAGTTATTGATTACATTAACAATGGTTTCAGATATTCAGATATAGATGAATTCAATTTGAAAGCACTTATTAAATTCATTTCAATTCCAATTGGAAATAAATATTTGAAAGACATTTATGATCGTTTTATAAATGTGTAAAATAAAAGTAATAATTATAAAAAATGATATAATAATAATAATTTTTTATTATCTTTTTAGAAAAATGATAATGCCTGATTTTTCTTTGCTATCATTGAATGATCTGATTATTCCTGAATTTCCAGAAATACCAGATATTATTCAAAATACACGTGATATTTTAGACTGCGAAACAATTAAGGACCTATTTCTTTATCTTTATTTGAATGCAAGTTCAAATATTGCATTTGAAGAATTACAGCAAAAATTGATTGAATTTTATTTTCAAGATGCAACACATGATTTAATTTCAAAACATTTAGATGTAATTTATGATATGTTTCATGTATCATATTGGTTTCTGATACTTCAAATAACAAATAGAAATCATTATGACAATAGCAATGATTTTGATGTGCAGCTTATTATTGAATTCATACTTAGTTCTCATGGAACTCAATATTTGCAAGAAATTTATAATATGAATTGTGTCATGGTTTGAAAATCAAATATATCACGATATATGACAAAAAAATATTTTTTGTCATTATAAAGGAACTACTAACTAATCTTTAAATATCTTTTTATTTATTATAATGAATTATAGTATAAGTATTTCATTTTTATATACAATATTTACAATATTATTTGGAACCTATTATTGTATTAATTATATTCATTTCAGTTATGCAAAACTAAAAGATTATAATGATTATGATGGCAAAACTACTGGTATAATTATTAATAAACAATGCATAGATACCAATAATTTAAAATGTAATTATTATGAATATAATGTTAAAGATATTAAATATTCAAAATTTTTTAACTATCCATCCAATTTAATTATAAATAATAAAGTTAATGTGTTATATAAACAATATAATCCTGAATTTTCTATTATTGATGATTATTCTTATATCAAAAACTTTTTAATTATAATTTTATCATTAATTATATTAATATTATTATGGACATTCTTATTTTTAATTGTTATATATGAAAATAATTATAATAAATATATTCATCTTATTTTTGCAATTATATTTACGTCATTATTATCTTATTATTGTATATTAAGTATTAATGACTATTATTATTATATTATAGGTAATTATAATTATGATAGTTATACTATTGGAACTGTTATAAATAATGATACAATTCAATATAATATTAAAAATGAAAATAAAACTTTAAAATATAATTCAATCTATTATGATTTTAAAATTGGTGAAAAAGTTTATTTATTATATTATGAACATATGAATGATGATATTAAGATTTATGATATGAAATCAAAGATTACATATATAATTAAATCAATTATATTTATAATTATAATAATATTATTATGGATTTTTTTATTTTATAATATTTTTATAAATTATAATAATGATTTATTCTGACATTATTAAAATTATTTATTCAATCATTGTTACAATATTAATATCATTATTTTGTATTTATCAATTATTAAGCCATATCAGAAATATTTTTTATTTTAAATATATAAATTCACCTTATATTATGGGTATTTATTTTATTATTATTATTATTATAAGTTTATTTGTATTAATATTTAATTGGATATTTTTTTATTATAATTTTTTAGCTGAAAATAAAAAAATACATTTAACATATGCTATTTTAACTACTATAATATTTTCTGTTATATGTATATTTTTTATTAATAATGGTATATATAATATTGATTTTTATTATTATAATAAAACTACAATTGGAACAATATCAAAACTTATATGTTACGATGTTGATAATAAGTGCAATAATAATTATGATAATAGTATTATTGAATATACTGTTGATAATATTAAATATACTAATGAAACTGGCTTAACTAATGTAAAAGTTGGTCAAAAATTTACAATCAATTATAAAGAAAACTCACCAAATCTATATGTTTTAAGTTATTCAAAATATAGAATAATTGGATGGATGTCTTTTATTTTAGGTATACTTATTTTACTATTTTTATGGATTTTTCTTTATAAATATATTCAAATAATATAAAAATAAATATATTTATTATAATGAAAAGTAAGAAAAAAGGAGGTAATTTTATCCAAAACCAAAATCAATATCAAAACCAAAATCAATATCAAAATCAAAACCAAAATCAAAATCAATATCAAAACCAAAATCAATATCAAAATCAAAATCAAAATCAATATCAAAACCAAAATCAATATCAAAATCAATATCAAAACCAACAGGATACAAATTATAGTGGAATAATTGGTGATACAATGAAAAATATGCAACCAGTATATGATGCAACAGCAACAATTGGTATTGCATATGCAATATTTACAACTATTATAGCAACAATTTTATGTAGTATTTCAATCTATTTAGGTGTTTGGGTAAAAAATATGGATGCTGATAAAACTGCAAAAACAGTTGGAGTTGTTAAAGATGCTATATGTAATACAAAAGAAAAATCATGTGTTGCAACAATTAATTATACAGTTAATAAAGTTGAATATTCTGTTTCTAACACAACAGGAGGAATTGTTAATAAAGGTCAAACAATGGATGTATATTATGATCCAAAAAATCCAAATAATTTTTCATCTAATAGTAATACTTATATTATTGGATGGGTTATTATTATAATTGCTAGTATTATTTTATTAACATCATGGGGATGGCTTGCAATGACTATATTTTTCAAACCAATTGCAGCTGCTTCGGGTGTTGGTGCTGTTGCTGGTGTAATTATGCCTGATAGTTCACCAACGCCAAATTTCGGATTTAATAATGAATATTAGATTTAAAGCTTTATTTTTATTATTTTTATATACATGCTTGCAAAATATTTATATGAAATAACTAATAATAAAAAAGGAATTGAAATGGGTGGTCCATCTGATAATGGACTTTTAATATATCAAATCGCAGATATTATTGATAATGTTATATTTTCGGAAAATACACCTTGGATAAATTATAATTCAAAAGAATATAAATATTATGATAATAAAGTTGGTAAAGTTTTTATAAATGATGCTGTTGATATTGCTGTTATTAAAAATGAAGAATATGATTTTGTATTTGCATCACATATTTTAGAACATATAGCAAATCCATTAAAAGCAGTTGCTGAATGGTTAAGAATAATTAAAAAAGATGGTTATATTATTATAATAGTTCCTGAAAAATCAATATGTTTTGATCATAAACGAGAATATTCTAAATTTTCAACATTATTATCTCAATATCAAAAAAATGTTGGTGAAGATGATTTATCAACATTAAAAGAAATTTTAACAAATCATGATTTAGATAAAGATACACCAGCAGGAACATTTGTAGAATTTACAAAAAGAAGTTTAGATAATTATAATAATAGATGTCTTCATCATTATGTTTATAATGATGATTTATTATTAGAAATTTGTAATTATTTTAATTGTTTATTTATATGTAAAGATACTTTTGGTATTAATATATGGTTTATAATGAAAAAACAGTAATTATATATAAAAAGAAAGTAATAATTATTTTTATTAATGAAAACATTAGTATTATACGTATTTCATGAATATAATGATCTTGTTAAAAATTTTATAGAAAAAGCTATATTTAAAGATGATAATATTGATTTTATGATTATTTGTAATAATCTTTATTATAAACTAGAAAATTTACCTGATTATGTTATATATAAAAATAGAAATAATATTGGTTTTGATTTTGGAGGTTGGAGTTTTGGACTTTTAACTAATGATTTTTATAAAAAATATGATAATTATATATGTGTTAATTCATCTGTTACTGGTCCTTATTTACCTGAAAATTATAATGGCAAATGGACAGATTTTTTTATTAATGGTTTAAAAGATAATGTAAAATTATTTGGAAGTACTATAAATAAAGATTTTTATCCACATGTTCAAACATTTATTTTTAGTTTAAATAAAGAAACATTAGAATTTTTAATTGGATGGAAAATATTCAGTTTAACAAATCATTATGAAAAATTATGGGATACTATAATGCATAAAGAAGTATTAATGTCTAATTTAATAATTCGAAATAAATGGAATATAGGATGTTTAATTCCTTATTATAAAAATCTAGATTTTGTTAAATTAGTAGAAAATAATGATGTAGAAAATAATATGATTAATGGACATTTACAATACAAATCTGATATTATGTATAATGAATTTTATAAGAAATATTGGACAGAGACAGATATTATATTTTTTAAAGGTAATAGAGATATTATTTTGAGATAATAGTTGACGATATAATAGTTCCAATTGGAATTTTTGAAAATAATAAATTATTATCTATAAAATATTTAAACCAATCATATTCAGTTTTATTTTCATTAAATATAAAATTAATTAAATATCTATCATTTAAATCTCCAAAATGTTCCCATACTTTATCTTGAAGTTTTTTAATTTCAGGTGATATAACTGCATTTTCATTTAAATATCCTGCTTTCTTATCTTGATAAAAATTATTATTTTTAAAATCCCTACTTTCATTAATAATTTTATCAAATTTTCTAAAAAATAAATTAATAAATTTATAATCATCAAAAAAACTTATTTTTGTTAATTTTGATAATTTATATGTATTACCATAATCCCATATCATCCATTTATATCCAATATTCTCAATATAATAATCTATATTATTAATTTTATAATGAAAACAACCACCTGCTTTTATTTTTGAATATAAGAAATTACCATTATGAGTATCTCCATGATATAAATCTAAACTATGAAAAATAAATATTGATATAAATAATTGTTCATAAATATTTTTCCATATTTGAGTTGTAAGTTTAGATCCATATTTATTTATAAATGATTGCAAATCACCATTTGCTAATTCATATAACATAATTGAATAATTTTTATAATTATTTTTAGCTGTTGCTATTATTTCAGGATAATTATCTTTTTTAATAATATTTGAACATATTGAAGATGAATATAAAATAGGAAAATGACATAAATTATTTTTAAGAGCATATTTCGATAATTCTTCAAATATTGAAAGTTCCTTTTTATATTCTTTACTATTTAATTGTATTTTAGCAACAAATTTTGGTATGTCATTATAATCACTATTAATTATTTTAGATTTATAAACAACTCCAAATACACTTTTTGATCCTATTTGCTTATATAATAAAATATCTTTATTTAATAAATATTGATTTTTATTTTCTGTTAATTCTAAACAATTCTTTTTATTAAATGTTTTAAAATATGATTTTAATATTTTATTATTTTTATTAATATCATTAATATTTATTGATTTCATTGATATAATATTTTTAAGTTTTTTATTACTACTTACAACTGATTGAGATATATAACTGTTTTTTTTATTTTTAATTACTGAACATAAATCATTAATCTTATCATATATTATTTTATCTTTTTCATTAATTTTAAAATTTGACTTAGGTCTATTTAATAAACAAAAGTCATTAACTATTTTATAAATATTATTAGTAGCAATTCTTTTATTTAAACAATTTTTTTCAAATTTCTTATAAATAGGTGAAGTTTCTTTTATTTTTCTTTTTGTTTTTGGATTAATATTTTTATTTATATTCCATAAAATACATTCCGTATTTGTAATATCATTTATAATAACCATTATCTAATATTTATTTATTTATTTAATATTCATTTTGAAATATTAAAAAAAAAAAGAAATAAAATTATTTAAGCAACAACACCAGCAGATGCAACAGAAGCAATAGAAGCAGCAGCAGATGCAACAGCAGCAGGAGAAACAACCTTAGAACCAGCACTGGGGAAATGATGAGAAATTAGACGTTGTAGAATAAAGAATGTAACCTCTTCGTCATTATTAATTTTGAGAATGTTTTTAAGTTTATCATCAGGAAGAATAATGCGTCGGTTTGTTGGCTTATTTAGATTATGTTCCTTAACATAAGCATTGATATATCGCGTAATGTCAGTTCGTGATTTCTCAGTTCCATGAGGAACGCCAATGAAATCACAAAGTTCATCTGAGATCTTATTTGGCTTAGCAAATCCTGACGGAGATTTACGAGCATTATCACGTTTCTTTTGAATACGTTCTACAATTTTGCGAAGTTTATCATGTTCTTTGAGAACAGGTTTTAGTGAACTTTGAATATCCTTAATTAAAGCAGCAAGACTTCCAATTTTATCAGCTAATGTTTGAATTACGTTCTCAGCATCGGTAGTCTTATCATCTGATACAACTTCATCAGAAGAAGATACAGGGGCAGCACCAACCTCATCTACTTTTGCAACTACAACAGCAGCTTTGGCACGAGGTTTTTTAGTTGATGTTTCAGAAGCAACAGGAGTTGCAGGAGCTACAACAGGAGCAGCTTCTACTTTTGATTTAGACTCAACAACTTTTGCAGGAGGTGCTTTAACTTCGCTACTTTTAACACTTTCTGATGTATTATTTTGTTTTTTCGCAGCAGGAGGCATTATATTTTATATTTCTATATAATAATAAATCTTTATATCTATTTAATTAAATTGAAAATTCTTATAATTGTATTTTTATCATTATCATTAATTTTATTCCAATCTTTTTTGCTAATAGGAATATAAATAAAATTACATATAAATTTACCTTTATTAATACCTAAATTATTAATAATATAATTTTTTGAAAATGGTTCTATTTTTATTAATAATATATCTTTATTTAAAAATACATGTTCTCGGATATTTCCAGTTATATATTCAACAGTTGTTATTAACATATCATGAATAATATCAATACTATCATCATCATTTTTAACATGATAATAATTTTTATTATTATTAACAATTGATAAATTAAATATAATCTCATGTTCTATTTCATTTTCGTCATAATGAGTTATAATTATTTGCGGATATTGTTTGCAATCCAGATCAATAAAAATAGGTTCATCTAAATCTCTTAAAAATATTCTTATCTTTTTCTTATTTTTACTATAATAATCGGAATAAGTAATATCTAAGTTAAATGAATGTGTTATAATCTTATTATTTTTCGTCATTACATTTAAAAATTCCTTAAATAATTGACTATTTATAATAAAATCAAATGTTTCTTCCCAATTATTATAATTGATATTAATATTAAAATCTTCATTATTTAAAATTTGATTATATGCATTTGTTGCCTCTGTAAATTCTTTTATTTTCTTATTTTTTTCATCAATATCTTTAATATTATTTAATTTATCTGGATGTGATTTTAATGCTATTTTTCTATATGCTTTTTTAACTTCATCAATTGTTGAATCATCGCTAATATTAAGAATTTTATAAGGATTTTCAAACATATTACTATTGTATTTAAAAGTATAAATATTTATATTTTTAAATATAAAATATGAATAATTCATTAAACGAATATATAGATATATGTATTTGTTCAAATGGTTCTCATTATGACGTTTCAAAAGTTATTTATGAATTAATTAAAAATAAATTTTCTTATTGTGGTAAAAATATTTGGAAATATAATAATAATAATAATATTATTATTGACGAAAAACAAAATTATTTAAGAAATGAATTAAAATCTAATGTCATCAATACTTTTATTTTAAGAGGTAATTATTGGGATGATAAATCTTTGGTTGAACCTGATATTAATATATCCAATGATTATAAAATTAAATCATCTATATTATTACAAATAGCCAATAAACTTAAAGATAATAAATATTTGGGACATATTATTAAGGAGCTAAAACAATTTTTTAATGATATAATAGATGACTAATAAAATTATAAATAAAGCCAAAGATGTAATTAATGATTATTTTAAATATATTCCATTAAAAAACTATTTAGATACATTAAATCATATTAAAACTATTAAATTTCATAATATTAATATTCATATTATATATAATTTAAATGATGATATAGATATGAATTATATTAGAAAAGTTCTTTATAGAGCCCATAAAATAACAATGTATATTAATAAAATTTTTAATATACATCTAGTTTTATCACCTTTTAAAAAAGAATTTAATCAAAGTAATCCAATAATTCTAGATACACATAATTGCAATTCTGGCTTAACATATATTTATTTAAATACCGATGTTCCAAATGTTGATATTTATATCATAAGAAAAGAAGAATTTGGAAAAGTTATTATTCATGAAATTATTCATCATATAAATTTAATCCATTCATCTTTTAAACATTCTAATATCAAAAAACTTAAAGATCATTTTAAAATTTTACCAGCTGCTAATATTGATCCAAATGAAACAATTGTTGAATTATGTGCTACTATTTTTCATTTATATCAATTAAGTATTGAAAATAAACAAGATTTATATAATCTATTTAAGGACGAATTAAAATATTCCTTATATAAAACGCAACAATTATTAGAATTGCAGAAACAGATGAAAAACGGAATGTGGTATGAAAAAAGTAATATTTATTGTTATATAATTTTTAAAACTATTATTATGTATAATATTCATGAATTTATAAAAATATATACATTTCCCTATAATGATGATATTATTACCGATTTTATCATTAATCATTCAGGTTTTTTATCATCATTAAAAATTAAGCCTATTACTAATATTAGACCATCAAATTCTTTATGTTTTATGGTTCATAGTGATGATTAATTAAAGATCTTTAAGATAATAATGAGTATATTAATACAAAACAATATTATTATTTAATAATAATATAAAAAAATAAATGTCAATTGAAGATATCTATCATCTTAAAAATAATAGTATTAAGCAAACATGTGTTATTTTAATTGATAGTAAAAATAGAGATTTTGATGTATATCCAAATCCAAGTGAATATGTTGTTTTTTTTAATGTTCCATTTAAAAATGTTATAGGATTTGATATTATTGATTCAAGTATTCCAAGAACAATGTATTCTGTTGATTATTATAATAATTCTATATTTATATATATTCATACAAGTACTGATCCTTTTGATGATTTTATTAGTAAATTAGATAATAAAAATAATACTGATCCAACTTATAATGGAGTTTTTAAAGAATTTAAAATGACAAGAGGTGATTATACTTTACCACTTTTTATTGATGAATTTAATGCACTAATGGAAACAAAATTTATTCCAGACTATTATGATAATGATAAAAATATTGTTTTAGAAGCAAAAGGATTATCTAATCCAACTGAACTTACTGATATTATTGAATTTGCATGTACTCATAGATTTATAATAAATATGGGTGATAGCACAATAAATGAAACTCTCGGATTTAATTTATTAACTAAACCAGAATTAAATAATATTAATTATACTTATAATAATAAATTTAAAAGATTATTTATAAGTTTTGATAATGAAAAAGATGCAGATAATAAAAATAAACCACATTATATTATTGGTCCAGGTATGGTATGTTTTACTGGTGAAAAATATATATTAATGAGATCAAAAGAAATTGAAGAACATTCTTTTGGTTCTCTCGCATATACTAATAATAACTTAGGTATTGCTAAATTTAGAACTAATAGTTTAGGCTTTAATGATGAAAAATTATATATTACAAAAATACCTATAAGAGAATTTCATCCTATTGGTAAATTATCACAATTAAGTATAAGATTTGAAACAGCAGATAGAAAATTATATGATTTTAAAGGTATTAATCATAATATTACATTAGCTATTTATTATTATGAACCATCGTTTAAACAAATTGATAATTTTAATTCTATATTAAATCCTAATTATACTACTAATTATAATGATTATAAATATACCAATGATGAACAAGAAATTATTAATGAAGATGATGATGATGAAGATGATTTAGAAGATAATATTAATGAAAATTTTTCACGTGATAATATTAATATTTATAAAAAAATGGAACAAAAATATACATAAATATTTATAATCTTATATTTTCCTTAAAATTATCAATATATTCTATTATATTTTCCAAATTCTTTTTTGTAAATGTTCCATTTTCTATAAATTTCTCCATCTCTTTATTCGTTATTGAACCATCATTTAACCCTTCCAATATTTTACCCTCAAACCCTTCCAATGTTTTTGTTTTTTCTTCTTTTACTTCCTTTTTTTCAAGTTTTTCTTCCTCTTTTTTTTCAGGTTCTTCTCCCTCATTTGTAAAACCTTCTACATATCTATATCTCTTAAATTGACATCCATATATAACTATAAATAATATTGCAAAAGTTAATGCTAATGATAATAATTTCAATATATTATCATAATATCCCATTATTTTTTTATTCTTTCTGTTTTTATTATAAGATATTAAAAAATTAAATATTATCATTGATTAGAAATGACAGAATTAAATATTGCTTATTCTTATAACGGTAATGATATGATGGATGATAAACAAACAGATGATATTGATTATCAACAACCCCAACAACCACAATTACCCCAGCAACAACAATTACCACAACAACAATTACCCCAGCAACCACAATTATCACAACCACAAATACCACAGCAAATAGCACCTGTTAATAATAATTATTATATGAATCAAGGTCAAATGCAACAACAACCAATGATAAAAAAACAACAAGTTTATCAACAAAGAAATCCCGAATATTCATTTTGGGATAGAATGGCTTTATCTCGCAATGATGTATTTAAATTAGTATTATTGGCTTTTGTTATTGTTTTAGGTATTTCTATTGAAAAAATAATTTCCCATTATATAAATGTATATCTATCCGATAATATTTTATCAACAGTGCAAGAATTTATTGTAAGAATAAGTTATCCAATAATAATATTTATATTTTTATGGATAATTAAATCTTTATAAATTAGATATCAATGAAATTGCAAGAATTATATAATTTAATTAAACCATTAATTGATATAATTATCAATAAATATTTTAAAGAAAAATATGATTTTATTATTAATATCATAGCAAGTTTTGATGTTAAAGCATCTCAGCACGCATTGGGAGTTGGTAATTCAGGATCATCTTTAACAGTATTTAAATGCACATGGATATATAAAATTTATTATTATTTATTATTATTAATTTTCTTTATTTGTTGCATTTGGATTATTTATATTATTTATATTAAAAATAAATATGCAACTAATGCATATTTTAGCACTTTAATTAAAAATCAAATTAAATTAAAAGATATTCCTGAATTTAATCAAATTGAAAATATTATTTATATTGCTGATAATTTATCATTTGATTATAGTCTCATATTATTTATTATCATTTGCTGTATTATTATTTCTATTGTATATTATTTTCAGGTTATACTTAACATTAATGAAGTATATGTTGAATTTAATCTCTTAATACCATTTATTGCAGTTTGTATTATTATTGGTGTCATTTATTTTATATATAATTTTACTCATATTAATTTTTTATCTCGCAGAAATAATACTTTAATTCAATTAATTTATAATAATCTTAATATGCAATTTATTAATGATCAACGTTTATGCAATTATTTAAAGAAAAAAAATGAATTTGATGATTATTTTGTTCATGGTAATTGCAATGATGTGAAAAGTTTATTTAATATTAAAAAATTATATGCTTATATAACTACGCAAATAAATGAAATATATAGCAAAGATAATAATGTTAATATTGAAACATTTAAACAAATGAAAGATAGTAAAGGTATTTTTTATAAAGATAGATTACAATCTGCATTTTTTACTTTTTCTATTATGAAATATTATATTGACAATAATTTACTTAATGAAGCAAACAACTTCTTTTCAACTTATAATCTTATGAAATTACGATTTAAACCACGAATTAATCCAATCTTAGATTTAAATTATGACTCAATTTTATTTAATTCAACTGACTTAGATTATTCTATACTTGAAATGCAAAGTGCATTCAATTATAATAAAGATATATATAATTATGTATATAATGATTTTTATAATACTAATTCAAATATCCAAAAATTAATTGTTGATATATATAACATTTGCCAATATAAAATGATTTGCATCTATTATTATTATTTGCTAATTGGAATAATAATGTTTTTTATTATACTATATTATTTTATTAAAAATTATTATAATAGATAATTGTAATAAATGGCAGGTCGAGATTCCAGTAATAGAGAGGAATCAGATATAATTGGGATTGATGCTACAAATACACCCGAAAAAAATGAAGGGTTGCAAGAAGAAGAAGGAGAACTATCACCTAATGTATTAAATGAAATACAACTTATTGATCCAAAATCATTTATGTACTTTTTTAAGGATAAAATATCAGATATTAAAACATCTGATATATATAATTTTAGAGATAAATTTTTAAAATTATTTAAATATTTACATTATTATTATATTCAAACCCACTATAATAATGATAAAAAAAAACAAAGAGGAAATATACAATTTTTGAAATATAGCTATCAAAACATGATTATTAAAACAATAGATGATATAAATGAAGAATATAAGAAATTATATGCACTTTTATATGATTTTTCTATTAATTATGTTGAAAAAACATCTAATGATTATCAATTAAAATCATTAAATCAAGAATTAATTACTGAACAGCAAAAAAAAGCAGCAAATGATATACTTAATTATGATTTTTTAATTCAAATTTATAATATATATTTATATCTTTTATTTCAATTAAATTTAGTTCAAATTACTAAAAAATTTCAAGATTTTAAAGATAAAGATAAACCAGATGATAGAGGAAAAATTATTGATTATCAAAAAAACAAGGATAAAATGGAAGGCAAAATTTCTATAATTTTTAAAAATGATGATAATATAAATGAAGAAAAATTTCAAAATTTAAATATTAATATTGAGTTTGATACAAAAGATGATGTTAATAATCATATTTTAGCATATTATAATATTTTAACTAGTAATAAGAATAAAAATAAATTAAATATACAGGAGTTATTAAGTAAAATTTCACAAGAAAATATAATTAAAAATCATGAAGAAATATTAACACCTTTTAAACGAGTTACTGATGCATTTGAAAGAGTAAAAGCAGCATTATATAAAATAAAAAATTTATCAGATAATAAAACATTTAACATAGATAAAAAAACTAGTGCATATGATGAATCAACTACAATATTTGATAAAGCACAACAAGCTTTTGATGAAGCTAATAAAATTAATGATTTTAAAAAAATAGAAGAATATGCAATACAAATAGAAGAATATGCAGAAGAAATGGAAAAAATAGCAGAACAATTTATAGAACAGCCATCCACAGCATATACTATTTTATCTTCAATGGCATCTTCAATTGCAACAAAAGCAGAAACAGCAGGAATTAAAGTAGGTCGCGCACTAATGAATTCAGATATTGATACTAAGAGAAGAAACTTAAAACATGATGCAAAATTATATAGTGAATTAGCATTAGAAGTGCAAAAAGCAGCAATAATAGCATTGAAAATGCTAAAAGAAATTGAACAAGATTTTGATGGTAAAAAAGATTATAAAGATTTCATAAAAAAAATAGAACAAGAAGCAATTAAAGCAAAAAAAGAAGCAGATAGTTTTAAAAGTAATGCACATAAAATAATTTTTGAAAATACAGCAACATCTCAAAAATATGCTTATGAAAAAATTAAATTTAAAGTATTAAAGTCAGTAAATTCATTAAATATTGCTTTAAATTCTTCAGCTTTAAATAAAGTTGAAGAATTTAACAAAGAAAAATTTAATTTTTTCGAAGATTATGTATCAAAATTTTTATTAGACCAAATTACAAATATTAAATTATCTGCAACGTCAAAAGTTAATGATATATCAAAATCTATAAAATCTATATTTAGTAATGGTAACCAAAACATAATAAAAAAATATGGATTTGATACATATATAGATTTTATTAGAATATATAATAATAAAATAAAAAACTTTATAGACAATTTTGAAGAAAAATTTAAAGAAAAAATTGAAGAATCACAATTTGGATCCATAAAAATTTTAATGCTAAAATATTTATATATTGAAACTATATTAATATCGTTGCTTATATATAGTGAATATTTAAAGTTTATATCATTTATTGCAGCTCATCATTATGATTTTAATGATGATATATTTAAATTTTATCAAGATTTTTTTAGTATAGTAAAAAATATTAACATAAATATAAATGATTTTAATAATTATATTTGTTTTAATATTTTTTTATTTATAATAGAAAACTTTTCTAGTTTACTAGAATTAGAATTTAATTTAATAAAATATTCACATTTAAAAGACATACAAAAATTTACAGCTAATATAGCAGAAATTAAACATGCTTATGATAATATATTAGATAAGCTAACTAATGACACGGATATAAAAAAAGATATACATAAAGATGAAATAATGAAAACATTAGATAAAACAAAAGAAATAAATGAAAAAATAAAAGTTCTATCATTATCAATAGAAAACCAAATAAAAGAAAAAGAAAAAGAAAAAGAAAAAGAAAAAAAAAAAGAAAAAAAAAATAGCTTTTTTTCAAACCTAGCTACAAAAGCAATTAAAAGTGTTGCAAGTGCTGCAAGTGCTGTAAGTGATGTAAAAAAAAATTTTTTATTAAAAACAGGAGAACCAGAAGATGAATTTTCAGGAAAAACAGAAGAGGAATTTGCTTTATTACAAATATATATTAAAATTTTTAAGGAGTTTACTGAAACAGGTCTACATTATTTGTATCCTTCATCAAAACAAATAAGTACAACAACATATGATCATTGTATTAAAAAAATTAGCGAATATATAGATAGTAATAAAAAAAAATATGTATATGGATATTTTATAAGAATTTTATCAGATATAATTAATACTTTTGAATCAGGTGGTAGAAAGGGAAACTTAAAAAGCTTATATAATTTTGATAAAACAGACTATAGTACTGTTTATTTACCATTTAGAACTGCAAAATATTTTCATATTCTTACTGTTGGAAGATTTAACATAGCAGCTATAGATGAACTAATACTAAACATAGTAAATGCAGATGAATTAGAATCTGATTTTGATACACTTCATGAGTATTTTAAACAACATATAATTAATCAAATTATTGCTTTAACACCACCACCACCACCACCACGACCACCATCAGCAGCAGCAGCACCACCACCAGCAGCAGGAGCAGCAGCAGTAGCACCACCACCAGCAGCAGGAGCAGCAGCAGTAGCAGGAGCAGCATCATCAGGAGCAGCAGCAGCGGGAGCATCATCAACAGCAGCAGCAGCAGCACTACCACCACCATCAGCAGCAGCAGCAGCATCAGCAGCAGCAGCAGCAGCAGCACCACCACCAGCAGCAGGAGCAGCAGCAGTAGCAGGAGCAGCATCATCAGGAGCAGCAGCAGCGGGAGCATCATCAACAGCAGCATCAGCAGCATCAGCAGCAGCAGCAGCAGCAGCAGCAGCAGCAGCAGCAGCACCACCACCAGCAGCAGTAGCAGGAGCAGCATCATCAGGAGCAGCAGCAGCGGGAGCATCATCAACAGCACCACCACCAGCAGCAGGAGCAGCAGCAGTAGCAGGAGCAGCATCATCAGGAGCAGCAGCAGTAGCAGGAGCAGCATCATCAGGAGCAGCAGCAGCAGGAGCATCATCAACAGCAGCAGCAGCAGTAGCAGCACTACCACCACCAGCAGTAGGAGCATCATCAGCAGGAGCATCATTACTACCACCACTACCACCACCACCACTACCACGACTACCAAAAGTAGCAATAGGAACAAAAGAAGCAGCAGATGCAACAAATTCAGCAGCACAACAAGGACTAGATAAAGTCATATCACAATACAACATAGAAAATGGAGGTGAAGCTTTATTCATTAAAACATATACATATCCTGATTTAATTATTGTAGTAAATTATATATATAATTCAAGATTAGAGATAATAACAGATTATGTATTTTTAGGACTTCATAATAATATTATGCTTTTTACTTATATTAAAATGCCAAACTATTATTTTTTTACAATTAATTTACAAACTTATAGAATAGATGAAATATGGAGAGCATCAGAATTACTAAAAGTTAAAGACTTTAAAAAATCTCAACCCATAATTACTGATGAAGCAGGAAAATCATATAAACCTATAATAAATTTTGACGATAAAGCACCTTATGATCCAAATATTTATTTAGGACTAGATGATAGAGAGGTATATTCATATAAGCAATCAAATTCTCCATTATTTAGAGAAGAATATTGGATTTTAAGCAAAAATAATGATTATATATTTGTACCTGCTCAAAAAATATATACATATAATAATCAATATACATATAGATACGTAAAAGATTTTGATAATTTTGTAGTGTTTAGTTCTCAACCACTAACTATTAGAGGAGGAGGTAAAAAAGAATTTGATGAATTACCTAAAATATTAAGATTATGGTATTTTAAATCTAATGTATATGATAAATTAATTTATGATAAATTTAATATTAAATCTGAAAAAGAAGAATCTGATATTATTTTAGGAAAAGCAGCACCACTTAGTATAAATTTTGGATTAAAAGAAGAAGGAAATATATTTACAGATCGGAAAAATAAATCTTTACTATATTGGCAAAGATATTTTACAAATATAGTAAAAAAATTAAGAAATAATTCAAAAATAACAGATAGAGAAATACAGATATTTAATTCAATTGAAAATAGTGTTGAAGCTGTTAAAACAAAACATATTAAGAAAAAACAGAAATTATTAGATTATATTAAGGAAGTAAAAGAAGAATTGAAAAAACAAAATATAGATTTTAAGCCAGAAAATATAGTAAATACAACAAAGATTTTAATACCTTTTACAAGTATAGCAAAAATATTTAAAATAATATTAGTAGGATTAACAGTTATTTGTATAATAATATATGTTGTAGTATTAATAATATCTATTTATAATTTATTCAACTTATTATTAAAAATAATAATAAGTATTATATATTTATTTTATAATACAGCAGTAACAAATAATGATACATTAAGTTATACAGCAAAACAAATTATTAAATGCACAAAAGATAATTATTCAAATGATATTTTTAATGTCTTAAATGAACAAATGACAGCATTATCAGTTTTTAATACAAATTTATACATAATATATATATTATTAGCATATGTTATTATATATTTATTAATTTTTATGTATGTAACAATATCATCTAAATGGTATAAATTAGAAGGGGATATAAAAGATATAGATCCAAAATTCAGTTTATTAACAGTAATAGCTATAATATTTGTATTTAGCTTAGTTCATTTATTAATTTATAAATTTTTATTTAAATCTGTATGTTTAAATAAATTTCAGCAAATTCATGAATATGAAAAAAAAATAGATGATAATATAAAAAATACATTATCAAGTTATAAAAATAATGACTCTGAATTTAATGCTAAATTTTATAATTTATTAACAGATACGACAAAAAATGATGAAATAGATACAATTTTTCAAAATTTAACATTAGAATTGGAAGAAGATAATACAAATCATTTAGGTAAATTTTTATTAATATATGATTTATATACATATTTCCAAGAATATTTATATATGAATGATGTAAAGAAAGCAAAAATTAAGGAAAATTTTGATAATATGATGGCTAGCAAAGATCCACCTACACCTTTTATATCATTATTAGATTCAAATGAAAGAAGATTAATTAAACCATATCATGAAGAATTACCATTTTTTAGCCAAATTCCTAGTGAAAAAATGGAATATTTTAAGATAATAAATGAACAAATTGGAGATGTAATAGGTGTTATTAATAAATCAATAATAAAATATTCAGGAACATTTTATCCATTTTTATTTACATGTATATATATATTAATTATATGTATATATAATTTTATTTCTATGTATGTAATTTTCAAATTTATATCTGATAATAAGGATGAGGAAATATTTCCAAAATTTATATATACAATGGCAGATAAATTTTTGGAAGTTTATGATAAAATTTATTCCTTCTTTAATAATTAAAGAATGATTTATTATTTATTCATTGTATTATTGATTTTATTAATAATAACAGTAATAATATTAGTTAATTTTTTGCAAAAAATAGATTATATAGCTCAATTAGAAAAAGGATGTTTTATATAAATCAATTTCTATAAAATTATTATTTTTTTATTATTTAGAATGAATGAATATTATTATATTCGATATAATCTATATAAATATTTTCTAAATATTGATGATGATAATTATAATTGGTATTTAAATATATTAATACCAATTATATATTTATTAATAATATTGTTAACACTATTCGCATTAATATTATTAATGAATATATCAGGTTTCGCAATTATTTATATAATACTTCTAATATTATTTTATGTAAGCGCATATAAATTAATAATATCTCTTAAATCTATAAGTGATGATGAGAATTTGATAAAATATAAAAAGTTTTATGAATTGAGAAATATTATATTTAAGGAAAACTTAAAATACGCCTTAAATAATTATAGAACAATAACAAATAATAATGATGTTAATTATCTTTATTCAAATAAAGAAACAATTTTAAAAAATATAAATAATACTGAAAATATTTATGGTAAAGAAGCTGATAACTTATTTAATATTTCATTCAATTCATCATATGATTTATTAAAATATTTTGATTTAAATGACTATATTGATAAAGGATATTATAATCGTTTATATATTGAAAAATCAAATATTATCCAAAATAATCCAAATTATATTATTTCACAAAGGATATCTACAAATAAATATATACATTATATTGATTTAGAAATATTGGAAGATTATCCAGCACAACAATCTGAATTATTAAAATATCTTAATGCTAAATATGATAAAAATTTATCATTTTCATCTAAAAATATATTTACAGCAGATTTTAATAAAAAACTAACACAATCAATTTCAAATTACAGACTAAATATTTATTATTATATTTTAATATCTGCATTATTAATAATATTATTATTACATGGATTATTTATCTATTTTAATTATGCTTTAACATATATTTATTTAGCATCAATAATTTTATCAATAATTATTATGTATTATTTTAATTAATGATAATAGAATATGGGAGGAAGTAGTACAAAAATTAAATATAACGATTTTTCATGTAATGCACAACAAATGCCACCAAAAGAACCAATGAAATTTACAAGGTTAAAACATATAAGATGTTTATTTTTTACACAAGAAAGTTATAATTCTAAACTTCATATACCAAAAGCATCTTTAACTTTGCAATTTGAGTCAACAATTGCTACTTTGGAGAATGATATTGAATATAAACTTCAAGATGTTTATAATCAAATGAACCAAATAGCAGGAACTACTGATGCTAAAATATTAAGCCCTATTTATGTAGCTTTTTCTAGAAAATTAGAATATTCATATAGTGTATTTGATGATCCTTCATTAAAAAAAATAGAAATTAAAAAAAAAAATAATCCATATTCACTGGCTATTAGTGATTTTATGACTTCATATTTTAATAATAAACCAGATGAAGAATTAGAGCAAAAATATAGATCATTACCTATGAATATTTATAATTTCAATAATAATAAAATTAAAGTAATTTTGTATATTCCTTTTATGACAAATCAATATAAATATATTACAAATTTTACTGATATTATTAATAGTACTATGTTTTTGATTAATACTTTATTAGACACTGATTTTAATGGATTACCAGATGTTAATACTTTTAATGAAGCTAAAATACGTAAGAATTTTGAAAAAACAAATGAAATAAGAAAGAAAAAAAATCAAACTTTATTATCATCCAATGAAATTGAATATATTATTGAAAAATTAAAAAAAGGCGATAATACTAATTTTAGATATAGTGATGATTTAATGTATCTATGTAATGAAGGTGGATGTTTAAGCGAAAGCTCAGGTGAAGATTTCAATAATTTATTACCATCATTAGCAACTACTGACTCAGATAATGATAATAGCGCTATTAATATGTCTCCATTTTTACCAAATAAATGTTTAGCTCAAACAATTCGCTATAAATGTGGTGTTATTAATGCAGATAAAAATAATTCATCATTAGGTGATTTAATGAAATCTGAACCTATTATTGATTACATAAGAAAAACCTTAGCAAAATATAGAATAAATGAAGAATGTTTATTATTAGATAAAAAAAAAGCAAGTAAAAATGATCTAGAATTTTGCAAAGAAGAAGGAGATGAAAATCCTAATTTTAATCAAACTCCCGTTGATATTATAAATACGGCTTTATCATTTCAATTAAGAAGTCAATTTAGTAGTGATTATAAAGAAGAAAAGAACGATAATAAAAATATTAAAAAATACAATCATTACAGTAAAGATTATAGTGTTAATATAATCAAAGAATTAATGTTTTTAAGAAATAAATATCCAGGTATTCAAGAAATTATTTTTCCATTATACAAATATACAGGAAATAATAATTATATTATTGATCCACCATGGGGATCTTTATTTTTAACGCAAAATCATATTATATTTTATAATGAATTTATTCCAAAACAAACAAAAAAATATTCATTTAATAATCAATATTATTTAAAAATGAATAATAAAGGTCATATTTATATTAAAAGAGAAAGTGATGACCAAATTATATATTATTTAAGTATTATTAATTTTAGAAGACCTTTAACTATGTCTTTTACAGATAGTATTTCAATATCATTTAAAGATGATATATCTGGCTATGAAAAACCTAGAACAGTACTTGATAGATCCATAAAATTAATAAATAAAAATGATAAATTGAGAGAACCTTTTAATTTTTATTTAAATGATGAAGGTAAAATAAGAGTATTTGCTAATGGTTTTTTAGATGCAACTGATCAATCTTTTATTAGTTATATTGATAATAAAATAAATGAATTTAAAAATTTAGGTAAAAAATCAGAGTATTATGATCAAAATAATTATGACAAAAAAAACAATTTAATTAAATCTAAATTTATTTCAGATCCTGCATTATATATTGATAAAAATTATAATTGAAATATTAATTCGGGATTTCTAATATTTTTAATTATATTTTCAATTTTATAATTATTTTTGCAATCTCTCAAACCTAATACAAATTGAATATTATTAGCTTTGCACCAATTTTTATAATTTATATCTGATTTTTTAGTATATATTTCATCAAAACTCATTAATGATAAACGATTATTAATGATTTTTAGATTTCTAATTATATCATCAATATTCATATCAATGATATATTCTTTATTGTTTTGTAATAATTCATTTAATGTTTTTTTATGAATAAATGGCTGATGTGATGAATGATGTCTTTCATTTTTTTTAATTCCATTCTTTAAAATAGGATCTTTAATAATTTTTTCAACCATATTAATAATAGTATTATCAGGATAATCTATATTATTTAAAGGTGTATTTTTATTAATTTTATTAAATAAATCAATAATATAATTAACTTCTAATTCTTTATTATCAATTAAATATATTATAATATAAATATTATTAATATATTGCATATCAATATCTTCATTTATTTTTCTTTTAATTGCTTCGTATCTATGTTGTCCATCAATTAAATATAAATTTTCACTATCTCTTTCTTTAAATGCTGTTAATGTCCATTTAATATTATTATTAGTTGTAATACTTTCATATAATTCATTTATGACATTATCTGATAATTGTCTATTATATGCCCATTGTTTTACACAATGACTTTTAATCAAAGTTCTATAATCCATTTTAATTAAAATAGATTTATCATGATTTTCATCAATAATAATATAATTATTTGATTCTTCATATTCTTGAATATCATCATCGGAAGACATTATGTTAAAAATTAAGAATATATATATAAAAATCAATTTTTTTTATATATATAGAATATAAATGGACGATTGGACAATAATAGATTTGTATTTTAAAAATCATAAATATCCTTTTACTAATCATCATTTAGATAGTTATAGAGAATTGATTAAAACTTATATTCCTAAAACTATAAGTTCATATAATCCTATTACTATGATTAAATATGATGATAATGATAAAACAAAAAAAATTATGCAGGTTGATGTTTTCATTGGTGGTGAAAATACCGATGAAATATTTATTGATCATCCAATTATATCAGATTATAGTAGTGAAGGTAAAATTAATAAAATTTTAACTCCTAATGATGCAAGATTAAAAAATTTAACTTATGAAACACACATTTATGCCAATGTTTTTGTTAAAGTTACTAATAGTGATGATGAAATTACAACAACTACTTTAAAAAATGTTGCAATTGGAAGTATTCCAATTATGTTGCATTCTGATATTTGTGTTTTAAATGGAAATGGTAATAAAGTTTTACAATTATTAGGTGAATGTATTTATGATTGCGGTGGTTATTTTATAATTGATGGTAAAGAAAAAGTTATAGTAGCTCAGGAAAGTTTAACAACTAATTGTTTATTTACAAATAAATTAAAAGATGATGATAATTTTAGTTATAAAGGATTTATTCGTTGTAGTGCAGATAGTGGCGAATCATTATTAAAACCTAGAAGTGTTGAATTTTATCTAGTTAAAAATAATGATGATGTTACTGAAAAACATTTTGATCAAAAAGGTTGTATCTTAGTCAGTTTACCAACAGTTGAAGGTAAAATACCATTATTTATAGTTTTTAGAGCATTAGGTTTGGAAAGTGATAAGGAAATTTATGAAGCTATTTTTGGTATTAATAATAGTCCAATAGAAGAAACTTATTTCTCAAATTTTATAAGACCATCATTATGTGATAATTATTATATAAATGATGGTATAAAGAAATATATTTATACTCAGGAAGAAGCATTAAATTATATTAAATTTAGAGTTAAATATAAAACAATTGATCATGTCAAATATATTTTATCAGCAGATGTTTTACCAAATATAGAATTATTTAAAAATAAAAGTAAATATTTAGGTTATTTAACAAAAGAATTTATTAATGTATGTTTGAAAATTAAATTAGAAACTGATAGAGATAATTATTTCTATAAAAGAATTAATATTAGTGGTTTCCTATTAGCCGAATTATTTCAGGAAGCTTATGCTAAATTACGTAAAGATATCAGAGATACAATGGATCAATTTTATTATTATGGTGCATGGAAAAATACCAATAATTTTAGCAATTTTATAAATAAAGATAATATTTATCGTTTAATTCGTAATGTTCTTATTGCTGAAACTTTTGCAAAATCTCTTAAAGGTAGATGGGGTTTAGCTAGCGATGATGATCCTGAATTAGGGCGCGTTCAAGATTTATCTAGAATTAGTTATATTGGATATTTATCACATTTAAGAAGAGTTAATATGCCTATTGATAGAAGTTTAAAAATAACAAGTCCCCATAAATTACATTCACAACAATGGGGCATAATGTGCCCTTTTGAAACTCCTGATGGTGCTTCTGTTGGCTATTTAAAGAACTTAGCATTTTTATCAAAAGTAGCAGCAGGTACAAATCCAGAATTTATTAAAACATGTTTAGAAGATATTGGAGTTATTAAAATTGAACATTATAATTTACCAATGGATAAAAATATAACAAAAGTTTTTATTAATAATACATGGTTTGGTATTACTAATGATCCTATAAATGTTAATCGTATTTTGAAGGCTTATCGCAGAAATGCTCTAATTAATATTTTAACATCTATTTCATGGCATGTCCATTATAATGAAATAAGAATATTTACAGAAACAGGAAGAGCAGTTAGACCATTAATTATTGTTAAAAATGGTATTACAAAAATATTTAAAAATAAATATTCAAATTGGTTTGATATGATTATAGGCAAATATTATCCTAATGATGATAGAAATGAACAAATTTATTATAAAAATTATTATATCAATCCTTTAACACTTCCAATTTTTAATAATAAAGATATTCTAGAAATTACTAAAATTTTAGAAAAAGATGAAGCTGTTATTGAATATGTTGATGCACAAGAGTCAGATGTATCTTTAATAGCTATGTATCAAAATGATATTAATAATTTTCATACTCATCTAGAAATTCATCCATCAACAATAATTAGTGTTGTTACTGGAAATATTCCAATGTGCAATCATAATGCAGCTGCAAGAAATGTTTTCCATGCTGCACAAACAAAACAAGCAATCGGAATTTATGCAACTAATTTTAAAAAAAGATTTGATACTTTTGGATTTATTCAACATTATCCTCAAAAACCCATCATAAATACAAGACATTCACAATATACTGGAAGTGATTATATGGCAAATGGTGTTAATCTTATTGTTGCTATTATGACTTATACTGGATATAATCAAGAAGATAGTTTAATTATTAATAGAAATTCTATTAATCGCGGATTATTTCATTTATCTTATTATAAATCAATTACAGCAACTGCAAAAAAAGTATCTGATTATGAAAGAATAATATTTGGAAATCCTAATAATTTTTATAAAAGTGATGATATAAATAAAAAAAATAAAATAACTGTTCAAGGTATTAAACGCGCCAATTATGATTTATTAGATGAAAAAGGATTTGCTATAAAAGGATCATATATTCCAAGAGGTCAAAAAGCTGTTGTAATTGGAATGATATTAGAAAAAGAAACATTAAAAGAAATTAAGAATGGTCTTTTTATTGAACAAATAAAAGAAACTACTTATACTGATATCTCAATCACAAGTGATGATAGTCATTATGGTTATATTGATGATGTCTATTATGATAATAAAACAGGAATTGACTCTGATACTATGATATGTAAAGTTAAATTTTTAAAAATAAAAATACCTGAATTCGGTGATAAACATTCTTCTCGTCATGGTCAAAAAGGCGTTATTGGTATGATATTATCAGAAGAAAATATGCCTTTCACTAAGGATGGTATAAAACCAGATTTAATTGTAAATCCTCATGCTATTCCATCCCGTATGACAATTGGTCATTTGGTGGAATGTGTTTATGCTAAATTATGTTGCTTAGAAGGTTATTTAGGCGATGGAACAATTTATATAGATATTGATCATAAATCTATTTATGATAATTTAGAAAAAAATAATTATCATAAACATGGCAATGAGATTTTATATAATGGTCAAACAGGACGTCAAATTCATACTGAAATTTTTATTGGTCCAACCTATTATTTTAGATTAAAACATATGGTTGCTGAAAAGATTAATGCACGTGGTAAAGGACCAATGACACAATTAACTAGACAACCAACAGGAGGACGTAGAAAAGAAGGTGGATTACGTATTGGAGAAATGGAGAGAGATAGTTTAATAAGTCATGGAATAGCTGGATTTATTCAAGAAAGTATGATGGAACGTTCTGATAAATATAGATGGCAAGTTTGTAAAAAATGCGGTATTATTCCCAATTATTCTAAGAAAATTAATTCATGTATTTGTCCTTTATGTGAAGGAAATGAAAGTAGTATTATTGAAACACCATATTGCATGAAACTTCTAAATCAAGAAATGGAAGCAATGAATTTACAAATGCGATTTAATTGTGATTATACTGAATTACCTAATAATTCTTTGGAAATATTAGATGATGATCATTATTTTATAAATGATGAAAATGAGAAAACAAAAGAAAATATAATTATTAAACCGCTAAAAAATAAAAAAAAAGGTGGAGCAGGCAAAGGTGAAGGTGAAAACCCAGAAGAAGAAGGTGGAAAAGGAGTTGGAGAAGAATATGAGGAAGAAGAAGGTGAAGAAGAAGAAGGAGAAGAAGATGAAGATGAAGATGAAGGCGAAGAAGAAGAAGAAGATGAAGAAGGTGAAGAGGAAGAAGAAGGTGAAGGCGAAGAAGAAGAAGATGAAGAAGGTGAAGAGGAAGATGAAGGCGAAGAAGAAGATGAAGAAGATGAAGAAGGTGAAGATGAAGATGAAGGCGAAGAAGAAGAAGATGAAGAAGGTGAAGATGAAGATGAAGGCGAAGAAGAGGAAGTAGAAGTAGAAGACGTAGTAGAAGAAGTAGAAGGAGGGGGGACAATGATGACAAGAAATGGTGGAGAAGCAGATGAAAATATAAAAGTTATTAATATAGAAAAAGTACAAGATACAGATGAAATTAAAATAATTAATTTATAATTAAATGATAGAATAAAATGAATGATTTTTTATTAATATTTATGGGTATATTTATTTTATTATTAATTTTATTAATATTTATATTATTAGCATATGTATATCATACATATACAACTTATACAATTGATATAAATAAAAACTTAGAAACATCAGAAACAAATATTAATAATACATCAAATGCATTTAATAAATTACAAGATAATATTGTAAATGAACTCGCAAAAGTTAATAAAAATCAGGAAACTATTATTAAAACAGTTCCCGATAATTTAAATTCCTTAAATTCAAATTTATTAGATATATTTAATTTAAAAGATAATGAGAATAAAGCAATAACTGATATAACAAAAAGTAAAATTAATGTTGATTCAATAAATATTGTTAAACCTTTTACTTCTTATAAAAATATATCAGTTATAAGTGATAAAGATAATTATTTTACTATTTGTAATAGCAAATCTGGTATTAATAATGCATGTGTAAGAATGAATATTGATGATAGTGATATGTTTAATATATATACATGCAATATTACTAAAAATAATAATAATATTAAAGGTATTAATATTTATGATAGTAATAATAATGTTTTAGCAAGTTTTGATCAATTTAATAGAAAAATATTATTAGGATCTGGATCAGATTCAACCGCAGCAATAAAAATAATTGATAATGTTTATACTCCTGATGTTATAATATGCAAATATAAATGTTATCCTCATGCGGCATCTGCTCCAAAAATAACATTACAATTTGTATCAAACTTTCCTATCAAAAAGAATACATTTATTAATTTTCCAATAATTAATAATTTTACAATACCAACAGAACAACAACAAGGAGATCCATCATATATAAATAAAATCTTAAAATTTAAAGTTGTAGATGATAGCGGAATTTCAGCAAATACAATAACTATTAAAGAAATAAATATTACTTTAAGTAGTACTCCTGCAACATCAATGGATGAAGCAACAACAAATGGATATATAACTTTATCTTAATAGAATAATAGAATAATGAATATTGTATTGGTATTAATAATAATATTATTATTTATTATAGTAATATATACAGTAATTGATAAATATTCATCATTAATATCTTTATATGAGGAAGATAAAGATAAAGATAAAAATAAGGATAAAGATAATGAAATTTATAATGATATAATAAAAGATGATAATATATTTATTAAATATTCGTCAATAAAAAATAAATTGATTACAATTGATGATTATATTAATTTACATTATTTTATAAATGATATTAATGAATCAATATATATATCTGAAATTCAAACAAATGAAAAAAATAGTATAATAGAATTAATTACAAATGATATTCAAAAAACAAAATTAAAATATAATTTTAATAAATTAAAAAATATATTTGTAATTATAAAAAAAATAGAAGAAAATATTAAAATAATATTATTCTATGATGGATTATTATATAATTCTGCACATTTTGAATTTAAAGAAAATGATTATTCTGGTTATACATTAGTTTATAAACTTAATTTTAAAAATAAATTATTTAATCACTATCTTCAATAAATAAATTATTAGGTTTTTTATCAAGTTCATTTTTATATAATTTCCAATAATCAGCAATTTTTTTTAATGTCTTATTATTCCATTTATCTTTATCAAAATAAACTCGTTGAACATTAATAATTTCTAAATACCAATATACATATTTAACATCATCATTTATTTTTTTCATTTCATCGATATTATCATTATAATTTTGATTTGGTGTTGTATATATATATGAATGATCTTTTAATTCAGCAATAATTCCATGTTTATAATTATTATCTCCATTTTCATTTCCTTCTAGCTTTTTAATATTATGAATATAATCATTTATATCATTAAATGTCTTAAATTTACATTCAATATAATCACAAATATCTAATTCACATACAGCCATTTGCCCCTGCATTTGATAATAATATTTATCTGGTATGACCTTATCTTTAATTTCCCTAGAATATGGACATTTAATTTCAATCATAATACCTTCATCTGTAATACCATCAGGAGATGCCCCAAAATTATTTATATTATCATTAATTAATAATCCAAATTCATTAACTTTTGTAGAATTTATATGAGAATAAATATTAATAGCTGCTGGTTCAAACATACAACCCCATTTTAATGCAGGAATTGAATATGAATTAAATGATACATTTTTTAACTTTTTTTTAATTAAAGTAATTGGATGATAAACAGCATCATATAAATCACTAGCTGTTAATCTATTTTCACGTAATTTAAACCATTCATCTGTTCTTTGTTTAATAAAAGGACGTTCTTTTAAATTATTAAGGATTGCAACTCTGCTATTTGTATTCATTCGCTTTCTTTTTATATTGCGCCGAGTCCTTATATTTTTTTTCCGTCGCGGCATTTATTCTATATATAGTCTTTGATGTATCCATATCAAGTTTATCAGCATTTGTCATTTTTTTATTGTCTTTTTTTTTTGCAACAGCAATTGCAATAATCTCTTCCTTCTTTTCATCTAATATCTTATTAAAATTATGCATTAATTCTTCCATTATCTCTCTTAAAAATTATATATATATTCTAACTTATTATATTCTTAAAGTCAATTTTTATAATTGATAAAAAAAATGAATTATTATTATCATTAATAATAAAAGAATATGAGTTATATTAAAAGTGATTTATCAACAATTGGTGTTGATGAAGTAGGAAGAGGTACATTATTTGGAAATGTTGTTGCAGCTGCTGTTATAATGCCTGATGACTTAGATGATGAATTATTTCATCAAATTAAAGATTCAAAAAAATTATCATTTAAAAAAAGAACTATTTTAGCGTCTTATATTAAAGAAAAAGCTTTAACTTATAGTATTGGTATTGCAACACCAAAAGAAATTGATGAAATAAATATACTCCAATCAGCTATTAAAGCTATGCATAGAGCATTATTTATTGCATATAAAAAAAATAAATTTACATCAATAATTGTAGATGGTAATTATTTTAAACCTATAATTTCACCAGATGATGATGAAATTATTGAATATTCTTGCATAACTAAGGGTGATACTCAATATATAAATATTGCAGCAGCATCAATTATAGCAAAAGATTATCATGATAATGAAATTATTAAATTAGTGAATGATAATCCTGATTTAAATAAATATGATTTACTTAAAAATATGGGCTATGCGACATTAAAACATAGAAATGCTATAAAAACTCATGGAATTCATGAATTACATCGTAAAACATTTTCATCATGTGCAAATATTATTTAGTTTCCATATCATATTTCTAGCTATTTTCATTTATATATGTTTTTAATTTTTGAGTATTTTTATTTAAATTTTGATATTCAATAGCTGCTAATTTATAATCAATTTCTGCATTAATTTTATTTACTTCTTCATCATTTGTTGCTAATGTTGTTTCTACATATCTATATATTACAGAACTTATTTCAATAAATTTCATGTAAAGATAATTATAAACAGTTAATATTGTTTCACCAAAAATATCATAAAATATATATATAATATATAAAACTATAATTGCTATTATAATGTTTAAAAATAATGTTAATATATTTTTAAGCTTTGGTATATTAAATTGATCAAATTCATCTTCTATTGGAGTATTTTTGTCTTCAACTGGTTTTACAACTATTGGCTCGCATTCTTTAAATTTACTATTATATATATAACCATTTTTACATGTTTGCTTTTCTAACTTTTCAACTGAATAAAAATATTTATATTTATTATCATCTTTTAATAAAACATCTAATATTTCTTTTTTTTGTGTTTGTGATTTTATTAATGTATCATTATTATATGAAGTAAATAAATCATATAATTCAAAATCTTTATAACATTTATATTCATTATTAAAAATAGTATTATTTAAAGAAGGATTAGTATATAAGTCAGTAAAAATAGTGTTTAAATTTAAATAAGTTAAAAAAGTAATATATTTATCTTTATAAATATCAATACTCTTTTTAGTTTTTTCTATAATATTTATACTAAAATTTGTTTTACCATTATAACAAACATTAACTGCTTTATAAAATATATTTTTTAATCTATTTGATTTATTTTCATCAAACATATTATTGTTATTATTTAATTTATCAAATAAATTGCGATTAAATAAAGGTTTTAATGCAGCATTTCCATCAAAATAAGTAATTTCAGTTGAACTAAATAAATTATAAGCTTTTTTAAAGTTGGTTAGATCAGTATCATTAATAAGTACTGTATAATTTTTAATTGTATCAATATTATCGGAAGATAATGGAATAAATATATTTGCTAATAACCATGTATGAAATAAAATAGGTGGAATAAGTGCTCCACAATTATCTAATCCTTTAAAAGTATACATTTCAGTTTCATTTTCATTAAAATTTTTATGTTTATATGTTAATTCATTTATATTTTCATAATCTTGATCATTACTATATGAAAAATTATTTAAAATATTTTTATTAATAACAGCTTCAAATTTATTATAAATATTTTTATTAAAATCATTTTTAAGTAAATTATCTATATTTGGCAAATTTGAATTGATATGGGTAGTATAAATATAGTTTTCTTGATAAATATTAGTATCTACTTTATTTTCAATATTATAATCAATAATATTTTTATATAATATATATAAAGGATTTTTTTCTTTCAATTGTAAAATATCATCGGTTTCATTTTTAAATGCAACATTACCTATTAAATTAATTAATCCAATAGGAGAATATTCCAGTTTATTTGCAAAAATACCACCAGCATAATATTTCTTAGGAATACATTTAAATTCACCTTTTTCTGTTTTATATGGAATAAATCCTTTTTCACATGGTTCATAACATTTATAAACATCATTTTCAGCAAATTTTGTATTATCTTTATTATAAGTATTACCTAAATAATAGTCAGGAGTAATAATCCAATCATACCATCTATTTTCACAATATGCTATATTAACATTACTAAAATAAGGACAATATGCTGTTTTTGATTTATTTTTACTTTTTAAATCAAGAGTTATAATTGTTTTATCAGCATTTAATTTTAATTTATCATCTAACACTATATTTTTAACTATCTCACATGTTTTATAATCACTACTCGTTGTAAACCATGGGTTATTTGTTTGAATTGTACAATTTTGATATATATTATTTGTAATATTATCTTTTATAAATAAATTATTTTTATTATCATCTATATCATCTATATTATCTAAATCTTTATTTAATTTAGCTGTTATTGCGGGACTAGTTTTAGCTGTTTCTGAAAATGGGGTATTATAAGTATCAGGTTTTAATTCATTTTTGTAATTATCATCACTAATAAAACTAGATAATTTTTTTAAACTATCAAAAGTTGCTTTTTTAATATCAGTGTTTTTATTATTATCTGAACAACTCATTTATTATTCTAATTTTATTATTATTTAATAAATTCATCATAACTTATTATAGGTATATTTAAACTTTTTGCAGTTTTAACTTTAACTGTATTATCATTATAATCTTTAACAATTAATAAAGTTATATTTTTATTGACAATATTAGATATTTTACCACCACTAGAAACAATAATTTCCTCTAATTTTTTGTCTCTAATTCCAGTGAATACATATGTATTATTTTTATATTTGTTATTTATTACTTTTTCCTTTTTATCTTTATTATCGTCATTATTATTATCATTATCAATATTTAAAGAATTATAAAAATTGAGAAAAGTTTTTAAATTGGATATAATTAATGTTGCTGATACTTCACCCAATCCATTAATTTTTTTTAAATCATTAACTGTTAATTTCATTGTTTTTTCTTGATCAGTACAAATAAAGGGATAAACTTGAAATATAAGATTTAATTTTTTTTCACCTAAGCCACGTCCAATAAGATTAGATGCATGCATAATATCTAGACATTTCTTAGTTTTAATAGATTTTAATGCGTCTAGTAAATTATTAGCACTTTTATCTTTAATACCATCAATATTTAAAAGTTCATCTTTTGAAATATTAATAATTTTATGTAATGTATCAAATGAATTATCATATAATTTTGTGATAATACCTTCACCAATTCCTTTTATATTTAAAGTTTTCATAAAATAACTATAACTCTTGATATCTTGTTCTCTATTTTTATTCAAAGTTTCTAATATTATATCTTTACCTTTCCAAATATAAGGAACTGAGGGTAATAATGGTTTACCATTTGTTGATGGTTTTATAATATTTTTGATATAAGGGATTACATCACCTGAGCGGATGATAGTTATTTTAGAACCGACACCAATAATATTTTTGACAATATAATCAGCATTAAATCCAGTAGCTTGTTTAATTTTAACACCATTTAATTTTATTTCATTAAATTTAACAATTGGTTTAATATATTTATCTTTACTAACATTCCATTCAATATCAGTAACTATAACATCAATTTCTTCTTGCATTTTTAAGGATTTAAAGGCAAATGAATATTTAGGATTTTCACCTGATTTAATTTTATAAATATCATTATGAGTAACAACTAATCCATCAATCTCATAATTACTTGTTTCTTTCCAATTTTTAAATAAATCATATAAATTTGATAAATCTGATGTTTTAATATATCTAACAACATTAAATTTTAAACTTGATGCATATTCTAATGCTTTTTGAATAGTAGTTCTTGGACTTAAAACATCATAAGCAATAAATTCAATATATTTAGCAATATTTGTATCAATTACTTTTGAATTAATAGTACCTGCAACAACATTACGAGCATTTGCACCTTTATCTGAAATTTTAGCCCAATTAGCTTTACTTATAATTAATTCACCTCTAATTGCTATTTTTAGTTTAGTATTAAAATCTGGAATACCTTTAATAATATCTTTAATTTGAGTTATATCTTGCCCATAAATTCCATTACCTCTTGTATATATTTTTATTATATTATTATTAATAATAATCATACATGAAATACCATCTAATTTTTCACTAATTATATAAGATAAAGGATCATTATATTTTTTCAGCCATTTTTGTAAAGTTTTAGCATCATCCTTAATTTTATCCTGAGAACCTAAATAAAATGGTAATTTAACTTTATTATCAATGGCAATTTCTGCACCTACTCTTTTAAAATAATCATTTTTCTTATCAATATCTCTTAAATATTCTTTAATTTCATCATATTCATCATCAGTAAAAATAGGTTCACCTAAATTATAATATTGAATATCTGATTTAATTAATAAATCAATAATTTCATGTATAGATAAGGATTTATAATCAATCATTAATTAACTTTCTATATATTATAAATCACTTTTTATTTATGTATAAAAATAAAAAATGAATATAAATTTATATACATAAATTAATTAAATATGATTAATATCAAAGAATTAATTACAGAAAATGCAAATATTATTGAATTTTATTTAATTCAAAAACCAATAGAAACAGAAAAAACTAAAATTAATATTTTTATAAATGATGAATTTATTAGAAAAATAAAAAATAATTTTAAACAAACAAAACAATGTGATATTGCCTATTATTGCAGAAATAATTGTAATTATGTTTATGATTTATCTAATGATAGTCAATATGTTTATACGAGACGTTTAGAAAATACATTAATAAATAATAATAGTAAAATAAGTTATTATATCTTAGTTTTTAATGAAATAAAATTACCAACACATACATTTGCATGTACAAATGATATAGATCAAAAATATATTATGAATGTAATTGAATATAAAATAAATAATAGAATAACATTAATAATTAAAAATAATAATTGTTTCATTAATTATAAACATAATAAAGATGTAGATATTGATAAAATTCAGGAAACTATTAATAATCTAATAAGTAAAATTAATTCATTATAAATTAATTGTTGCAGTTATTTTTCCAACTGGTTTATCTAAAAATAACATTTTATTTTCCAATAAATAATTAATTAATTCATAATCTGTTTTAAAATTATTAATAATATCATATAAATTCATTAAATATGGTTTGAATATATTTATTGTATTATAATAATCAATTAATGCTCCTATAAACATTAAATAATCATTCATATAATCATTATTTGCAAATAAAGTTATATTTTTACCATATCCAAAATCCCAGATTACCCAATTTAATCCAATATTTTCAATATAAAAAACAAAATTTTTATATTTATATTCAAAACAAGAATTATTTTTTTTAATAATATGATATAAAAAATTATTTAAATGTGGATCATAATGATTAATTTTAATTAAATGACATGATAATATAGAAATAAAACATTGAGATAATATATTAGTTAATTGTTCAAATGTTATACTATTATTAGATAAATATGAACCTAAATCACCATCAGCTAATTCTACAAAAGTAGAATAATATTTATTTATATTTTTATTTTCTTTTTCATCATTTAATAAATTTATAGGTAATTTAGAATTTAAAATATATTTATCAAAAAAATCACATTCTAAATTATTATACATTAATGGAAGATGAATATTATGAGTTTTTATTGCATGATTAGTTATAATTTTTAATAATTCTAATTCTTTATAAGTATCATTAGTTAATAATTGAATTTTTGTTGCAAATTTATATTTATTTTTATTATTTTTTATTTCAGATAAAAAGACACTTCCATAAGATGAATCAGATCCAATTCTTTTAATTAAAAATATGATATTATTTAATGAATATGAACCAATAGTGAGAGGATATAAACATTTATTTTCTGCATTTTTTATTTTTTTTTCAATTATTTCATTTATAATTTTAAATTTTTTATATTTATCTAATACATTAGATATTATTTTATTGCTCATTTTATATCTATAAAATAATATATAAATAAAAAATGACATTATATTATAACTAAAATATAAACTATGATAAATAATTTCACATATTTTCTCTATAATAATGATTTAAAAGATTATTTAAATTGCTATTCATCATTTATTATGACGCGAAAAGATTTAAAAAATAATATTTTAAATCATAGAATGAATTTATTGATTAATTGTTATATTAATCAGGAAAAACAAAAAAAATATAAATTAATTGAATATTATATCCGATCTTATAAAGATAATTATTTATTACCTCAACCAATAGTTGAGATTAGAGATATGGAAGAAAATCCAGAAACACGAGATGAGGATATTGAAGATCATTATAAATATATGTTTATTAATCCAAAGCCAAAACCACAAATTGATTATGATGAATTAGATAGAATTTATGAATTAAAAATTAAAATGGAAGAAGAAGAAAAACAAAGAGACAAAGAGATATTATTAGAAAATGATTATTATGATGATAATATTGATGATTATGAATATTATAATTCAGATGAAAATGATAATGATGATAATGATTATGAATTTATGGATGAATATCTTTAAATCTTATGTTTCTTATTTGGATTATTATGATTTCTAACAAATTTTTTAGGAGGTTCTAATGTTTCATTAATATTAGTATGTTTATTAAACCATTCTTGACCTATTATAACAGATGCTTTATCTGATGTTAATTCATCATTTATTATTTTTGTTCTCATTGATAAGAAATAATTAAGATATTCCCAATTAAAAGGTTCATTAGTTCTTGAAGCAATTTCAAATAAAATAGGATAACGTTCAACAAAAAATTCATAATCTTTTTTTAATTGTTCAGTAATATCTACTTTTAAATCTTTTTCTATTCTTTCTCTTATTTCTTGAATAGTTTTAATAATTGCTTCATTTTCTAATCCATCTTTTTCAAAATCTTTCTTTTGTCTTTCCATTTTATTTATCCTTTATATTTTATTTCTTTATATAAAATATAGAAAAATGAACGAATTACCAAATAATTTTAATGTTGCTGCTAATTTTCCAAAAAAGCAATTACATAATAATTATAATATTGGTAGAGTTGAACCTGACGCATTAGAATATTCAAAATTCTTTTATGCTAAAAATCATATTCCTGGAATTCAAAATCGTCCTGGTAATAATAGTTATTCAACTGTTGATATTTATAAAAAATACTTAGATAATTATAACCTTCAATGTTATAATTAACTGAAAAATAAAAAGATAGGAGTGCAGGGAGTTGAACCCTGGTCTCTGCTTCATAAGAGCAGTGCTCTAACCGTTGAACTACACTCCCATATTTTATTAATAATAAATTATCCTTATATCTATTTTAATTTAATATGAAAGAAAAATATTAGTAATATAAATAAAATAACTAATGTAATAAAAAAATATTTATAATTCATATTATTTCTATTAGAAAAATCTTCAATAATATTAGATTTTGGCGCAGGCGTACATTTAACAACTTCACATGCTATATCTAAATTTATTTCACCTGCTGGAAATAATTCAGCAATATCTTTCTGATATAATATTACTGATTCAGATCCTCCCATTTATTTTTATTTCTTTTTAATCTAATATTAGATTAATATTATCCTTAATTTCTAAAATATGTGCATTATTTGATAATTCTTTATGTGTTTTAATTATACCTATATCATTTGTTAATGGATCATAATCCTTTGCTTTTTCTATATAATTAATATATTTATTCAATAATAAATTAAATTTCTTAACATAATCCTTATAATTAATTTTAATATCTAATTTAAATTCTGGGTTTTCTGCTTTAAATTTCTTATAAAGTTTTATCAATAAATCATCCAATAATTTATCTTTTGTTATTTCTTTAATCCCTTCCTTATTTTCCTCTGTATAAATATTTTTACCTTCCAATATTATTTTAATTGAATATGTTATTGCCTCTTTAATTTTACTATTTACTATTTTAATTTCTCCTGTCATTTCTGATTTCTTTCCAATAACTTCTGATTTCTTTGCAATAACTTCTGATTTCTTTGCAATAACTTCTGATTTCTTAGCAGAAGCACGAGATTTTTTAGGTTCTTTTGGTTCTTTAAGTTTATTTATATATTCATCAAATAATAATTCTTGAACTTTAACCAATTTTAAATTATCTAAGCGTCTTTTACGTTTAATTGGATCTTGATATAAAGGTTTTAATTTTAATTCATCGTCTATTTTTTCCCAATAATCATGACTTTCTTTATAATCATCTAATTCTGTTAAACATAATGCATATAATTGCAATACAGGTTTCATAATTTGATTTGTAATATAATGAAGATAATCAGGTTCTAAACCATTATCTTTTATAAATTCAGGTGTTTCTATTTTATCACCCTGTAATTTTGCACCAGGATTTTTAATATAAACATATGCTATTCTATCATTACATGCAGGTTTATTACCTGCATCTCTAATTCCAATTCTATCTGCTAATACTTTATGTGCTATTTTTGTAGGATCTTTATAAGCAGATTTTAATGTTTTTGATAATATTAAATCTTTAATATCTGCCTTACCATTTACTAAATCTGTTAATTCTTCGCGTAAAAATCTTATTGATTTATCTAAGTCTTGACTATTTAAGATAATATCAATAATGCCACCATATATTTTTTTCACTATATTTGCATTATCACGTCGTTTTAATACAATACCCATTGATTTTTGTTTAAATTTATTTACATCAGTTTCATATAAATTACCAACATAACGTTTTTTACTGAATAATATAAATGGATACAAACATTTTTCATAATTCAATTTTTGAGGCGATGGCATAATACTCGCAATATTCTTTTCAACATCTTTACCAATCTTAATTGCAACTGGTAAAGAATTTTTACCAAATATTAATTCACCTTCTGTATCTTTTAATGGAAATTTACAGAAAATTGAATCAGTATTTTTTAAAATCAAATTACCAATACCACCATGAAATACTCCAAATTCTGTCTCAATATCATAAACATAACCATTATAAGTATCATATAATATTTCTATTTTTTGAATATTATTATTAATATAATCATTAATTTTTGTATAATTAATTTTATAAATATTATTATAATAATCAATTGAAATATAATAATTTAATGATTGAAGCAGAATAATATATTTCTGAGCTTCTAATTGATCATTAGTCTCAATATAATTTTTATCATCTTCATTTTCATTATCATTATCATCAAAATCATAATTTATATCAATTTCATCAATATTTAAATTTGAAATATCAGGCATAGAATGTAATAATTTTTGTCCAATTTTACATTCAGATGGTTTAATTATTATTCTATTATTATCTAATAAAGAATGATCTTCTGTTACATCAACTATACCATGTTTTGTAATAATTCTATAAATCTTTTTAATGGTTTTATGTCTAATTAAACGTTTAATTTTAGCCCATCCCATATCTGTCCATACATACATTTCATTTGGTAAATATTGTTCTTTATAAAATCTATCATTATCATTTGATTTAAATTCTCTATAATTAATCCAATTACCTTCAATATTTTCAAATGTATTTACATAAATATTATTATCTATTTTATAAGTTAATGGAGTATATGGCATTACACTATCACCATAAATAACATCAGCATTATAATTTGTCTCAACATATTCTTTTGCTAACATAATCATTTCTCTCCCAGTTGCTGTTGTACATGCTGCAATTTCTTTCAAATAAATTGGTGAAGTTCTTGCACCAATTTGACCATATAACGAATTTGCAGTAACCTTATAAGCTGCTTGCAATGCATCAAATACATCTTTTTCAAATTTATTATAAGTATCTTTAATATTTGCAATATCTATTTTTTTAATTTTATATTTAACTTTATCAGGTGTTGTAATATTAACTTCATTCTCATTATTTTCATGAATAATTCCAATAATTTCACTTCCATCTTTCTTAATAATAGTTGAATGTTCTATCTTATTTTTAGTATTTTTGCGCTCTTCTAATAATAATGATAAGATATCAGGAATAATTCCTTTTCTTCCATCCTTATATTTGGCAAATGTACATTCCTTTATTCCAACTTTATGTTTTTTATCTCCCAAACCTTCATATAAATCATAATTAACTTTAATAAATTCAACATTAGGATCATCTATTGATAAATATTTATCATTTAATACATAAGTATCATGTGATAAATTTCTTGATATCATTGATGATGGATATAAAGAACCATAATCAAATACAACAATAGGTTCATCTAAATAAATGCCTTCTTTTGGTTCGAGAACAATTGCACCTTCATAACCATCAATATCAATATCATTTATAACATATTTTTTTACAGGAATTACGAAATTGCGTTTCATACATTCATTTGTAATTAAAGAATAGATCTTAATACCTTGTCCGCGTTTAAATAGATAATTTAAAGGTACTAAACATACATTACCCATTCCACTATTATTTTCAATAATTTTCAATTTATGTAATAATTTATTAACTAATAGACAATCTTGAATACAATATTTAGCAATTACACATCTATCACATGAATTTCCCTTAAATTTTTCAAATATTTCTTTTGGTTTCAAATCATCTTTCTTAGAACCAATGAAAATTGATGCTACATTATCTAATTTATAACTATCTAATTTATGATCTCTTTGCATAACTTTAAATAAATCAATTGTAACAATTCCATCCATATCAAATAATTTTAATGTATTATCCCCTAAGGCAGATGATGATAATTTTTGTTCAATTAATGTAATTTCTCTTGAAACTGTTCTACCAAAACCACTTGCAAATTGTTTAATAATATTTTCTTCTTTTGCTCTATTCCAAATATATTCCATATCAAAACCCCAAATATTATATCCAATTATTATATCAGGATTAATATTCATCATTTCATTTTTCCATTTTAATAATAATTCTTTTTCTGTTTTACATGAAATAACAGTTGAACCTTCTATATCATCACATGTATCTAATGATACTATACTTTTATAAATAATATCATCACAACCATAAATATGTACAGTTGTACCAATTTGAATAATTTTATCACCTTCTAATTCAGGTAAAATATCACATAATTTTTTATTTAAAGCTTCTTCAATTTCATTGGCTTCTTTAACAGTAATATTATTTTTCTTTTCAGGTTCTTCATCATCTTCTATTTCATCATCGTCATCATCATTAACAATTGCTAATGTTTTAACTTTATTTAAAATAAATCTGATATCATCTTCATGTTCTTGTAATTTTACTTTATGTTCCGACTTTAATTTTGTTTTTGAATATAATCTATTAATCATATAACTATTATTAATAATGACATCTTCTGAAAAAGCTTTGATAATATTAGAGATCAAATTTTTATCATCTAAGTTAGCCTTAGAAATCATACATAAATCTTGCGCTAATTTTTTATAATTTTTAATAGCAATTGGGAAATCACCATGAGAACTTGAACATTCAATATCAAATGATGCAATTACAAATGGTGCAATATTATTATTTTCAATTGGAATAATATCATCCCAATTTGCTGTAATATTATAATCACATCGCGTATCAGGAGCATTTTCTAATGTATAATTTCTAACATTAATCCAACCACATGGTTTAATTTTTTGAATATGAATAAATTTTAAAAATGGTTCAATATTACTTTCATATAAAGTAAAACCTTCTTTTAAATCTTGAAAATAATATTTAAGGGAATTAAATAATCCTAATGATTTAACTACTATTTTAATATATCTAAATTCTTTATTATTTGTAAAACCCCAGAAATCTTTCTTGTGTTCAATTTCAATTTTACATAAATGATCTTCATAAAATCTTGAAATAATCTTTTTTCTAGTAGTTTTATTTTTAAATTTACATTCATAATAATTATCTAATAAATTTATTTGCAATTGTTGAACTTTTAATTTAAATTCTTCATTATTTAAATCTTCCCAACTTTCAGGAGGTTTTAAATAAAAGAATGGTTTAAATCCAATAACATTCGTACATATACTAATGCCTTCTTTATTTTTACCATAAATATTAATTGAATATTCGCGTGCTTTTTCAGATGATGAAAAATCAAACTGAATTTTATCATTTTCAGGTATAAACCAATCAGTAATTTGATATGTAATATCTTTATCAGTTGTTTGCAAATCTTCAATTAATAAACTATTCATTGATTAATATTAATGAGTTTATTTTTATATTAATAATTTCATTTTTTATTAGGTTATTTATAGAATGGAATTAAATAATATAAGCTTTACAATTTTGATTTTATCAATAATTTTTATTTATCTACTTTATCAATATCATTATTATAGTAATATTGAAACTGTAATCTCTAAAATTGATAATCGCAATTATGATGTTCAAATTAAAGATGATTCCATAGAAGCCGCTGATTTAATTGCAAAAGTGCGTGAAAAATTAGTATTATTAGTTAATCATATGCATAAATCTTTTCCATCTAATCCAAAAGTTATGAGATTAAAAAAAAATTTTAATCCTGATGTTTTAAAAGAAGGAATTGATAATCCAAGTTATACTAGTTATACTGTGAATAAAGGAGAAGAAATAATATTATGTCTCAGAACTGATGGTAAATTAGTTGATATTAATATTCTTACTTTTGTTTGTATTCATGAATTAAGTCATATAGGAAATGAAACAATTGGACATGATGATGCATTTTGGGAATTTTTCAAAGAATTATTAATTGAAGCTATTAATATAGGTGTTTATATCAAATATGATTATAAAAAATCACCTGTTAAATATTGTGGAATGATGATTACTGATAGTCCATTAGATTAATAATATATAAAAATAAATTGAATATAAATAAATAAAAAAGAAATGGCTGCTTATTTTGATGCAAATGAAAAACCATCCATCAAAGTTTATAAATCTGATAAAGATGCTATTATCCCGTCAAAAGCTTTTGAAGAAGATGCTGGTTATGATTTAACTATTATTAAAAAACTAAAAGATTTTAATTCAAAAACAAGTTTATATGATACTGGTATTAAAATTGAAGTAGATGAAGGCTATTATACAGAGATTGTTCCAAGAAGTTCAATCAGTAAATTTGGTTATATTTTAGCTAATAATGTTGGAATTATTGATAATCATTATAGAGGTAATTTAATGATTGCATTAACAAAAATTGCAGATGATGCACCTGAAATTGAATTACCATTTAAATGTTGTCAATTAATAGTTAGAAAACAAATTTTTTCTAATTTATATGAAATTACTGATGATAATCTTTCATCAACTGTAAGAAATGATGGTGGATTTGGATCAACATCATAATTATTTATAATAAATTTTTTTTGCATTATTGATATTTTTTTTGAATTCAATAATTTTTTCTTTATAATAATGTTGAAATAAAATGTCAGAATGTTCAGGATTTGATTTATTTTTTTTTAATTCATATGTTTTAATATGAATGTCATACATTAAAATATCAATATATTGATTTAAAACATTTTCATATTCTTTATTATTCATTTATTTTAAAATTATTTATATTAAAATAATAATCATTTTTTAATTATAGATGAATAATAACTTTATTGCACTAACAAATAATGATGTAATAATTTATAATGATGTACAGACAAAAGTTTATAAAAATTTTATAATGTTTCACAAAAATTATGGAACTAAATATGATAAATTAATTAAAAATAATTCCTTAAATCAAAATGAAGTATATAAACTATCACAAGATTATTGTAAGGATTTTAAATATAATATATGTTTATGCGATCGCTCATCTTATAAAAAATCTTTAACAACTGAAAATTATAATGAAATATATAAATGTATAAATAATAAAAGAATTTTATATAATATTAATAATTTTAATTTTATAAATCCTATAAATTTAATTAATAATAATGAAAAAATATATCCAATTGATATATTTACTTTTTATCGCCAAGAATATATACAATATATTATTAATGAAGAATTTATAAAATATAAAAATAAAAAATTAAAAATTAAAATTGCTAATAATTTTAGATTATCCTCATTATTTATGAAATTTTATAAATCAGTAAACATTATTAATAATACTATTGAAAATACAAATAATATTAATAATACTATTAATAATACAATTGAAATCATTGAAACTATTGAAAATACAATTAATATTAATGAGATCAATAATACCATTGAAAATACTAATGAGATCAATAATATTAATAATAATAATAATACTATTAATGATATTAATAATATTAATAAGATCAATAATACTATTGAAAATACAAATAATATTAATGAAAATAAAAAAATAATAAATTATTACTATCCTATTATTTTATCATTAATTAGATAATTATTTTTTAATATAAATATTTATATTTTTATTATTTAATAGATAATATTTTATGAGGCAAAGTGCTAGAATTAAATTAGGTGGTGGTGGTCTTAATATTTTAACAAAAGATACCATTCTGCGAGGTATGGGTGATTTTATAACTGATATTGATTATGATAATATAGTAAATAATAGATTAATATTTGAAGAAAATGATTTTATAATTGAAAAAACTAGTAAAGATATTAATGATTATACATTTAGTAATATTAGTATTAATAAATTTTTATATTATCGCAAAAATGAAATTGATAATAAATTTCAAAATATATTAATACCTAATTTAGGCATTAATATAAATAATAATAATAATATATCTGTGAATTTTTCAGCAGGTGGTTGGACAAGTAATTATATATCTAACTCAATTTATACTTTATCTCAAAAATTAGGAATTGGAACATCTGAACCATTAGCATCTTTACATATTAAAAATACAAATCCAACATTAATAATAGCAAATAATAATTATTCTTTTAGATTTGGTTATGATGATAATATATTTACATTAGGTGGCAATACTGATAAAAAACAATTAAATATTCATAATAGTGCAAGTAATAATTCATTATATATTGATAGTAATAGTATAACCAATGTATCAAATTTAAAAGTTATTGGCACAACATTATTATCATCTAATATTAATGTTAATGGAATATCATTATCAAATTGGTTAATTGATCAACAACAATTTGCAACAAGAAGTTTTGTAACTAGTAATAATAACTTATTACCAACAACTATATTAGAGGGAATAGGATCTAATATTACATTATTAGATTATAAAAATATAACAATTAATCAATTAAATTTTTTATCACCATTGTCTTATAATTATGATAAAAATACTGTTAACATAGATTTATCAAAAACAGGATGGACAAGTAATTCAGATATTATTTATTCAACATTTAAAACAAAAATAGGAATTGGAACATCAGATCCATTAGGTACATTACATATAGGATCCAGATCTTATAGTTCATCTGATACTAATAATAATAATAATGACGGAACATTAATTATATCAAAAATAATATCTAATACTGATAATGCAACAAATTTTAAGTTTGGTTATGATAATGATTTAAATTTTATATTAGGTGATTATAGTATATTACCAAATGGAACACTAAAATGGACAAAACAAATCTATATTAATCAATCAGCACCAGATGAATCATTAAATATTACAAATACAGGTGATATTAATATTGCAAACTCCTTAAATATAAATTCAAATTTATTTATTAAAAATGGAAATTTAACTCTTAGTAAAAATAGAGCAAGTTATAATTTAAATATTGATACTAATAATAATTTTGCAATTGCTAATAATATTTTTATAAATAATACATCAATTGGTATTGGAACAATACCTAATGATACTTTTAAATTATCAATAAATGGTAATATTAGATTTTTATCTGATTTATATGGTACTAATATTTTTGCAAGTAATGTTAGTTTATCAAATTTAAATGTGTTATCAAATATTACTACAAGTAATATTAATACAAGTAATATTAATACAAGAACATTATTATCAAGTAATATTAATAATATTAATTTAATTAGAAGTCAAAATATTAATGCATCTATTATTGTATCATCTAATAATTTAATTGCATCTTTAATTAATGTCAATAATATTACATGTTCTAATAATATTACATGTTCTAATAATGTCAATATTGTAAGAACATTAGGTGCAAATTCAATTAATGCTAATAATGCTACATTTAATAATAATTTAATATCAAGAAATATAACTGCAACTAATGATTTAATTGCTTCATCTAATTTATATACTACATATTTAATATCGTCAAATATTAATGCTGATAATATTTATTCAATATATATAAATTCACAAGATATTAATATTAAAAACGCAATTTTATGTAAAGAAATTAATTCAGATAATATTAATAATAAAAATATAATAACAACTAATTATATATTTTCATCAAATATTGAAGTATATAATAATATAATTACTTCAAATATTAATGCAACTAATATTAATGTTAATGATACTATAAATGCAAATGGTATCAATACATCATATATTATAAATAATAATAACATAACCACAAATGATTTATATGCTAAAAGATCAATTATTTCAGATAGTTTTATTACTGCAAATATATTTAATGCAAATAATAATATAATTTCACCTAAAATAGGAATAAATACAGATAATCCATCAGCTGAATTACATATTTTTAATAATAAATCATTTACAAATACATCTATTATTATTTCTGGTATTATTAATAGTTTTAAGATTGGTTATACATCTACTAATAATTTTTCATTAGGATCTTATAATATTTTAAATAATAGATGGACTAATCAAATATTAATTGATAATAATGCACCTACAAATAGTTTAATAATAAATAATTCAGGAAATATTTCTATGGGTAATGTGGCAAATATATCACAAGATATATATAAATTAAATATTGATGGTAATTTAAATGCTAATGAAATTTATGAAAAAGGCATTAAAATACCTGATATTAGCACTATTAATACTAATATTGATACTAAATTAGCTCCATATTTAACAATTCAAAAAGCTGATAATATTTTTCCAACAAAATATTCAGTAGAAAAAGATATTAATACAAATATATCTTATATTGAAGATTTATTTATAGATTTATTATCTATTGATTCAAATATTTATACAAGTGAAAAAAGATATCCAAATAATATTATTAATGATACTGGATTAAATACTGCTATTATTAATAAATTAGAATATTTTGAAAATAACAATATTTATGGTTTTAATGAAAAATTTAGAGAAACAATTATTAATAAAGATTATTCAGAAACATTATTATCATATGATATTTATTATTCAAGTGCTTTAATACCTACTATTAATTATATAATTAATAAAAAATCACTTTTTTCATATAATTATGAAAATATTACACAATCAATATCATGGGGTCAAAACAACTATAATGTATATTATAATGCAACAGAAGAAAATACTATTAACTTAAACCGAAGTAAAATAATAAACACACAATCAGTAAATAATCGTTATTATGGAGATTTTATAATTATAAAATTTGATTTTCAACTTATAATTAGCAAATTTAGGTTTTATGCTTTAAATTCACCTCAAAATTATAAGATATCCCATGCACCATCTTTATGGCAATGTTATGGTTCAAATGATGGAGAAACTTGGACATTAATATCTAATGCATCAAATGATAATTATAATAATGCATTAGATAATGAGGATTATATTGATACTTATAATGGTTATGCATATTATGAACATAAAATAAATATTTTATCATCATATTCATATTTTGGATTTATTGTTAATAAAATTATAAATACTGTTATTGATGTAAATAATTATAGATATAGTGATACTAAAACACCAAAAGCACTTGAATTATTTAAACTTGAAATATATGGGAAAAAAAAATTAAATCCTTTATATGTTTCATCAAATGTTTTAAATCAAAATTTAATTAATTATGCAACTGTTGATTATGTTTCTACAAATATTCAAACTAAATTAGAATTTATATCACCTCTTATTTTAACTGGAAATACATTATCAATAAATCCTGATTTATTAATAACTTCTAGTTTATCTGATTCAGATTTAGCAAATAATTTAAAAGATCATATTATTAATTATATAAATGCAAAAGTTGATATTTGGAATAAACAGGAAAATAATATTATTTATACAAATGGCACTGTTGGTATTGGAATAACAATTCCTAATCCAAATTTAGATCCAAAATTAAAATTAAATGTTAATGGCAATATTATTGCATCAAATATTAGTCTTATTGGTAATGTAAATACAATTGGTGATATTACTGTAAATAATAATATTAATGCTGCAAATATTACAGCAACTAATAAATTTTATGGAGATGGTTCATCTATTTATAATATAAATTATAATAATATTAATTCAAATAAACCAAATTTAGCAAATCTTAATAATTGGAATATATTTATCAATAATAATATTTCAAATTGTTATAATAATTTAAATGGTAATATTGGAATAGGATTTGTAACAGCAACTAATATTACTAGTAAATTATCAGTTAATGGTAATATTAATGCTACTGGAATTATTAATGCATCTGATAAATTACAAGAAAATGGTATTAATTTAATTGATAAATATTTAAGTATGTCATATGCTAATGATAATTTTTTTAAAATTAGTGGAGGAATAATATCAGGATCTATTGGTATTGGCACAAATATTTCTAGTGATTATAAAATAAATATTAATGGTTCTATAAATTCTACAAGTTTATTTGAAAATGGAATAATGTTAGCAAATACATATTTATCTATATTAGATGCTAGAAATGAATATATTACATATAGAAATGGAGGTATAATTAATAATAATTTAGCAATTTCAAAATCTGTTTCAATTGGATCTACAACGATTAATTCTGATTTTATTTTAAATGTTAATGGATCTATATATTCATCCAATAATATTAGTTGTTCTAATAATTTTATAGAAAATGGTTCTAATTTAATTGATAAATATTTAACTATTATTAATGCAAATAATAATTTTCTTAAATTATCAGGAGGAATTATTACTGGTTCTATTGGTATTGGTACTACAATTTCACCTAATTATAATGTTGATATTAATGGTTCTTTAAATGCTACTAATATATATATAAATGGATCTATTATTAATTTAGCACCTTTAATAACATCAAATTATTTAGATACATATATTCAAAATTATCCTACTTTAACTCATTTAGCAAATAATTATATTTCATTAACTAATTTTAATAATAAATTTTTATCATATTCGCAAACTGGACAAGATCCTAATTATTTAAAATTATCAGGTGGTGGTATTATTATTAATGATACAACTTTTTCAAATAATTTATTTTCTTCTAATTTAATAACTTCTAATTTATCTGTTCATTCTAATATTAATACTAATAATTTATTTGTTCATTCCAATATTATTACTAATAATATTAATACTTCTAATTTATTTGTTCATTCCAATATTACTACTAATAATTTAAATACTTCTAATTTATTTGTTCATTCTAATATTTATACTAATAATATTAATACTTCTAATTTAAATACTTCTAATTTATTTGTTCATTCCAATATTACTACCAATAATTTAAATACTTCTAATTTATTTGTTCATTCTAATATTAATACAAATAATATTAATACTTCTAATTTATTTGTTCATTCTAATATTACTACTAATAATATTAATACTTCTAATTTATTTGTTCATTCTAATATTAATACTAATAATTTATTAGCTTCTAATTTATTTGTTCATTCTAATATTAATACAAATAATATTAATACATCTAATTTATTTGTTCATTCTAATATTGATACTAATAATATAAATACTTCAAATATATTTGTTCATTCTAATATTGATACTAATAATATAATAAGTTCAAATATTAATAATAGCAATCTTATAACAACTTTTTCAATTTATTCAAAAAATAATATTGGTATTGGAACAATTCCATCTGAATTATATAAATTAAATGTTAATGGTTCAATTTACTCATCAAATGATATTAATTGTCAAGGAAATATAATTGAAGGTGGAATAAATTTAATTGATAAATATTTATTAATTACTGATGCTGCTACTATTATTAATACTGATGTATTAAGAAATGAAATATCAAGTAATCAACCAAATGTTCAAAAAAAGATAGGATTTATATGTAAATGTAGTAAAGAAATTATATTAAATAATGATACATATTATAAACATGATATTAATTTATCATTATATATTAAAACAAAAAATACACCTGATAATAATACTTATAAAATTTTTGGAATTAAATGTTTTTCATCAGATGGAATTTATAATACAATGATTAAAAATAAACCACCCAATATTTTACAATATGATATATATTCAAGTTATGATATCATAACTCAAAATATTAATATTTGTGCTATTGGATTTCCAAGTAATTATTATTTAAATAAAATAACAGCAGGTGATATTTTTTTATTAAAAACATCAAATTATAATTATATATCAATTTTATCAAAAATTAAAGATTTATATATAAGTTGTATTATATCAGATTTTTTATTTTAATAATTATAAGAGACTTATGAATTTTTTAGAAGATAGTTCATGGCAGGATGACCCAACTGTTATAGTATCTGATATAACTACTACTGGTAGTTATGCATTATCAGTTAATGGAGGGTTTAATGCTACATCTTTAAGTATAAATGGTACTGATATTAATGATGTTTTTACAAAAGCATTAACTGATGGTTATAGTAATATTAAAAGTGATTATTTAATTGTTCATTCTAATATTACAACCAGTAATATTTTAATTAAAAATAGTTTAACTCAAATAGGCAATGAAGATATAAATTTTAAAGGTAATTTAATCACAAGTGGTAATATTACTATTGGATTAAGAACTAATAATGATAAAATATTATTTATAGGTGGATCTATAATATCATCTTCAAACATAACATCAAATTTAAATTCAATTAATATAATTAATTCTAATTCGTTTAGTAATATTGGAAATGTTAATATTAATGGTTTATTAAATACTAATAGTAATGTTTCAATTGGTACTAATGTTAATGATAAAACAAAACTTTTAAATGTTAGAGGTTCAATATTTTCAACTTCTAATATTACAGCTGATAGTAATATTATAACGTCAAATTTAAATGCTATTAATATAAATGCAGGAAATATTAGTATTGATGGTTTATTAAATACCAATAGTAATGTTTCTATTGGTACTATTGCTAATGATAAAACAAAACTTTTAAATGTTAGAGGGTCAATATTTTCAACTTCTAATATTACAGCTGATAGTAATATTATAACTTCAAATTTAAATGCTATTAATATTAATGCAAGAAATATTAGTATTACTGGTTTATTAAATACTAATAGTAATGTTTCAATTGGTACTAATGTTAATGATAAAACAAAACTTTTAAATGTTAGAGGTTCAATATTTTCAACTTCTAATATTACAGCTGATAGTAATATTATAACTTCAAATTTAAATTCTATAAATATTAATAATTCAAGTGTTTTAAAAACAAATACTGCTATCATTAATACTAATGTTGGTATTGGAATTACAAATCCATTTGCGCCATTAACAATTGGAACACCATCAATTTTAAGTGATGGATCTATTGTTATTTCTAAAAATAATAATGTTAGTGGTAAAAATTTTAAATTTGGATATGATGATACTTTTAATTTTATTTTAGGTGATTTTGGAACTGATATAATAAATAATATACAACAAAATCAAATTATTTTCAAATCAGATGGTAATATTGATATTTTACCTGATTCAGAAAAATATCTTAACATAAGTGGTTTAAAAATTGCAGGCTGGGATAATAATACTATTTTTAATTCAGGAATATTAGGATTATCATCATCAAGTAATATAACATTTAATACAGGACCTGAATTAAATACAAGATTAATAATTGATAATATTGTAGGAAATGTAGGTATTGGAACAACAGATACATCTATTTTTAAATTAAATATTAATGGTTCATTAAATGCAACATCAATATCAAGCAATGGAGTATTAATTGATTTCAATAATTTTATTACATCAAATCAATTATATGGAAAAATAGAAAAACAATATCCACCAAGAATATATGATGTTTCAACTTTAACAATAACAGCTTCTATATTTGGAAAAACAAATGTAATAACAGAAACAATAACATTAAATAATGTTGATTATGGAGATGGTAATTATGTAATATATTCTTCAAGTAGTTATACTGAAAAAGATAAAAAAAATTTATTTAATTATGTTATTAATGATAGTTATTCTGGTGGCTGGAATTTTAATTATATAGAAAATGATGGTTATTTTAACAATTCTTTGACATCATATTATATTGATGAAACAGATACTGATTATTTTGGAGATTGGATTATTATTAAACTTCCTAGAGAAATAATTTTATCAAGAGTTAAATTTTATCCATTTTTAAATACAATATCAAGAAATCCATCATTATGGCATTGTTATGGTTCAACAGATGGTATAATTTTTAATATTATTCCAGATGCATGTAATAATAGTCATTTAACTGCATCTGATTATTCAAAAGGTTATTATGAAAAAATAATTCCTGAATCATTTATATCATCATATTTATATATTGGCTTTGTTTTTAATAAATTAATTGGTGGTGATAATAATGCAACTTCTTTAATGTTTGTTGAATTACAAATATTTGGAAGAGAACAAACACCATCAATATTATATTTAACAAATTTATTTAATAATAATTTATTAAATTATTCAACAACTGGTAAAGATCCTACTTATATATCATCTAATCTATTACTAAATTCATTATTACCATTATATTCAAAAACATCAGAAATAATTACAAGTAATATTAATACAAGTAATTATGCTTCAAATATTTCCAATATCATAATTGAAAACAATTCTAATTTTACATTAGGTACAGCTACTAATACAAGCAATTATGCTTCCAATATTTCAAATATCATAATTGAAAACAATTCTAATTTTACATTAGGTACAGCTACTAATACAAGTAATTATGCTTCCAATATATCTAATATCATAATTGAAAACAATTCTAATTTTACATTAGGTACAGCTACTAATACAAGTAATTATGCTTCCAATATATCTAATATCATAATTAAAAACAATTCTAATTTTACAAGAGGAACAGGAACAAATACAAGTAATTATGCAAGAAATATTTCTAATATTGTAATTGCAAATAATTCAAATTTTACAAGAGGAACAGGAACAAATACAAGTAATTATGCTTCAAATATTTCAAATATTATAATTGAAAATATTGATAGTAATTTTTTAAAATTATCTGGTGGAACATTAAATGGTTCTTTAAATATAATAGGTAATTCAACTAGTTTATCATTTGGCTCAAGAGCAGAAGATAATTTATTAGATTTATATGGAGGAATGTATGGTATAGGTATTGAATACCAAGCAATTAATTTTAAAGTTCCATTAACAGCAGGATATAAGTTTTATACAGGAACTACAAATACTGCAACAATTGATAACATTGGTAATGTTTCATGTACTGGCAATATTAATGCATTATCTGGAACTATAACAGGATCATCATTTTCAGGAAGTGGTTCATCAATTACAAATATTAATTATAATAATATAACAACAAATAAATTATCATTTCAATCACCATTATCATCAAATGCATCAACAAATGTAATATCAATAGATTTAAATGAAACTTTAACAAATACAAGTAATTATGCTTCTAATATTTCCAATATCATAATTGCAAATAATTCTAATTTTACATTAGGTACAGCTTTTAATACAAGTAATTATGCTTCCAATATTTCAAATATCATAATTACAAATAATTCTAATTTTACATTAGGTACAGTTTTTAATACAAGTAATTATGCTTCAAATATTTCAAATATCATAATTGCAAATAATTCTAATTTTACATTAGGTACAGCTTTTAATACATGTAATTATGCGTCCAATATTTCCAATATACTAACTATGCGAGATGGATCAAATTTAATAAATACAAGTAATTATGTTTCAAATATTTCAAATATCATAATTGCTAATAATTCTAATTTTACATTAGGTACAGCTTTTAATACAAGTAATTATGCTTCTAATATTTCTAATATCATAATTGCAAATAATTCTAATTTTACATTAGGTACAGCTTTTAATACATGTAATTATGCTTCCAATATTTCAAATATCATAATTATAAATAATTCTAATTTTACATTAGGTACAGTTTTTAATACATGTAATTATGCTTCCAATATTTCAAATATCATAATTGCAAATAATTCTAA